AACATATTTGAAGCATATCCCTTACTGACACGCTCTAATTCTTTCTTTGTTAATGTGATAGGATTAACTTTAATACCTCCTTTTGCTCCACCATAAGGCAATTCTTGGAGAGCACATTTGAGTGTCATCCAAAACGCCAATGATTTAATTTCATCTAAATAAATATCATCACTTATTCTAATCCCGCCCTTATATGGACCTAAAACATTATTATATTGTACTCTGTAACCTTTCATAATACGAACAGATCCATCATCCATTCGAATTGGATAGTGAATAATTATTTCGTTTTTTGGAAATTCTAAATAATTAAAAATATTGTACTCATCATCACTATCATCGTTGTCGTCGCCATATGCTTTTTTAGCCAGTTCATATTGTTTTAATACAAGTTCAAATAAATTACTCATTTGTTAATGAATATTATGTTATTCATAAACAAAAAAAATTTATATAGTTTTGACAAATAATATCTAATTGTTTGTGAGAATCTTTTCTCTATTTTCTAAAATTATAATTTAAAAGATACATCTGGCGCTGAGGAGGTATACTGTTGAAAAAGTTAATAACAACACCCTTATGAATATGTCTGCCTTCATACATCATTGTATCAAGGTACAACTTATGCAACGCTGTCATACAGACTTTGTACTGATGTGGATAGGTATTAACATGAGCCTTCTTTTTAATAAAACAATCTACATAATTCAGGTATAATGTCTGTGTAAATGAATGAATTTGGTTACGATATTCCTTAAATTCTTTTGCGTGTTCGCGATAATATTCCAAGTATTTTTTAACACTACCTGACTGTCGCAACACCAAATATAAATATTGCAGTTTGGGAATATTTCCACGTAATTGTTTAACTTCCTCATAAACAGGATTTCGGATTTTGGACCGCCATCCTTGATTCAAATCTTTCACAACAACTCCTACGCATCCAAAATGGGTATTTCGTGAAGCGTATTTCTCTCTTGCTTCCTTAATAGTAGAGCATTCGTATTTTTCAGGAATTGGAATATTATTATCATCAACAAGTTTGCGAAGTTCTTTATCGACACTTTTAGCGCCGTGAGGAAAGAGTGGAATAATATCCGCATCTGTTTCAGCATTACCAAGATAATGTCCTTCAACTAAAACCGCTCGTGGTTTCAGTACAGGTGAAACAATGCGATTTTCGGGATGCTGTAAAACAAATGTATAGCACCCATCTTTTGGCAGAACATCTAAATTTATAGCGCATTCTTGAAGCGCCTCTTCAAACATAGTGCGAAAGGTTTTACTATTAGAATTCTGAATATAAAAGCGAATATCGGCGCCAATATTGCTACGTGTAGCATATTGCCATTTTTCATTTTTCTTATCCCAAAAGACATTAATCATTACCCCATCAACAAATTCCTCAAAATGTAATGGGCTATCATGTTTTTTACATTCTTGTTCCAACTCTGGTAATGGAATCGATTTAGATGGAGCTATACAAACTATTTCTTTTTCATTAGTGTCAACAATTATAGAACGCATATATCCTACTTTGTGATACTGATTAGGAAGAACGGCCTTCTTTTCATATTTTACAATCAAATAATGATGGTGCTTTTTTTTCATAAGCGAAATTGTGTCAATTTCATCGTGCTCTAAAAGTTTTGTAACACGAGAAACAATATTAGGTTCAGGACTCATTTCCATTATATAATTATTCTATTTGTATGTAAATATCTTTAATATAATTATCTATTATACATATAGGAGAGTATGTCTGCCGCAGAAGAAACATTAAAACTACAATTAGGAGATATTATTCAAATAGAATCTCCGTCGAATGAGCTGTATAATGATAAAGTATACTTAATAACATACATTGATACCAAGCAAATAGAAATACAAGATATAACTTCCTTGAAGAAGACCAGTTTAATGATTAACGAGGATGGTGAATTGGCTGATGAATCTATTGAAACGATTTCTCTCCTTAGTCGAGATGAAGAGAGTGGATATGCCAGACAAAATGGATTGCTTCCAAAAACATGGATTACAATTACAATGGGTGGTGATTTACCAGCAATCTTTACTGGTGAAATAACAAATTTAGAAGAAGATATGATTGAAGTCCAAACATATCCAGAAAAACAAACCATCTACATTGATTTTGGATACAAAGGAATACCAAAAGACATTCCAATTAAATCAATAGAAATTCGTGATCCTCCTGCGTTGGATATTGTTGATGTTTCTGTGAGAGGAGAAGATGTTCCTGTGTCAGAGCCTACGGCACAGCCAACAGCAGTTCCAGGGCCAAGTGCAGAGCCAAGTGCAGAGCCAAGTGCAGTTGCTGTGCCAGAAGTCACTCGCCAGATAAAAGAATTTATTGTAGCAGCAGATGATATTGTTTTTGGTGATGACCTTGGTGAAATTACACAGTTAGTAGCTGTGGATGAAGAGCACGAGCGCTATGGTATACAAAGTCAGACAAATGATTTATTAGATGAATTATTGGCAACTGTACCAAATTCAGAACGTACTGAAAAGGTACTTAACAATATCCATTTGATTATTGAGCGATTCAAGGAATTAAGAACACGTTTTTCAGATTTGGATATTAATGGTAATCCTATTATGCCAAAAGTGAAAGGGGCTGATTATAAACCACTTGTTGGCGCATTACATCAACTCAATAAAAAGCTAGCATGGATTTTACCAGTTATTAAAAACAAAAAAAAAGTCTATGATGTTGATGAAGACGAAGCAGAAGCTGTTGATGATATTGTACCACTCAAAAATGATGATGTTACCGAACTAGTAGAATTAGAACAATACTACAATAATACTATTCCTGACAGTGAGAATAAATATGATTACTTGTTGAAAGTGATTGATAGTCAAGGAAATCCATACGAGGCCCCTAATGGTGATAGCACAACTGTATTTTTAACCGAGAAAGACGTTCATACAAACTTAGATGTTTTGGTAGATAACTTGGAAGATTTCAAATCATCGGTTGTAGCAAAGAGCAATTTAGCTAACAAACGATTTTTAATGACTAAATATAATTTAGGTTTCGATAAGCTAGAAACAGTTATTGAAAGTGGTTCAAAGCCTTACAATAAACGTGTCATTGCCACCAAAGGCAATGAGATTTATTTGAAATCGATGGTGTTTTTGCCAGAAGAAGTTGTTCGTCATAGCAGAGTTAATCTTCCTGGCACTTCTATTCTTCTCTCTTCTGCCCTTAACAGCAACAAATATTATTACTATAAGCGTTTTTCAAAACGTGCTATTTTAGATACACAGGTTATTGAATCAAACGAAGGAGTATTACAAGCAACAGGTGAAGAAAAATTTTTGGAAACGGCGACTGAATTCATTTTGGATGAAGGTGTTGAAAACGAAGTTTCTCGCCAAGAACTGTATGAAAAATATTTACAAGCTGTAATTCCACGCACAAAAACATTATTCAATATGGTTAAAAAATATATCAATGAAAAATTAACACTCCAAGAAGTAGTTGCTGAGCTAGAACCATTCTTGGTGTATAGTGATGATTTAACTTACCAGCAATATCGTGAAATGACTAAGTTTATTAATGATAAGGTAAATGCTTACAAGAAAGAGTACATAGCACGTAATCGCGATTTCAAGGAACTTCAAAAGGGTAAGAAATTCGCTGATAAAACTATTTACTCGCTCTTTGAAATTTTGGATTTACAACGAAAAGATGTTTTAGAGAAGGGTTATGGATTGCGCTCACGCACACACTCATCAAGTGAAAACTATTCGCGTATTATGGCAATGGACGGCGGCCGTTTATTTACAACAGCCTTGGCTTTTGAAAATATTATGTTGATGACACCTGTTGATATCAATGAAATATTTGAGCGTCAACGTTTGCAAATAACCAGTGATGAAGTTGCTGCTAGCCGCGCGCGACAGGAATCGATGTCTTCCCCTGGTGATTCTAACACATGTGCGAATTTTGTTTTAGCCAAAAAATATTTAGAGCTTGATGAACTTTTAGACGATAATGGAAAACCTGTTTATTTCGATAAAAATTTAGACCAAACACGCTATGATATTATTGAAGAATATGCTAATGAACGAGAAACGATGTTGCCAGAAGATTTCTTGCCATTCCTAACTGAAAAACTTATTACCAATATTGGACTCAGTGAAGTTTCAGCAGAAAAGGATGCCAGAGCAATGATAGATGGAAGACGGTTAATAGAAGATGGAGAATATGCTTCATTAGAAATCGATGGTGGAGAGAAAACATATTATTATAAACGGGTTGGAGATGTTTGGGAACGCGACGAGAGCATACCAAATGTGGCAATGAAAAACAAAACATTCTGTAATATTCAGCAGGATTGTGTATCAACGGAAGAAGAATGTAAAACGGAATCATATGGCGAGAAAGAGATGGCAACAAAAGCCCTTAGTAGTATGATTAATGAGTTTAATATTAAATATGAAGTTTCAAGGGGAGAAATGGAAGTAATGATTAAAAATCGTTTTGAGTATTACAAATATCGCTTAGGCATTATGAAAAAATTGCAGATGGATCAGCGGTATAAATATAATGACGTCCATATGCGAATGGGTATGGATGCGAAAGAGGAAGAACCTGTTGCTGTTTCACCTTATGCTGAATTACGAGATGCTATTTTAGGACAATACGATATTGTCAAGAAAAACAACGACATTGTTAAATTTGAACGATTATTTTTGCGAGGACCAACAGAATCCGAAGACCAGTTCTGGTTATACTGTAAAGAAACGAATTTGAAATTGCTCCCAGTATTTTTACATACTCTTGCTTCAACATTTGTTAACAATCAATATAATTATGTCCGTGTTTTAGATGAGATTTGTGCAAAACAAGGTAAACTCAGTGATGATGGTGATGCATGGGTTGACGAGCACAGTGGATATGTCATTAAGAAAGTATCATTTGATACAGATGAAGGTTATGAAGCATCTGGATTTAAAGCAACTTCGCGTGCAGAACTTTTAGAGGATTTGCAAGCCACTCGCAGTACTGAGTTCTTGGAAAAATTCAGTGACCCACGTGCTGAGACAATAAGTAATGTAGTATTAGCAATGGGAAGTTATATGGGCATTTCCGTGGAACCAATGCAGGAATTTATTATTCGCAATACACTTCTCATTACAACCAAGATTTTGCCTTCCAAAACCGAATACGATAAAAAGCGAGCTATAATGGCAAAGAAGGGTAAAAAATTGCCATCATACGAAGAGGCTTTTACACAAACAATGATGTTTGTCACTCTATCTTACTTGGTTGTTGGAATTCAAGTGGCAATTCCATCTATAAGAACAAAGAAGCAATTCCCGGGATGTAAAAAGGCTTTCGATGGTTTCCCATTAAATGGCGATGATGAATCAGGAATGACCTATGTTGCTTGTGTTGCTAATAAAATAAAAAGTAAGGTTGCTCCCTGGAATGTATTGGCGAAACTCAGTGCCTCAGGAATAGTTAAACGTATGAAAGATATTATTAATAAATATGTGGTTACCGACAGTGTAGTCCAAACGCAATTTAGAGAGAAACGTGAGTACCTTCTTAAAGAAACTGGGGATGAAATTCCAATTGAATTAGATATTGCCAAATGGCAGACATTTTTGCCACCACTTCGTCCTATAAAAACACTGGAAATAGAAACGATATCCGATGAATTCAAAAACGCAATGATTCGTGATATTCGTGCAGGCAAAGGAAGCCAACACGAGAAATTATTAACACTTCGCTCCAATATAATTCATTACTCGATGAAAATTATTGAGTATATTCAAGAAGAAGTCAGCAAGCAGGCACCCTTATTAAAAAATATGGCGGAGGAACCTTTCTTAGAAAACGCATGCTGTATTGATAGTGAATATCAGACAACAATCGGTTATTTTATGAATAAAATTCCAGCAATTCGTAAATGTAATGCCATTGTTCGTGAATTGAATAATATAAATTGGGATATTTACACCATTTCCTTAGCTCCACGTATGTATTCACCTATTGATACTCGCCGTGTTTTCCCTCCATTGTCATCACAATTCAGTGAGACTACAATCTATCGCGCAATTATACACTATTGTCAGTTTGGTACTACATTGCCAATTCCTGAAAACTTAACGCCTGTTTGTTTATCCAAGCCAGAGGATTTCTCTCTACTTGATTCACTTAAACTCCAAATTAAAAAATTAAAGGACGATGGTAAAAATTTCGAGCTGGAAGATTTACAACGACTTTTATCTATTGTGGATAGAGAGAACGAAGTTCATGTTCCATTACACAGTGACACAAAAACAACTACAGATAAATTGAGAGAGTTTTTAAATGATGATGAAGCAAGTGAATTAATCCCACAAGAATTAAAAGATGTTATTATTCCATTATTGGATACATTTGATTTGAGTGTCGAAGAAGATACAGAAGAGATGCAGGCATTTATTAACTTTATAGACGAGCAAAATACCGGTTTAAAAACAGAGTTGATTAGCTTTTTACAGCAGAATAGTAAAAGTGCTCGTCGTGGAAAATTCGAAGAATTGATGACTTATTTCCGCGATACAACATGGGAGAGCCCTGAACGCAGCATTGAATTTTTAAAGAACAACATCTATGAAATGACACAGGTTTTTCCAAATATGGCTAAGAATGGAGTGACATATACATTGCCATTATCTAATATCAAATTACCTCGTCATATAGAGAAGGCTCTTTCAGCCAGACACGTCAATGATATTAAAACAATTATCTACAATTACTACAATACATTAATCCAGTTTAGTGAGAGTGACACATTAACACCAATTTTTGCTACTATTACAGAAGCAACATCTCACTGGCGCGTTTTAATGGAGCTTTTACCTGTGTATCAACCTATAACAAAAAGTGGTGATAAACATATACATGCTGTTATTACACCAAAGATGGTACAAATGTTAATGGAATATATATTATTACAATGTTATTTGGTTTATGTTAAACAAGCACAATCATTTGAACCCCAAAGAACATCTACGGAAGAAGAATTAGTCATGACCACCACCGAAGAACTCTTAAATGAAGAAATAGGAAATATATCGGAAATGGATATTATTAGTGGTGAAATGTTAAAACGTGGTGAATTAGTAGCATCATTTATAAATGAGGTTGTTGGAATTTTTAATAATACAAAACGACAATTAAATTACACCTATGATGAAATTATTCACCGTGTCAATGTTTCTAAGGAGAAGGAAAAAGACCAATTTACAAAGCGTTTGAAAGATTTAAGTGATGAAGAACGAGAAATAGAAAATATAATGAAGGGTCATAAGATGGGAGATTGGGCTAAGGGTTTATCAAAGGGTGTAACACAATATACAAGGGATACTTATGATGATGAGAGAAAAGCAATGGAGAGAACCATGGTATTGGAACAACAGGTAGGACAAAAAGATTTTGTAAGTGATATGAATCGTGATATTTATATGTTAGAAGCAATGGAAGAACAAGCTCGTGCTGATGCCATTGACGCGGAAGAATCACGCATTGACTATATGGGCGAAGATGCTGACTATGAAGATATGGGAATGGACGGCGATGAAATGTATTAAATTATAATAAATAGAATTTTGTTAAAATATATATTTGCAATAAAATATATATTTTAAATATAAAATGACTATTAAAAGAAATTATTCTAAAAAGTGTAAAACTAGGAAAAATAAAAGTAAAAGTAAAATTAAAAAAACACGACGAAATAAGAAGGTATTAAAAGGCGGTAATCCTAAACCCATTAATGATAATGATATCATGTATCAAGATGAACTAGTTTCCATTTTAAAACCTGATGTTAAGAAAGGTGTTATCGTAATGACTCGTTTTAAACAACCAGAAAATATGGAAAGTTTATGTGTTTTGGGACTCAAAACAGGAACACAGCTTCAAAAAGAGAGAATGGAATTTGGAAGAAGAGTCTATCATCCCTATATTTTTTTTAGAGCACCTTATAGATCTCCGGATCAAATGGATTATTCTAATCCAGAAGCTGAAATAATTAGTTTATATGAAGAAAGAGTATTAGATGAAGATGGTGTAGTATTTATTCGTGTTGACCCTGATAAAACCTTTGTATTTTCTAGTGAAATTAGAACTGTTGAATTTAATAAAACTAAACAGAATGGAATGTTAGAGAGATCGAAAAAAACATTAACTGATTATTTGAGAATTATTAAAGAAAATTCATCTAAAACTGAAAAATATAATCCAGGTCTTAGATATAATTTATTTACTAGCAGAGCAGAAATATTTCCAAATCTTCATTTCAAAAGCACTACATGGAATGAATATCCAATTCATAGAAATAGTGAAATACTAGTTCATACACCACATTTAACACCAGATTATTTTGTTTTATGTAAAAAATAAACTGAATATTACATATTTTTGGCAAAAAAATATGTACGCGAAAAAACTATCGCGCATACCAGAAAGAAAGGGTCGCGCGAGAAACTATCGCGCATACCAGAAAGAAAGGGTCGCGCGAGAAACTATCGCGCATACCAGAAAGAAAGGGTCGCGCGAGAAACTATCGCGCATACATAAGACCACAGTTTCCGCTCTCAAACTTCACCATATTATAGCGCTCTTCGTAAACAAAAAGGTCAAAGGCGTATTCATAAATTTGCCAATTTCCTTTATTAACACCAACTACCTCACCTGTTGAAGGATCACAAATCTGATAAAATTGCGCATTTTCATCACGTGTTGGAGTAATTGTAGTAAAATCAAATTCAATATTACGGAATTTACTCAAATTAATTGCTCCACTAGGTTGAAAATCAAACGGGTCAGTATGAAGACAAAAATTATAGCAATATAATCCATCAGGAGCATTTCCAGAGGTCCGGACATATTTTTCTATATAATTATATACACCAGAGTCAAGCATATTTTCACGGTATTTTCCATCTAATAAAATTGCCATATCTAACATAATATTTTTTTTACAGGCTCCCTTGTAATCACCTGTTTTACAACCATTAAAAAGATAACAATTACCTGGTTCGGAGTCAAAGCAAGCACCTGTTCCAAATAGAAGACTTACTTTAAGCGATTCCAGTATACTTGGCGAATATTTATAGCACCAATTAGTGTAATTACTCCACTGATTTCGCAAATTTGCATCACTTCTTCGGAAGAAAAAAGTCCAGGAAGATACCATTCCTAGTGAGTCCAGTTTTACTTTCGCAGAATCAGAAACATTATCAAAGCGATAATCATACATTTGTTTGACTAAATAATGTTGAGGCTTTGAAGCAAATTCGCGACGCTCCTCCTCTCCAAGAAATCCAAATGTGCTCATTAAATGTATATCCGCATTCCATTCAGTTCGTTTATCTGTATAGGTAAGTGTTGAAATTGTATTATCATCAGTAAGAATATTATTATTAGGTGGTGTTTGCAAGAAAATATACATTTGCTGATCTTCTTCATTAAAATTAGGTTGAATATGAGGACAATTACCAGTATCATCAGTTATATCACGAATAGTAAATAACTCACGAACAGGACGTAATGTTATATTAATTTCCAATTCATTATATTGGAGCGAAACCAATGGAAATGCCATCTTACTCGATAATGTAAACCAAATATTAATTGGTATATAGAGATTACGACCACATATAGAGGGTTCGGCACCTCCTTCTGAATTACTAAATACTGCATTTGGATAGTTTCCATTTCCACAATTATTTCCACAACAAGCAAACTGATTATTTCCCCAATTAGCGGGGTCATTAAATTCAGCAGTGTTACCAGTCATTTTATCGTATAAATCCTTTTTAGTATTAGAAAAATCGCGCTGTACTAATGCTGTTAAATATTGTCCGGTAAATCGTTGCAATGTTTCACCACCACAGGTTACTGTCAATTCATCTATCATTTGTGTTCCTAAGTCCTCAATCCATTTAAATTCATAAGGAATATATTTATTCAAAGTTTCATTGTAGTATAATGGACTCCATATGTAAGGTAAACGCACAACTAAATAAGTATCCATCAATAAATCAGCATATCGTTTTACCTTAAATGTTAAGTGTGTTTTGTCTGTTAAATTAAGACTTCGTGACCCCTCATAATCCAAACGGAATTTTTGAAGCCCAAAGTTTGTATATTTAGCATAAACAAATTTGAAGAATGTTTTCTTTGGATTGCCTGTTAAAAATACATTTTGATTTCCTACGGCAACTAAATTTAATAATCCTCCCGCCATATTTGAATACTTATACTATATTATTATATTTATATAGTATAATACTAATGGATAACAAAACAATTGTAAGAATTATTGTAGGAGCTGTGATAATTATAAACCTAATAGGATTGCTTACTTACATTTACAGAAAATCAAGTTATTTGTCTCGTCATTGCGATGATATAAATGCTATTTACACCGATATAGGTAAAGTAGCATCATTTAATGTAAATGCGCCTGAAAATCAAGATATGAATTTGCGTGATTATTATATTAAAACTGCTTACAACTGTTGTGCTGTTGGTGGTTTTAAAAACTCATATGTTAGTACTTGTGCCCTCAAACAAATAATTCGCCAAGGTGTCCGCTGTTTAGATATGGAGATTTATTCAATTGATGGAAAACCAGCAGTTGCTGTTTCTTCTCTCAATAGTTATAATTTTAAACAATCATTTAATTCAATTCCCTTAATAGAAGTAATTAGAGGTCATTAATAACCATGCTTTCTCTGGTGGAACTTGTCCTAATCCTAATGACCCACTTATACTTCATTTTAGATTGAAAACAGACCATGGGGATACTATTTCCCTTATTAGTGATGATATTTTGAACTCAGTTCATAATCGTCTTCTTGGAAAAGAATACAGTTACGAATACCAAGGAAATAATTTAGGAGCTGTTCCAATGTCAAAACTAATGGGTAAGGTAATTATTGCTGTTGATAAGGATAATAAGAAGTTTCTCTCTACTTCATTAGATGAATATGTAAATATTTGTTCGAACTCAATGTTTATGCGCGCCCTTCGCAATCATGACGTTAAATACGCACCTGATATGAGTGAATTAATAACCTATAATAAGAAAAATATGACATTAACAATGCCTGATTTAAGTCCTAAGGACACAAATTCGCCTGCTTCACTTCATATGAAGTACGGTTGCCAAATGATTGCTATGAATTATCAGAATTTTGATGCCAATCTAGAATTTTATGAGGGTATTTTCGCGGAAAGTAAATCGGCTTTTGCATTGCGTCCAGCACATTTACGATACGAAATTGTTACTATACCAAAACCACCAGCTCAAAATCCACAATTATCATATGCTCCACGCAAAGTACAATCTGATTACTACAATTTTACTATATATAGCAATAGACTTTGATTTTTTATCTGTTCTAAATATAAATGGATAAACAATCTTATTAGAGAGAAAGAATTAGAAATATTGCGAGCTGCTGTTGATAAAGCAGAGCGCATCAGCGGCCAAAAAGATGACGAGCTCGCCTGATATAAAAAAAATGATAGATATTGTTGAGGATTTCCTGCGTAGTAAGAAACTTATTTGCTATGGAGGTACAGCTATTAATAACATTCTTCCTGACCAGGATAAGTTTTACGATAAGGATGTCGAAATTCCTGACTATGATTTTTTCTCTATGAATGCGATGGAGGATGCTATTGAGTTGGCAGATATATATGCTAAGGCGGGATTCGATGAGGTTGAAGCCAAAAGTGGAGTTCATAAGGGGACTTTTAAGGTATATGTGAACTTCACACCTGTTGCCGATATTACTCATTTAGATAAAGAAATATTCAACAACTTATATCGCGATAGTATTAATGTCATTGGAATTCGATATGCCTCTCCCAATTTTTTGCGTATGGCTATGTATTTAGAATTATCGCGTCCAATGGGAGATGTCAGTCGCTGGGAAAAAGTATTGAAACGTCTTACATTATTAAACAAACATTATCCATTAAAAGGGCATAATTGCGATGAAGTTGAATTTCAGCGCAAAGCCAAAGGAGATATGGATGATAATGCCAGATTATCGAATGTTGCGCGAACAACATTAATTAATATGGGTGTCGTCTTTTTCGGTGGATTTGCTCTTTCCGAGTATTCCAAATATATGCCAAAACATATACGCCAAAAATTCAATAATATTCCTGATTTTGATGTTCTCTCTGAAAAGCCACAGCAAACTGCCGATATTTTAAAAGACCAGCTCGAAGAAGAGGGATATAAAAATATTAAGGTTGTTAGACACGAGAGTATTGGTGAAATTGTGGCTCCTCACTATGATGTTCGCATTGGAAATGAGACTATTTGTTTTATTTATGAGCCATTAGCCTGTCATAGTTACAATGTGGTGAGTATTAAGGGTATGAAAGTTAAAATTGCTACTATTGATACTATGTTGAGTTTCTACTTGGCTTTTTTATATACAGACCGTCCTTATTATAATGATGACCGTATTCTTTGTATGTGTGAATTTTTATTCCAAGTCCAGCAGAAAAACCGTCTTAAACAAAAAGGGCTTTTGCGCAGATTCAGTGTAAAATGCTATGGAGAACAGGCCACTTTGGGAAGCATACGAGAAGAAAAGGCAAGAAAGTTCCAAGAGCTAAAAGGTCAACGAGGTTCTCGTGCTTGGAATGAATGGTTTTTGCGTTATACACCAAAATCCTTAGAAAAAACAGAAAAGAAGAAACCACAAAAGACTAGAAAAAATACGCCTAAGAAGAAAAAGCCAAAAAAGAAGACACAAAAGAGCCGTAGTATTTTTACAGCTTTAAAAATATTTTAAAATATATTTAAATATACAAGTCAAATAATATGCAAATGAATAGATTATTACGAGTTAGAGACCCAAAAATCTTTGAGCTACTGCAAAAGGAATATGCTCGACAGAAGGGTGGATTAGAATTAATTGCCTCTGAGAATTTTACATCGCGTAGTGTGATGGAATGTTTGGGTTCAATATTTACAAATAAATATTCTGAGGGTCAAGTAGGGGCACGATATTATGGAGGATGCGAAGTAATTGATGAAGTAGAAACACTTTGTAAAGAGCGTGCTCTAACCGCCTTTCATTTGGATGCCAAAACCTGGCATGTAAATGTCCAGCCATATTCTGGTTCGCCTGCCAATATGGCGGTTTACCTAGGTATTCTTAAACCTCACGACCGCATTATGGGTTTAGACTTACCATCAGGTGGTCATTTAACACACGGATTTTACACCAAGAATAAAAAGATTTCGGCAACATCAATTGTATTCGAATCATTTCCTTATAAAATTAAATCCGATGGCTATATTGATTATGATGCTCTTGAAAAGATTGCGGATGATTTTAAACCAAAGTTGATTATTTGCGGAAGTAGTGCTTATCCACGCGATTTCGATTATGAGCGATTTCGCAAAATTGCTGATAAAAGTTCAGCTTATTTGATGTGTGATATGGCACATATTAGTGGTATTGTTTCACGGCAAAGAATGAATAGTCCATTTGAATATTGTGATATTGTGACATCGACAACACATAAAACTTTGCGGGGTCCACGCAGTGGTCTAATTTTTTGTAAGAAAGAATTAGGCGACCAAATAGATTTTTCTGTTTTTCCTGGATTACAGGGTGGGCCTCACAATCATCAGATTGCTGCATTAGCGACACAATTATTGGAAGTTTCCACACCTGAATTTACTGAATATATAGATCAGGTATTGGTAAATGCGAAGTCCCTGGCTTCTTGGTTTGTGGAACACGGATATGAATTATCAACAGGTGGTACTGAAAATCATATTTTGCTTATTGATCTTAAAAATAAAGGTGTCTCAGGTGCGAAAGTTGAATATCTTTGTGAGCAGGTAAATATTTCACTGAATAAGAATTCTGTATTTGGAGATGCGTCGGCAGCGAATCCATCAGGTATTAGAATTGGTACAGCAGCTCTTACGACACGTGAATTTAAAGAAAGAGATTTTATTAAGGTAGGCGAATTTATAGATAGTGTGGTCTGTCTTTCACAAGCGATTCAGGAAAAAAGCGGTAGAAAACTCGTTGATTTTAAAAAATATATAGCAGAAAATGATCATATTCAAGAGAATATTTGGTCGTTAGCAGAAGAGGTGCGTCTATTTGCTTCAGAATTCCCTTTTATAGATTTTGAATAATTTGCATATTAGCATATTAGCATATTAGCATATTAGCATATTAGCATATTAGCATATAAGAATATAATTTATATGCTTATATAAAAAATGACAAACACTAGACCATCTTGGAATGAGTATTTTAAAGAAATAGTACAAGTTACTGCGAAACGCTCAGCGTGTGAGCGATTACAAGTAGGTTGTCTATTAGTTAAAAATAAACGAATCATAGCACAAGGTTACAATGGTTTTTTACCAGGATGTCCTCATGAATCTAAAATGCGAAACGGACATGAACAAGCCACTATTCATGCCGAACAAAATGCTATTACAGATTGCGCTAAACGTGGAGTTAGTACACTAGACGCTTCTGCTTATATAACTCATTTTCCCTGTATTCAGTGTATGAAACTTCTATGCGCTTCTGGTATTTCTAAAATTTATTATATTAATGATTATCGAAATGATGAGTTAGTGCCTTATTTTTCTGAAATAGCAAAAGTCGATATAATTCAAATTTAAAAAGTATTTAAAATTTATAAAAATATTTAATACTTTTTTATTTATACTTATCAAGAATGGAAAACCTGGATTTAGAAATCGACAATTATTCACTAGAAGATATTCTTTCTCTCTTCCAATTGGATTCGGATTTTACAGAAGAAGATTTAAAATCCGCGAAAAAAATGGTTTTGATGACGCATCCTGATAAATCCCAATTAAATCAGGAAGTATTTTTATTCTTTACAGCCGCGTATAAGTATTTATATTTTATATTCCAATTTCGTCATAGAAATAATAAATCAATCCGCGAGGATTTGGATGGAGATGAAGCGCATGCTGAAATTATTGCGAAAATCCGTGGTAAAAAAGATTTTAATAAATTATTTAATCAACTCTTTGAAGAAAATAAGATGCGTGATGAATTTAATGAAAAAGGTTACGATGAATGGTATAGAGGTGATAATGAGGAACACCAAGATGAGTCAGCAAATAGAAAAATTAATAACCAAACTGATATGCGGCAAGCATTTTATGAAGAAAAAAAACGCAAAATGCAGTTGATCGAGTATAAAGGTCTAGAAGAAATGGAAGATAATTCGCACTTTGAATTATCAAGGGATGCTCCTGAAAACTATGGCTCTTCCTTATTCAGTAAATTACAATATGAAGACTTAAAAAAAGCGCATACAGAAAATATTATTCCTGTTTCAGAGCAAGATTATGACCCAGCACAACATTTTCGCTCTGTTACACAATTACAAAGTTTCAGGGAAACACAAGATACAAATCCAATGGATGACTCACAAGCAAAACGTTATTTAGAAAACAAAGATAAACTAGAAGCTCGTGAAAATACACGGCGTGCCTTCTTATTAGCAAAACAAATGGAGGAGGGAGAGAGAAAAAATGAACAAATCTTATCAAAATTTAAATATCTACAATAATATAATGGTATCGCTCAACAAAGTAGCATTTGTAATTATAACTATTTTAATTGGGTTTTTATATCGTCGTTATATGGATAAAGAAGAACGACGACAACAATTACGCGATTTACATATCATTAATCGTGAGCTTTTAACTAAAAATGGTAAGCCTATTTTATGGATTCCGGTACCTCGTGTTTATAATGCGCGCGATTGGTCTTCTTTTTATTCGCGAAGCAGTGACAGTTTGAATGTACCTTATATGTACCTTACCATTAAGAGTATTATTGAAAAATGTGGACAAACATTCCAAATTTGTATCATTGATGATGACTCATTTGGCAAATTATTGCCAAACTGGACTCCTGAATTAAATAAAATAGGTGACCCCTTGCGTGAAAAAGTTCGCTATTTAGGAATGATTGAATTGCTCCACACCTTTGGAGGTATTTTAGTTCCACCATCTTTCTTATGTATGCGTGATTTAGGTCTTTGTTAGAAAATGATAAACCATTTGTTGCTGAGGGCGTGAATTATTACGGAGATACGCGCTTTGCTCCAAATCCTTACTTTTTGGGTTCAAAACCCGAGTGTCCTGTTATTAAAGAATATGCTGATTATTTAGCTATTATGATAACAAATGATTATACAGCAGAATCTATTTTCTTGAATGATTTAAGTAAATGGTGTGCTCGTCGTTGCGCTAGCGGAGAGATGGATTGTTTGGATGGTAAAAAAACAGGAGCGAAAACAGTAAGTGGTGAAGCTATTATTACAGAACATTTCTTCGAGCAGCAACCACAAGAATTAGCTTCTGATACATTTGGTATTTTGATTCCACATGAACAAATAGAAAAGCGCACAAGCTTAAATTGGGTTTGCTATTTAGAAAAGGAAAAATTATTAGAAATGGATAATAATTTAAGAAGATATTTACAAAAATCGATGCATTAAAATTGAAGAATTAAAAATACGGGGAAATAATGTAATTAACAATACGAGTTTAAATTACATTATTTGATAGTAATAGTGATAGTGAGAACGAATGAGAACACTTTTCTTGGGAACAGCTTCCGGAAAGCCATCCAAATACCGGAATGTTACTAGTATAGCGGTTATAATGGAAGATATGAATTATATCTTGATAGATTGTGGAGAAGCCACACAGCACCAGATTTTAAAATCGGAGTTGAAATTGTCAAAACTAGATAGCATTTATATTACACATTTACATGGTGATCATATATTTGGTCTTCATGGTTTGCTTTGTACGTTGAATGAAATACGTAACATTCCACTTAAAATTTATGGTCCAATAGGGTTGTCTAATTATATAAATTTTGTTCGTAGGAATATTATAAACTATAAATTAATCGTCAAAGAATATCAGAATGATTATGATTATCATAATGATTATGTTATAAAACAGAAAAACTATGATTATCATATTAACTATTGTGAAGTAAGCCATAGCAGAGACGTAAGGTGTTATGCCTATAAAATTACCAAAACGCGCTCAATTCCAACAATAAACATAAAACTATTTGAACCCGTAATCGATAAGCATCGTGCTTCCATTGAAGCTTCTGGTTTTAAGCCAGCTGAAAAAATCATAAGTGAACTCAAAAAAAATGGATCAGTAACAATACCATATGTAGATGATAATGACAACATAGAATTAGAATTAGAATTAAAATTAAAACTAAGTGATTTTTATAACAAGGAAGATGATATATCAATGATAATAGCACTTGATAATTATAATTGCGATAAAATGATACGAGAATTTGGTTCTTGTAATATTCTAGTTCATGAAAGCACATATGCTTGTCTATCATCAATGACTCCATCAGAAATTACTACAACAACAAATTTGGCAATATCTCACGGACATTCTACCAATTTAATGGCATTTGATAATGCTACAAAACTAGGCGCTTCAAAATTAATTCTTACACATTTTAGTAATCGGTATGACCCTGATGAAGAGCAACACCAGAAAATTATAGATGGATGTCTAACAAATAGGGAATTAGGTACTGTAACACATAAAACTCACATTTATTGCGCTTACGATTTTGCTGATTTTATTTAAACCCTTGAAACTTTAAAATGGGACAAAATATATAATTTAATAGTATATAATAATGTCTAAACATAAAAGCGAAGATTATAAAATTAGTGCTGTTAATTATTATTTAGATAATAATGTAAGTATGGATTATGTATGTAATATTTTTAATTGTAAGAAACAATCTTTATCAAGATGGGTAAAAATGTATAATATTAATAAATAAATAAATAGAAATACCAGAAAAGTTACAAAAAATTATAAAAAGTTATAATATCATAATCTCTTTTTTATTATTTGAACCAATTGTTTAATTATACTATTATCTTCAATTGGTTTATTCCATTTATTATGCCAGTGATAACAAAATGCCCCATAAAAAAAATTGTCAAACGTATATTCTTTTTCTGTATTCTTAAAAAAATTAGAGGTTCCAATATTATATGGATTTTGTATCCAATCTCCGTTAAACCAACTACAAGGTAAAACCAACATTTCTAATGGTGAATCATATGTTAATTGTGCTTGTTGAAATCCCCACCCTCTATTACGATTAATTATAAAATTAATATTTTGTTTCATTTTGATACATTTAGGTTCAAGTGATATAAATATAGCATTATTAGGATAGTTTTGTTTTCCCCATTGATAAACACATACTTCTTTCTCATAATTTTTAAAAATGGGATCAAAACTTCTTAAAACAAAACAATCTAAATCAAACCAACATCCTCCATAATTATATAATAATAACACTCTTGCAAAATCACTATAAAAAGTTATACCTGTAAATTTAAAAATATAATCTACAAGAAATTCACTTTTTTCTTTTTCAGTTTGAAGTGAAAATTCTTTAATTTCACAATACTTACTAATTTCTTTATTAATATCATTTGGGGTATTGTTTTCCAACCATAAAATAATTTTATGTTTGCGGTTTAATACATTAAAATAATAACAAGATAATACAGAATATAAATGCTTTTCATTTAAATTACCATTCCAGTAACAATGAAAAATAACAGATTTATCATATTCACCAGTTAATTTATTTGCTAATTTTATAGTTTCATCATAATCAGTTGTTTTTGTTAAAAGTTTCATAAGTATATATGTATATATATATAATTTTAAACTAATTTTTTATCATTTTAAAGTTTCAAGGGTGTAAATTATTATTCTACTGGTTTGTAAACATAATATAAAATCTCATATTGAGATTTATCATACTTAATTTTTGATGAATAAATTAAATTATTTGCTTTACAAATATGTCGTAATAATGTAAGAAAACCCGTATATTTTGCTGGTCGCGTAAGGTAATGCTGTTTAGATGTTTTATAATGAGGTTTAAGGTTCTCAATAAATTGGTCATATAGATTTAAATACTTCATTCTTTTAAACGCATCATTATTAATTATAAAAAATTTTTCACTCTTTAATAAACATATTTTTTCTAATATATCTATGAAATATTCGTTTGATATCATATGTTTTACTTATATAAAGATAGAAAAAAATATCACATTTAATAAGAATTTATATCATAAATATTTTTTTGGTATTTTCTAAATATTAATATTAATTTTTTTATATTTTTTCATATTTTCTAAACAATTAATTTATATTTCTTTAATATTGCACAAATATCATTTGTTAGTAATAATAATTCCAATTCTTCTTCATGCAATGTTATAAATTTTATTATATAATTACTAATAATTTTAAATATTTCATACTTTTCTTGTTCTTTCAATAATTCTGTTATTTTTACAAAAATATATAACTCATTTAAGATATCCATAACTGAATATCCATTATCAATAAAATTCTCTAAAAATAAATATCCATTTTTTATTTCATTATTTCTACATATTTTTATGTATTTTTCTAAATCAGTAAAATTTATAAGTGTACAACATTTATTAATTATATTTAAATTAATCGGTTTATTTATTAGTTTACATTTTTGTAAAATATTTAATATTCTTTGAATATTATTTTCATTAGTTTTCATTATATATTCAATTGCTTCAATACTTATTTGTATTGATTCTTTTTTACACAATGAACATAGATATTCTTTTAAAATATTATTATTTATTTTAGGTATAGTCAAAGGTAGCATACGTGAACTTAGCGCTTCGTCAATTGAATATATAGTATTTGTTGTAGTAATAATGTTGACATTTTTTACCCCATTTATCTATATTATTAATTATTAATTTTTGAATATTATCAGAAAATACATGTATATCATCAAGAACTAATACCTTTTTTTTTCCTATATATGTAGATGGCATTTGACAAAATATTTTCAATTCATATCTAATATTTGTTACTCCTTGATCTTTTATTTGACTTATAAATAACACTTCATCATCTTTTACATTGAACGATTTTAATATAACATTCATTAAAATATTTTTAATATAGTCGTCATCGCTTGTGATTATAATTTTCATATCATTAATTTTAATCATGTTTTGTAATAGCGAAATAAAATCAGCATCAAGTGGTAAATTTTCAATTGCCTTTGGTTCATATTTTTCTGTGAAATTGGCTTCCATAAACTATTATTTTATGAAAATAAGTATTTAAGTTTATCTAATTGATATTTAATAAATACAACAAACACTATGAATATGTATTCTGATACAAAATCGAATTCATATTATGAACAATTAGGAGTAAGTAAAGAGGCTACTTCTGATGAAATAAAAAAGGCTTTTAGAAAATTATCAATGAAATGGCATCCAGACCGCAATAAAGAATCAGGAGCTGAGGAAAAATTCAAGGAAATAAATAATGCATATTCGGTTCTCTCTGATCCAGTAAAACGAAGAGAATACGACCAAATTCAGATTGGAGGAGGAATGGGAATTAATATTGATATGCCTGATATTTTTAAGGTATTTATGGGAGCTAATGGCATGGCGCAAGGGCAAGGTTACAGCCAAGGGCAAGGTTACGGCCAAAATGTGGGTATGGGTTTTCCTGGTATGTTTATGAATATGAATTTTGGTGATGATGGACCTATACATAATAGTAGTGAAAGTAGAAATGGATTTACTTTTAATGCGGAACATTTACTCAATCAGTTAAGAAAACCACCACCCATTGTTACTAATGTAACTATTTCACTTGAAGATGCATATAAAGGAGTATCTATTCCTATAAATATTTCACGATGGATTATATCCGGTGACACAAAAACAAATGAAGAAGAAACGATTTATTTAACAATTCCACCAGGTGTTGATGAAAATGAAATTATTATTACACGTAATAAAGGAAATTGTATCAATCACGAAATGAAGGGTGATGTTAAAACATTTATTAAAATAGAGAATCATAGTGATTTTAAAAGACACGGATTAGATTTAGATTATACGAAAATCATTTCTCTCAAAGAGGCATTATGTGGATTTTCATTCGATATTCAACATTTGAATGGTACATGCTATAAAATTAATAATAACAGTGGGACGATTATAAATCCATCATTTAAGAAGACAATACAAAAAAAAGGAATGGTGCGTGATGGAATGGAAGGAAATTTAAATATCCATTTCATCATAGAATTTCCAAAGACTTTATCAAAAGAAGTCATTCAACAGTTAAAAATATTATTAGTCTAAATAATTTAGGCCGAACTGTTGTGGACAAAGATACCGAAGACATCACCATTGGCAATAGTCTTGGCGGTCTCATCGATAGTAACCTGGAAGTTAAGAGCATAACCAGTTGCTAAGACAACTTGGTCACCATCTTCGAAAACATTTTTATCAGTTTTGTCACGCATGGCAGCAAGTTTAGATAATTGTGATGTGGTTGAAGGAGTAATTGCATCTAAACCTAATGAATATGTTTTAACATAGTTTTTGTCATTGACTTCATCCTCAGCAGCGGTTTTTTCTGCACTGTATAATGAATTTAAGTCGTCTGCTGACAAAACGGCAGCGAGTTTATCTGCATCGTTAACGCCTGGTGTACTTGGCTGAGTATACCAGTATGCTGCTTGAGCTGTGGTGACATCCTCTGGAATAAAACCAGTATGAGGTTGGTTATGGATATGGAGATTAGCACTTAATGAACCATTGTCTTCTGCTGTAATTTTCATAGAGACACTGTGTGTCACTGGGGTGTTATCGCACTGGTCACAAGTTGTAATTGTAGCAATATCGTTAAAATCAGTAGTTCCAGATGGGAGATAGGCGTCATTCCAGGCAGTGCTAGGTTGATCATTAACATTAAGACCTGCATGCGACCAAGAATCATCATTAGTCGCATCCTCTGTACCAGTGGTACTGTTAGTTGCACCAGGGTTCAAAGTGATGTCTGTATTAAGGTTAACAACATGTTTGATGTAATAAGTAGGTGCAACAGTTGCGATAACACCATCACGGTCGGTTTCTATGTCTTGGACTGTGAATGCAGCATCATTAGCATCAAAATTAATATCACAAGTTTCAATATTGAGTGATCCATTTAAAACTAAACCAAAGGCTTGATCACAAGTGATGACACTAGCATCGTTTTGAGCGGTCTCAGTGAGTGGAGTAGCCATTATAACTATAACTGTTATTTTTTTTTTTACAAAAAAAATGAACGCGTCTAAATTCCTAAATTCCTAAATTCCTAAATTCCTAAATTCCTAAATTTTGAATTATTTCCATTCACCTTGATCATCCTTGTATTTTTCATCAAGTAATTTATATAACTCGTTTCTAGCTTCTGTATGATCACAAAAAGATGCTACATATTGTTGTGTTAATTTATATTTATCAGGATCAATACCACATCCTGGGTATAAATATTTATACCATGCTTCTACAATGTTAAATAATGCGGTTATATAAATAAGAGGCTTAATTTTTAGTACTTGAATATTAGCACTACCACCCAAATATCCTCTTGCATTACCATGTTGTAATGATTCACCTGTTAAATCACTAATTTTATGCTTTAAATTTATAACTTCTATTTTACATGCATTATATTTTTCATTCAAGATTGCAAGTTGGTTATTACATTTTATAATCTCTATTTTATCATTTCGTGCATTAATAATAACAGTTAATATATCATTTAAAATATTTAACATATATTTTGATTTATCTGTTTTTACCTTTTCCAATTCTATTTTTATTGAATCTCTTAGTCTTATAATGTCATTAAGTGAACCAATATTATTAATATTGCAGTCTATATATGGTAATATAAATTTATCATAAATTTCTGTTAATTCTTCTTCTTTTATTGTTACACAACCACTTGACGTTTCTTGTTGCATATCTTGAATTTCTTCTAAAATGCTATAAATTTTACTTGTTTCCTCACAAACATTACAATCTTTTGAATTTAGTATATGACCTGTTGTTTGATTGGTTTCAATATTTGAAGCATTTAAATATTTTACCATTAATATAATATATGAAGAAAACCTTTTGTTTAGTCGAAACTAGCTATAACAATTCATATAAATTTCTTTCAAGAATCCTATCATTAAATGCAATTGAGAAATCATGTCAACTTGTAATATCATGTACAGATAATACAAAAAAACTTATTGAAAATTTTCCAATCGATTACTCTTTAACATTTGATTTTATATCAATTATAAATGGAAAAATAAATAGTATAAGTTATTTTAATCATATGATTAATAATATTAAATATAGCGTTAAAAAATTTGGTAGTTGTATTTATATAAATGATAATTTACAACCCATTAAATCTCTTATTATTCCAGAGAAAATTTTGAAACAAGGAATTGGATTTAATAAAAAATATTTTAATTCCCATGACTTAGAGATTAATAAAAAACGATATTCATTTGATATTTTATATGTATCTAATTTGGAATTCATTAATAAATTTTTAGAATTATTTGAAGATATTGATTTATCATGTCATGACAATAAAACTATAAATAAGTTTAAGAATATCTATAATATTTCTCCATACATACTAAAAAAAAAATTAAATATTGAACATACATTTTCATGTAATACTATAATTTCTACTACTGATTTTTTTGCATTTAAAAGTATTATAAATGAGAAAAATATTAATGATGATTTTACAATTAATTCTTTAATTTCAAATGAATATGAAAATAAAAATGAAAAAGTGACAATGATTAGAGATAAAAATGAAGATGAAGAAAATATTGATGATGATCTATTAAATATCGAAATAGATTCAACATATCCTGATATATATTATATAAATTTAGACTTATCACAAAAAATTAAAAACGTGATATCTGTTAATCAAAATATACTTAATAAATTAATTAAATATGATCATTTTTTTGAAAATATAATAAATATTACAAATCCAAATACTAAAATTTCTCTTAATATTCCAAACAAAAAGGGTATTGGAATTTGGGATAGAACTACATCAGCACCTGGATTATATGAGTTATTTAAAATGATTCATGAATTATTTCCAATGTACACTACATTAAATAATACTAAAAGTAATTACTTTTTAGCTAATTTCTCAGTTATTACTGATAAACCTTCAAAAGAATGGATTACGAATGAGTTTACATCATTTAAGAAACAGTTAATATGTAATTATGATAATTCATTAATGGAAACAATGAAAAAATATAAAAATGAATTCAATTTAAATTATTCATTTCTTTTCTTTTTTGCTAACTATCCAAGGAGATTAGATAATTATTATTATAACAATAAGAAAAAAATTATTATTTCAAAGAGAGAAAATGAGTCAATAAAAATTAAATTTATAAATGATGAATTATATGAAATTAATAATGAACAATATAATCTTAATAAAACATTAAATATACTATCTCAGACAAAATATGCTTATATTGAATCTAAAAAACTTGATATGAACTTAATTATTATTTGTATGATAAATGGATGTATTCCAGTGCTTAATTGTTATATTCACAAAAAATATGGATTAGAAAATGGTTCTAATGTCTTTATAAATAAACCTTATAAATTAAGTAAAAATTTATATGAAATCATGAAAAAAAGAGTTATGGATTATTATGAATTTAATGTTTCACCTAGGGGTGCCTTTAAAAAATTAGTTAACAATTTGTTTGTAAGGAACATCTAGTGATTCAAATTCTAATGTAACACAGAAGTCGCAGCAGTTATTATCTACTAATCTTCCAAACTGATCTAATAAGCGAATTCGCAATTTTTGTATTTTAACCGGACCAAAATATTTGCGTGTTTTAAAAATACGGTCAGATGAATCTTCAAAAATCATGTTTGACATTGGTAATTTATTTGGAATTTTTGCAATTAAATCACTGCTTTTAAAATTATTAAGAAGTAGCACACTTGGCGCATTATTATTATAATCAGTGATTTCTACTAAAAAAAATTTAGATCCACTGAAATCAGCACACATTTCTGTAATATATCCAATTTCTTTTGTTGGTGTTTCATTTAAATTGTAATCTTTTTCATAAGAATAATAAGTTTTCATATATCCTATATAATGTCCCACATTCTGCTCTTTATTTGCCTTGGATGAATAAAAATCCAAATCAAATTCCCATTCTGAACCAGCAATAGGAGGTGTTGGTACAGGGTCAACAGATGTTGGATCTCTAAGTACAAAATGTAATTTACCTTTTAATTGATCATATGCTAATTCAACCATATTAGTGTTAGGATCAGCCCAAAGCTGTTCTTCTACGTTGGTAATAAAGTTAGATATATTATAATAGCCATCTTTTAAAATTATCTCTTTACTATACTTGTTTTCAGCTGCTCCTGATATTGTATTTCGTAAGTAAGTTATAACAGTAAATTTATTATTATTGAGATATGTGGAAATATTATAGAAGAAATTAGTAAACTCTATACTAGATATTTTTAATGCTATTACATTACTTAATTGTTCATTTAATACAACAGAAAAGTCTGTTGATACCTCTCCTTTTCCTAGTTCACGCCCTAAAATCATTGTATTTTTTATTGTCTCACGCTGAATAGGATTTAAGTCACCCTTGATATATTTTGTAGAATTTGTATTTAATGTCACTGTATTTAGCTCTCTTCTTGGTAATGCACCAATATATTGTACAGGTTCAGTTATATCATATATAAAATTATTATAACGGCAAATTTCGTGAAAACAACTATTAAAAAAATGAATATATTCATTTTTTTCGTTGCCTGTAAGAGAAGAACTATCTGAAAGTTTTTGAATAGTTTCACCTATTCTATCTTTTAATAATTCCTTAGTTAATATTTCATTATTAATTTGCAAAACATCAAGTATTTCATCGTAAGAATAATTTCTAATATCTGTATCCATTTTTATTCAATAGTTATATTAATCGTTGAATAAAAATTTACATATTAAGCAAATAAAGTGAAACACCTCCTAATGCTAATCCTGCATAAGTTTTCATAGATGCTTTTTCACCAAAATAAAGTATGGCGATAATAGATGTTCCTAATATACCTAAGAAATCATAGAGGGCATTACCTGCCATTAAACCTTTCTTACGGACTAAATGGCGTAATCCATAACCAACTGCCGCATATAAGACTAAAATGATAGCAACATTGGTATCAGTTTTCATTAATGAAAGTGTAAATATTTCAAGGAGTGAAATTACTAGTAAAATAGCATTATCACGAGTAAATACCATATTATCTATACTATATCATTTGAAAATATATTACAAAATTTCATTTTAAAATAAATATGTGTATTATTAGTTAGCATAAAGCAACGTCCAGTTTCTTGCTTCTTGATTATATTTCTCTCTATTAGTCTTATAAAGACGAGCTATACTTGGAACTAATGGGTCGTCTGGATTGGGATCATCCATCAATGAACAAATACTCAACAAAACTTTGCTCATTGTTAATGCTGGACTCCAACTTTCTTTCAAAATATCAAGACAAATACCTCCACTTGAATTAATATTGGGATGGTAAATTTTAGTTTTGAAAACACATACAGGTGGTTTAAATGGATAATCAACTGGAAAATTTATTTTTAGTTGAAAAATTCCGCCTTCATAAGGACTATCGCTTGGACCTATAATGCTTGCTTCCCATTCATAATAGTCAGTGTCCCTAATTAATCCGGCACTACAATTAGCTGGTGGATCTTTCTCTAAAATTTCAAGTTCTCGTTTAATTCTCATTAAGGATGACATTATATGTAGTTGATATTTTAATTATTTTATCTAGATAATACCTGTTTAAGTTGTTCTATTAATATATTTTCTTCTTTGTTTTTTTGTTCTTCTATAATAATTTCTAACTCCCTCATATTATTTTCACATAAAGTTGCAATATTTTCAAAAATTAAATTTTCTTTTAACAAATAATAATTTTTCATAGAAATAATTTTTAACAATAAATTTATTAGTGAATTAATTTTTTCTACTGTTGGAACGCGTGTATTCTTACTGATTTTTTTGTTAACATTATAAATTGTTTTTTTATAAACAAAAATAATAGCATCAATAGAGCTTAATTTTAAAAAACTATTCTCATTCTCTATCTGACTAATAAATTCTGTGAAATAATAAATTCCTTTTTCACAATGGTAATAAGTAAATTTAAGGTTTTGAGTATGATGTAGTAAAAATATAAAAATATGTTTTAAGGCTTTTAATCCTTGATAATAAATGAAATTCATATAATTTATTTTTTTTGTCATAATATTTTTTTTAAATAACAAATGATAAATATCCAAAAGTTTTATAAAATTAGTTATTAAGAAGGATTCATTTATATCATCTGGAAAGTTATTCAAATAATTAGAATTATCATTAAAATCTTCATAATTCGACATTTATATAAATAATCAGTATAATTATTTAAAGACTATAGTTCAAAGTTTTACATAAAGATAAATATGACGGAAAATAATATTAGACTACCTTCTAATAACACATTACAGCATGCCGCTAAAATAGCTATTGTCGAAGATAGACCTATTATGTTAGATTATTGGGCGCCTTCACTTGAACAAAAAGTACTTATTGGTGTACGAGAAGATGGAGAAAAACTTATTGTCAAAAGCGAAGATGAATATACAAGTAGTATTACTAAAATTTTTAAGGTAGAAACAGATTATATTGTTCTTACTGAAAATTCCTTATATATTGTAGATGTAAATTGCCCTACAAAACGTATTTCATAACTTACAAATAAAAATAAAAATAATATTTGTAAGTTATCTGTTATCTTATTTACTCATATACAATAATTTTGCGTTTTTTTATTTTTTTCTTCTTATTTTTTTCATTTTCCTTTAAGTTAGATTCATAAGAAATCGCATATATATCACTGTATTCTTTTATAAGGATATTTTTAATGAAAGTGTATATTTCCTCTATAATAGATTCACTATCACATTTACCAACAATCAAAACACTTCCTGTTCTAAATATCATAAATGATATACACAGTGGTTTTATAGTATCTTGTTCATGTTTTTCCTTTTCCTTATGAATTAACTTACCATCTTGTTCCCTATCTTTTAAATCTTGATAATAATAAAACTTACTCATTATACCGGGATATGAACATGGGTCATAGGATACACACAATTTGTATTTCATTTTTAAAAGGTCAACCAGTTTTTCACGATGAATATTAAAACCACAGTTAAAATTAGAATTAATCAATACAGTCTCAAAACTATTAGGTTTTATAGCAATATCCATATTTAATGGCTCTGAATTTAGCATAGCTAAAACCTTTTGCAATAATTCATTCATTAAATCATCTTTTGGAACACCTGGAATTTCTAGTTTTCCAGTATTAAAAACCTTCACATGCATTTCTTTATAACGACCATTATACAGAATTCTAAAAATTAAGACAAAACAATTATAGAATGCACCCTTCTTTTTACAACGATAGCTCACTAGGTCTTTAGAACAAATGCCAATACTAATTTTTTTAACAATTTTATTCTTACGCTTAGAAATGTCTTCCACATCATAAATATTAGTGTTTTTTAAATTATCATCTATTTCATTTTCGGTGTTTAATGTCATTTTAATTTGTTTTTTAATTACACCTTCTGACTGATTATGATAAGGAATGACTGGAATTTTCCAAAAAATACTCGATAAATTAATTGGTTTTGTTAAATAACCTATTTTTGATTTTGTACTAATGTATAATTCACTTGATTGAGGACACTCTGGTTGTTGCCTTTCTGAATTATTGTCTTTATCTTGTTCTAAATTTTCTTCAAGATTTGATGAAAAATCATTGCCACTACAAAACTGTAACCATTCGTCATCACACATCTTAATGTATATTTAAATGCTAGGGTCTAATTATCTAGTATAACCTACTTAAAAATCTTTATATTAATTCAATTATTTTCTTAATATAAAGTATTATGGATACTAGTGCTCTTTGTTATTCAAAACAATATGAACCAACGAGCAAAATTAATTTATTTAATCCAAGTGGAGAAAATGAAGAAAATTTATTTATACATAAATTAAAAAAAAGAATTCGCTGTTATTCTATTTCTTGCAATAATTCTGACAATTTTGAAATAAAAAATTTATTAAAATCCTCTAAATAATAATTGTTACAATGTAGTATTGTTTTTATAAAATTCATAATTTTATCATTTAAATCGTAGTTATTAGATATATATGTTAAAATTTTTACAACAAATTCATGTTTTTCAATATTAAAATTTAAAAATTGTTTAGTAAATTTTTGTTCAGCAATTTGAATAGGATTTGTTTTTATATTTATTAATAAATTTTTAATAATATTATTATTTATTATTGTTTGTGTTAATATAATATTTGTCTGTGATATACCTTGAATATAGTTTATCATTGACCTGACATCTGATTTAAAATAGGTAATAATATCATAAATCTGTTGAATATCAAAATTTTTATTAGATAAATTTTCTTTTTCAACTATATTAATTAAAAAATCACTTATTTTATTATCTGGAAGTGTATTAAATTTAAATGGCATACATAAATTCTGTAATAGCTTATCAATTTTACTAATATAATTCGAAATCAAGCAAAATCGTACATAGGGATGATTCTCTTTTATTAGTTTTCCAAGTGCAAATTGTGCTGATTTTGTCATATAATCCACCTCATCAAGAACAATAAATTTTGTTCCTTTGTTAAAAAGATAAGATGAATTGGCAAAACTGGATATCTTATTTCGTATAATATCTATTCCGCGATCGTCGGACGCATTTAAATGAATTATCAACTCTTTGTATTTTTGATTATATTTTTCTTGATAGCTATTTATAAAATTTATCACTGTTGTTGTTTTCCCCGTACCTGGAGGGCCGTAAAAAAGCATATTCGGTATTTGATTTAAATTAAGCATTTCTTCCATAATTTTTCGATTAAATGGTTCAAGAATGATATCGTCAAATTTTGTTGGACGATATTTTTCTACCCAAGGGATTGTTTTATTCATTAGAATAATACTTAACAAATTTTTATATAATTTATAAAATTGAATAAAAGTAAAGTGTATTACTTGATGTATAAATTATTTTAGTATGAATGGAATGATTGAAAACGATTCGCAATGTGGATATTGCGAAGTTGCATTAGGACCGATGTTTGCCGGTAAATCTTCTTGGCTTGTTCGACTTTATAAACAGTATACATTTTATACCGACAAAGTTCTTGTTGTTAACTACATAGGTGACAAACGCTACTCGACAGAAGATTTGTGTACTCACGATAAAACTATGATTCCTTGCATTCAAGCAAAGCTACTCAGCGAAGTCATCGTACCAGAAGATACCAATGTTATTTTAATTAATGAAGGCCAGTTTTTCGCGGATATTGTAGAATGGGTAAAGGAAATGGTAGATGAACAAAAAATAAAAGTGTATATATGTGGATTGGATGGTGATTTTAAACGTGAAAAATTCGGAAATCTTCTAGAACTTATTCCATTTTGTGATAAAGTAACAAAACTATCTGCACTTTGTGGAAGATGTAAAGACGGTACACAAGCCATTTTTACACACAGATACTCATCAACAAATAGTCAAGAGCAGGTTCTTATTGGAGAGAAAGACCATTACATCCCTGTATGCCGAAAGTGCTATATATATTTTAATAAAACTATATAAACTGAATTATCTTTATATCAGAAAATATGCCTGCAAAAAAAACTTCTGAAAAAGTTCAACCAATCATACCAAAGAAACGAGGACGGAAACCTAAGGGTGGAAAAATAATCACAGTAACTGAACCAAAGGATAATAAAGAAGAATTACAAACCAATGTCATTGTTCATTTAAAATGTAAAAAAAATGATGTATTAGATTTAGATAACTCACAAAGTAACGAATCAAATATATTATCTTCTAATATTTCTAGTTATGTATCAATTAATCATGATAATTATCACTCTGTTCATACTTCTGAGGAAAATACTTCTATTAAATGTAAAGATAAAGACAAAGTAATACATGAAAAACTGAAAGCGTTACAAGTACGACTACATAATAATACTATATGTGAAACAAACTCCGCTTGTTTCTGGTGTACTTATGAATTTTCTAATTTACCTATTGCTATACCAAAATTCGAAATGTCTAACACATACTATGTTTATGGGTGTTTTTGTAGCCCTGAGTGTGCCGTCGCTCATTTAATGAATGAAAATATAGATAATTCTACAAAATTTGAAAGGTATCATTTACTTTCTTATATTTACAGTAAAGTCTTTAATTATGAAAATAATATTAAGCCTGCGCCTAATCCACATTATATGTTGAAGAAATTTTGTGGTAACTTGACCATTGAAGAATATCGTGAATTATTTAAATCACACAATTATTTATTTATAATTGATAAACCAATAACTCGTGAATTACCGGAACTTCATGAAGAATTTAAAACAAAAAATGATTTCACATTTAAAAGTAAAAATCAAATCATTAACAAAACATTCAGTGTAAATTCTAATTAATTAGAAATTTCTTTATTTTTTTCAGAGATATAATTAACATATGCACTATCTAATTCATTTCTTATTATTTTGTATCTTTCTTGACTAACATATGCACATGTTTTTTCCGGTTTTTTTTCTTTGATTCCCATAAAATCTTTAATTACTTTTAATGGTTCATTATCAAACTCTTTGAGTTTTTGTATAGCGGTTTCCTTATCATAGGTTGTTTGACGACAAACAATATCTATAATCGATGTTTCATCCATTATATATAATTTATAATCTATAATACCTCTTAATATATTTATTAAATGGTATTAAACGAACTTCAACAGTGTAAGATAATTACATTAGAACACATACAATATGGATTCTAAAATTACTAAATTGGCATTAGATATTGGTGGACTTATCCAAAATTTTGTGAAAAATGAAGTCTCTGTTTATAAAGAAAATTATGACCATATGATGAATTCTCCATTATTTAATCAGCTTCGCACTGAGGTTGAAACATTGCGGGCAGAAAATCTGCGTTTAAGTAAAAAGAAGAACAATATTGAGTTGGAAATTAATGATGAAAGTGAAGATACTGAATATGATTTTGATAGAAAGTATAAAAATGATGTCGTTCCAGATGAGGATAGTGGTTTAATTGCCAAAGCTGAACTTAATTTAGATGAGGAATACTTTGAACAAGAAGAGGAAGAGGATGTTGAAGAAGTAACCGTAGAGGTAACTGATGAGGAAGAAGAAGTCGAAGAAGTAGAAGTTACCGAAGAGGATAACACTGATGGCTCTACCGAAGAGGAGGAGAAAGTCGAAGAAGTAGAAGTTACCGAAGAGGATGAGACCGACGGTTCTGCCGACGAGGGGAGCGACAGCGAAGAGGGAGAAGAAGTCGAAGAAGTTGAATTTACCGAAGACGAAGAATTCGAAGAGGGAGAAGAAGTTGAAGAAGTAGAAGTTACCGAAGACGAAGAAGAGGAAGTAATGGAATTTGAATATAAAGGAGTTCAATATTTTATAACCGATGAAGAAAACGGAGATATTTATGCTAATGTAGATGATGACATTGGAGAAATTGTCGGAAAAATAAAAAATAAAAATGTCATCTTATTTCATAAATGAGCGAGCCTTCACAAGAAGAACTTCAACAATTCGTACAATCATTAAGAGGAGATACTACACGTATGGGTACAGGAGGAGCTATAACTCCTGGTGAAACCTTATCTTGGTTATATATGCCTATTATTGTTTTAGCAGCAAATGATGCTGGATTGCAATATTCAAATAGATATCAACAATTACCTGCCGCACAAGAGACATTTTGGAGAAGATATTATGGTGCGTCTATTGGTAGACTAAGAAATAGAATACAATCTGGTACGATGCCAACAATAGACCAAATAATTAATGCACCTCATGGAAGTAGTATCGTTTATGAAAGGTCTGGACCATCAAGTGTTAGTGAGGTATTTGCTAGTAATAATACATCAAATCCTCGTATTTGGGATGGTGTCAATCACGTTCCTGCTTCATTACAAACTTCTATTTTATTAGGAGCTCTACAAACAGAATTACAACGAATTCCTGTAACAGTACAAATTATTGCGAGTTCTATGGGAAGAGATTTAACAGATGCTGAAATTAGACGTGTTCAGGGAAGAAGTGGTAGTGCTCGCGCTTCTGGCGATGCTTTTGCTTCTGGCAGTGCTTTTGCTTCTGGCGATGCTTTCGCTCATGGCGGTGCTTTTGCTTCTGGCGATGCTTTCGCTCATGGCGGTGCTTTTGCTTCTGGCAGTGCTTTCCCTTCAAGAGAAGAAGCAGATTTACAAAGAGCTTTGGCTGCTAGCTTAGGTTCAACACCACAATCTATAAATGCTCCAACACAAGAAAATATAAATCAATTAGTAGATTTTTTAAATATATCACCAGAATTGGCACGTGAAAAATTACAAATAACAAATAATAATTTGGATCTTGCTATCGAAAATCATTTGAATCAACGAGGAGGAAAACGTAAGCATAAACGTCGTGGTACAAAGAAGCATCGTGATATAAAGAAACATCGTAGTACAAAGAAGCATCGTGGTACAAAGAAGCATCGTGGTACAAAGAAACATCGTGGTACAAAGAAACATCGTGGAACAAGAAAACAAAAATAAAATATTAACATAATTTAAATGAAATTTAATTTTAAATTATGTTCACCTGCATTGCTGTATTTAGTATTTTCAGTAACACAAGTCGTTATTGATGCTATTAAGGGACTTTATAACGTAGCTCTTTTAAAATTTGTTATGATGATTCTCTTCACATTACTATTAAATATTTTATGTGAACGAGGACTTGGAATTGTTTCATGGATAATTGTTTTTATTCCATTTATTTTAATGTCTCTTATCACAACTATATTACTTTTTGTATTTGGTCTCGACCCATCATCAGGTAACATAATTCCACCAAAATCATCTCAATTACAACCTACTCCAACTGTTAGTGTTAAAGACATACATACTAAAAGAAAAACATCATCGACTACAATACATCATAAAAAGCAAGATGATGATATAAAACATCATTCATTAAGTCACCCAGAAAATAGAAATGCCAATAAAATTGAGAATTTATATATTCATGAACAGATCACTAAGTAATATAAACACATAAACAAAAAATATTTATATGTTGAGTCTAAAACTTAAAAAACTTATTACGACCTTGAAAAATTTGGGTTGTTATAAGGAAGGCGATTTCACATTGAAATCAGGAAAAAAATCCAATTATTATATTGATTTGCGGTGTGTTGTTTCGCATCCAACTATTCTAAACGAATTATGCGAATTACTAGTGGAAATGATTAATAATGAAGAGAGAAATAATGGGAAAAATCTAAATCCATCAACTACAAAAATATGTGGTCTTCCATATGCTGGGTTACCTTATGTATTTGGTGTCAGTATGTTAAGTAATATACCGGCAATTATGTTACGAAAAGAACAAAAAAAACATGGAACAGCTAAAATGATAGAAGGCGATTACAAAAAAGATGACACACTAATTATTATTGATGATATATTAACCAGTGGAACCAGTATTTTAGAAAGTTTACAATATTTGAATGATTTTTCAATCCGTGATATATATATTTTGGTAGATCGATGCGAAGGAGGTAGAGAGAAATTAGAAAAAATGGGATATAAAATTCATTCACTTTTTACAATTAATGATTTTATCGAAGCTTAGGCTTAATGTTAATGTTAATATTAACTATCACTGTATTTAGCTTTTCGTTCATTAAAATCATTAATTTTCGCCAAAATTTCTTCGCGTTCATTAAATTCTTCCAGTTCTTTTTTTGTTAATGGTTCGCGATTAAATGGATTATCGCCATTTTCCAAAAGATGGCGCAATATAACATCACGTTCGATAATAATATCAGAGTTTGGTAAGCATACAGGGTCATCAATTAAAGTACCCATAATAGGATCCAAAAATTCATCAGGTATTTCATCGTCATTCACTTCATTATCTTTCTCTCTCTGTTGAATAATATAATTATAAAGAGGTATGATTTTTTCGTATTCACATTGCAGAATTTTGTTTTTTCTCAACAAAATATCCAGCATTTTCTTAATATACATTGGTTCAATAAATCGTGTTTCTTCTACCAATCCTTTGCGAAAAGATTTATCTTCGGAAAATTTCGCAAACATACTGTAAATATTAAATAGATGTTGAAGCTGTTCGAATATTTCATCGCGTTGATGAGTATGAAGTTTCAAGTCTCTACGATTTTCACCAATAAATATTTTCAACAAATTACCAACCATAACAATAAATTTTTCCTTAGTCCCTGGTAGCATTACATGTTCAATAACTGGTGTGTTATTTATGAAATTATATATGCAATATAAATTCTTTTGAAACCAAGTAGCATTTCTCACACATTCCTCTGGTGAATCACGGCGGACATTTTGGGTTTCTTCTTGGGAAAATGGAATATTGTAATCATAATTATGGAGACATTTAATAATTGCTATATAATTATCATAGTAATTTTTATAACATTCCAGAAGTAGGTGTGAGAACTGATGCACTACTTCATTATCATCGTGGATAAAATGCTTATTATGAAATTGCTTCAATAACTCTAATGTCTGATTTTTATAGACACCCGCATCAATAGTATCTAAATCATTAAAATCAATAAATAGTTCAACCAATCGCTTTTTAATAAAGGGTTCATCATTAAGTAGCCAAATATTTAAGTAGTATTGTTGGAATGGTATATACGCTGTGAAAAGATTAATCACTTCACCCCTTATGTAATTAGAATTTGTTATTGTATTGTTAGATAGAATTTTGCGAAATACATAATAAAGTTCTTTGTCAAAATATAATTTTATAAAAGGTTCTTTCAAATAACCAATAAAACTATTTAGTATGTCATCAAGTTTATCTGAGGGATTAAGTTCACTAGTATAAATCCATTTTACTGTTTCTTCCGTATAAAATTTAACAACCAATTCTTTATTTGAATCGACTGCTTTTAAGCGTTCAGTAATAGCTTTCAACATTCTAATTCGCAATAGACTTTCCACATTTCCTTCTCTTGAATTTGTTTCCCGGTATCGTTCAAGAGTTATCAAATCAGCATCCAAATTCTTGATAAGTTTAAGCATAGGTAATACACATATTGCCATTAATCTATGAATAATCAAGAATAGTCTGTTAAGAAATGTCATTTCTTCGCCTAATTTATTATCTTCACTATCATCAATATAATTCTTGAATTTATCTCGTCGTTCATTAGTAATTCCTTTATAGTATATATCTAATAGTTGCTTATTGAGTTTATTCATTTCACAAAATTTATCACCAATGTTTAAAATTTGTTCACCATTAAGTGTTGCAAAAGAACGATAACAATTATTTGCAATAATATATTCTTCTAACCATTTGATTGTCAATTCACGCATATCATTAGAACGAAAGAATTTCATAATATTCAGCTGTTTTTTTTGATGAATACGAGTAAGTAATTCACTTGATTGAATATATTTCATAATATTCTTTTTACACAAAACATGTAGGATTTCATAATAGTCTAAGTAAGGAATTACATTATCTATAAATCGGACTTTTTCCGAATCTTCAAACAGCATAATAAGATTAATAATATCAGGGTCATCTTTCACTGCTTTCGCAAAATAAACCCATCGTTGATTATTATCAATACAAATATTATCGAAATAATAGATGTTTAAAAACGAGCGAAAATATTTGATGTCCAATGATTTAGAATAAAATTCAGGTGTTGTCTTTTCCATCAGTTCAGCAATCTGTTTCATATATTTGGAAAAGAATCCTATTCCATCATCTTGTAAAAACTGAATAATTTGAATATCTGCCATATCAAGTGTCAACGGAAGAACGCGAAAAGCTTCATCTTCAACCATTTTGTTAATATGAAATACAAAGACATATTTTTTTAGGTTCAATTTATTTTATAAAAATCATATAAACATTTTTAATTACACTATATTACTGACCTGATGTATTTTAGAATTATGGATTATCGTGAGTATATACCGAATTTCGCCTTACCTAATTGGCAAAGTATTGCACTGAGTGGTATTCGATTTTATACGTGGATAACTATGATGTGGCAACAATACGCACCTGTTAATTTTAGAGATTTAGTAAATAACAATATTAATGATAGTTATCCTTTTGCTGTTGTTGGAAAAGATAACTTACGACAACTTGTTTACTATTCTGATATGGAACCGACCGATTATACATTTATCAGTGGAATAGTACGCGTAAATGACCGTGATGAATATGATTTATCACTTAAACCTTTTTTTGTAGTAGGTAATCGTATTTTGGATAGAGATTTTATTAGATGGTATCTAAAACTTCATCATCGAGTAAGTATTTCAGAAGATGAAAGTGATCAATATGAAATTTATGTGATGGATCAGAATTTAGAGCAGATAACAATAAACTCAAATGAATATATTAAACTGAATAAGGATAACTATTTAAAAATAAATTCTAACGAATAAGTATAATGGCAATGGTTACAACATCAAATAAAGAAATGGAATCCTCTGATGCCATGCATAAATTATCCAGTACATGGACAATTTATGCACATTACCACATGACACTGATTGGAGTTTAAAAAGTTATAAGACTATTTTTTCAACAAATAAATTGGAGGAGTTCATTACTATGACTGAATCACTTCCAGATAAACTCATCAGCAATTGTATGTTATTTATTATGAAGGATGACATCAAGCCAATTTGGGAAGATGTTCATAATAAGAATGGAGGATGCTTTTCTTATAAAATTAGCAATAAAGCTGTACCATCTGTATGGCGAACTTTTTCATATAAACTCATTGGTAATACACTATTTAAGAGTAGCAAAACACGTAATAATGTGAATGGTATTACTATTTCACCAAAGAAGAATTTCTGTATTATTAAGCTTTGGTTTTCTGATTGCACGAATCAAGACCCTGAATGTATTGATTACTTTAAAGATGTAGATCCAAAGGGTTGTCTTTTTAAGAAGCATTTTGTGCGTTAAAAAATTGATTAAATTATAATTCGTAATTTAATATTAATTATAATTTCATAATGCCTAATTGGTATAATGGTACTGTAACTATTCGAGGTGATATTTCACCTTTTCAAAAGTGGTTTGAAGAGAAAAAAGATAGTGAAGATGGATTTGAAAATAGTTTCGCGCAAACTTTTGCTCCACTCAGTAGTGGAAAATGGGATTATGGAACTGCTTGTAAAGAGTGGGGAGTGAAATGGGATCTAGGATGTATTGACATCATTTCAACCGAAGATGGCGAATTCTCGTTTTCATTTGATAGTGCTTGGAACTCCCCAATTTATCTCTGGAAACAACTAGAAGATAAATATAATGTTGTTGTTGAAGAAGTGGGTTATGAAGAACAACAACTTGAATTCCAAAAGTATTACAATGGGCGTCTTATTTGTGTAGAGGTAGAAAATGAATGGTTTGCCGAACATTTTCCATTTGAACCATCGGAAGAGGCACAAAAAGACTCAGAACTATATGATGAAGAAGTAGAATGTCATAAATATGATAATTGGTGTGATGGATTATGGCATTGGGCTAATTCTGTGAAAAACGATGAAGATGGATGGCAAGAAGTACTAGTTAAATTTGACGATGCTGAAAGCATCTAAGTGGACGATGCTGGAAGCATCTAAGTGGACGATGCTGAAAGCATCTACATCTAATTCGACGATGGTAAAGGAGCCAAGCATAGCTTAATTTCGCCTAATGATGCTACATGATATTTTACCACTAATGGTAAATCATTTTCCAAATACATCTCAATTTGACTACATAAATTAGTACATTTAATAAAATATCCTAGATTTTTTAATGAAAATTCGCCTTGAATAATTTTTGTTTCATTTGGTTTACATGAAATTCCATTCTTCCATCTGATTCTGCTCTATGTATTTCAGCGGACGCAAATTGTCCTGAGCACTTAAATATTAGCTCGTTTCCAACTGATTTAATTTCGAGTTTATCTGATATACAAGACAAATCTCTAATAATTTTTTGAAAATCAGTAGAGGGTAAATTAATAATAGAAGAAAACTTTACATCAGGAACTTCAAGTTCTTCAAGCTCAGGTTCAATCAACCTAAGTTTCTGTGTTTTGCATTGTTTAATGTCTCCATTTTCAAACTTTAGTCCTAAATGAGAAGTAATACCATCTTGGTAGTCAGAGTTTTCAATATAAAGTGTTAATGTATCATCATTATCAATAGAGTTAATCAATTTAAAAAGGTGAAACATATTAACACCAATAATAATTTTTTCTTTTTTACATTCGTAATACTCGAAGTTTTGAGCAGCTAAAAATAGATGTGCTAAAATAGTGTGTGATTTATCCATATTAATAATTCTAATTCCGTCAGGTTGAAATGAGATATTCGTTTCAAGAAGAATATCTTTAAGGGCTGTCATAAGTGTTCTAAATGGAGATATTTGAACAGTTTTGATAGTTAATACATTATTTTCTACAAAGGCATCTGTCATTTATTTAAATACTGCGTTAAAATCTTTAAATTACTTATTGATAAAAATATTGATTCCTTTTTCATTACTTGGGGCGCTATTATCGCTTCCATAAGGAGGAGGATTCGTATTGATGACTCAATATCAGTGAGTAATGGATAAGAAGCTTCTTGTGCTGTTGGGGAGATGGGTGCTGGCTCAGTAAATTGTTCTGGGAATGGTTCTTTGGCTAATGGTGGTGGTGCACTTGCTCTTATAAGATTATTATTATTTATAGTTTTGTTAACACACTGTGGTCCTGTGGCGGCGCTTGCATACCCTGTGGTGGCGCCTGCATACCCTGTGGTGGCGCTTGCATACCCTGTGGTGGCGCCTGCATACCCTGTGGCGGCGCTTGCATACCCTGTGGTGGCGCCTGCATACCCTGTGGTGGCGCTTGCATACCATTTGGTGGCGCCTGCATACCACTCTGTTGAGAAATAATCCTATTTGTTTCACTTTCATTACTAGCTACATCCAAATATTCAATAACTCCATTTTCATTGAAGTGCTTTATTTTTTCTTCAATAGAGAGAAGTTCTGGACTTTCAATACGCTCGCCACGCATTTCATAATATTTAGCAACTTGTTTAATAAAATTTTTATTCACAGCTGATGCTAAACCAATAGCCATATATGGTTCAAATAACTTATTCTCTCTATTAAGAACTTTTGGAATGAATTCAATTGCTGGATCAATGACTAATTTATAACCCTGTTGCAATAAATAGAGTATAGCCATTGTTTGTATCTTATTATTTGTATGTGAGTTCCGATTTTTATGAATAACAAAAAGTTCATAATTAGAAGGAACACGAGGAGGGTCAGGAGGCCCTTCCATTTTGAAAATCGCATTATTTTTCTCCAAGAATTTTTTTGTTCGTGTGTAAAGACTCATATTTCTAGCATAAATCATATCATTATTCTTGTCACACTTTTTACAAAACCGTTCATTCGTGTTTTCATAATCCTGTATATAGAAATATTCTGTTGGTCTATTTCTTCGCAAAAATCCCAAATTCAAACTATATGATCGCCGGTTCATATTACATTGTCTATACAAAAAAATTGAATAGGTTCAAATTTTGTTTTATTAATAAAACACAATTATATAATTTATTAATGTCTTCCGAGGTCTCGCAAACAGAAATAAAATCTCAACGACGCCGTTTCGGCCAAGGATTATTTAAAAGTCGTAGTAAAAATCGTATTAGTCCTTGTAATAGTCCTTGTAATAGTCCTGTTACAACACCTACACCTTGTAAATCACCAGAAGAGAGAAAAAGTTTATTTTCATTTTCAAAGCCTATGGCTTGTGCTACAACTGCTGGCGCCGGGGGTTTTCGCATGGTTTCGACACGTTCAAATAGTGTTACAGAATATATTGAAGAAATAAAACAACAACGGGTTTCTAAAAAGGAAAAAAATTATGATGAAGAAAACGCAATGTTAGAAAAGATGCGAAAAGAACAAGCAGAAGATCCAGAGTTCTCCCTAAATCCCTTGGTTTTGGGAGAAAATGATTCAGAATTTTGCTTCGAATAAAATAAAAATATGAATTGTATAAAACTTATATTTTTATTTACTTGCGGCTGTGACGGCGACTTTTGCGGCGAGTTTTCTTACCACCTTTGGAGCAGCTCATGCCTCCCTTTTTGGAGCAGCTCATGCCTCCCTTTTTGGAGGTATGAGGACCGAATTTTCCACTACCTTTTGGCTGTAAGAACTTACCTAAGTTTTTCTGGCTCTTACCAAGACGGCTCTTAACGCGGGAGACGATGCGTCCCTCCTCATTTTGGCGGAGGTCAGCGTGTGTTAATCCACCCGAAGTACGGTAAGCAGTTCGGTGCCAGACCTGAGCGCGTGATCCTTCTAAAAGATCGTATTTGTGTCCTTTAATGTGGTATTTACCATCGTCATGCTTTGTATGTCTTTTAACCATTATTATACAATAGTCTAAGAAAAAAATTTTTTGGTAAGAGAGAAGGTTTAGCGAAAGTTATTAGGAGGTTGACCGCCAGTTCCAGCAACGCGACCAAATTGATTAATTTGAAATTGCCTAAATTGTGGTGTTCCTCCTTTCTGCAATTTTATTTGCTGTATTGCTGTACTCTGTTCAACTGCGGGAATATCTGTTCTTGAAACTAGTTCTTGATTAAATAAACATTTATAAGCACAGTAATTTTTATTTCTTAATCGAATATCATATGACATATTATTTTATATAATTTGAGAGAAAAAGTATTTTATAATATTTTAACAAATAAGTATAGATAGCTATTAATGTCTGCGGCTTTTGTTTTATATGAGCTCTATGGAGATAAGGGATATATTGGTGAGGAAGTTACACAACTTCAACATGCAGTTCAAGCGGCTAAACAAGCCGAAGAATATTGTAATAAAAATACGGATGCAATATCAAAGGAAGAGAGAAAAGCAATAATTTTGGGTGCTTTTTTTCACGATATAGGTCATCTTATGTATTATGCTGAACCTGATAAAATACCACTGATGGGTGATGTTGGAGTTTTCAAGCACGAGATTTATGGTGCTAATTTTTTGCGTGGATTGAATTTTCCGGATTTAACTTGCGAAATTGTACTTAATCATATTCGTACTAAACGCTATTTAATTACAAAAAATCCTGATTATTACCAAAAATTATCAGAAGCTTCTAAGGAAACATTTAAATATCAAGGAGGGATGATGGGAGAAGACGAAATTTTGGACTTTGAAGTGGATCCCAACTTCAAATATCATCTTAAAATGCGCGAATGGGATGATAAATCTAAATCAACTGATCCTCTTGTATTAGCAGATACAAACAATTATTTTTTAAGATTAAAAATTGAAATCATTTAAAGAAAAAAGTAACAAATACACACATTACCCCGTGATTTTAATGGCAATGGCTACAAAACCAAAAACTGACTCTCAGCTCGCAAAACAATACCAAAAAAAGACTGACAAAGAGCATATTTTGGATAATCCTGATACATATACCGGTTCAATGGAGCAAGTTTCCACCGATCTTCATGTTTTGGAAACAGATGGCAAGGTTGTTTCCAGAGAAATTCAGTATATTCCTGGTTTGTACAAACTCTTTGATGAAGCTATTGTGAATTGTCACGACCACGCGATTCGTACCAGTGCAATGGAAAAAAGTGACACACACTTTCCAGTGACTACGATCGAAGTAACAATTTGTGAAGACGGTACAATGACTTTCTATAATGATGGAAATGGTATTGATATAGCAGAACATCCTGAATATAAAATTTGGATTCCTGAGATGATTTTCGCTCATTTGCGAACTGGTACAAATTATGATAAAAGTGAAAAGAAGATTGTGGGTGGAAAGAATGGTTATGGAGCAAAACTTATATTCATTTGGTCTGAATTTGGTCAGCTTGAAACAGTGGATTTTACACGCGGTCTGAAATTCACTCAAAATTACAGCAATAACTTGGATGTGATTGAGAAGCCAAAGATTAGCAAATCCAAGAAGAAGCCTTATACAAAAATTACATTCAAGCCAGATTTCAAGCGACTTGGCATTGATGGGTTAAGTCCTGATGTTATTGCCCTTTTTAAGAAGCGTGTATATGATATTGCGGCCGTCACTGACAAAAGTGTCAAAGTCAAGCTGAATGGTGTTGCTGTACCTGTGCGAACTTTCCCCAACTATATGGATATGTATATTGGTGCGAAGGCTGATGCTAAGCGCGTTCATGAAGCTCCACATTCGCGTTGGGAATACGCAGTCAGTCTTACACCCAGTGATGAGTTTCAACAGGTTTCCTTCGTGAATGGTATTCATACCAGTAAGGGCGGCAAACACGTGGAATATATCTTAAATCAGATTGTTCGTAAAATGGTGGCACTTATTGAGAAGAAGAAGAAAGTTACTGTTAAGTCCAACACGATTAAGGAGCAGCTGATGCTCTTTGTGCGTTGCGATATTGAAAATCCATCTTTCGACTCACAGACTAAGGATTTTATGAATACTCCCGTTGCTAAGTTTGGTTCTACCTGTGTCGTGAGTGATGCTTTTGTGGATAAAGTGGCAAAACTTGGTGTAATGAATACAGCGTGCGAATTGACAACTATTAAACAAGATAAAACGGCGAAGAAAAGTGATGGTTCAAAATCGCGTTCTGTGCGTGGTATTCCGAAACTTGTGGATGCTAACTACGCAGGAACAGCGAAATCCAGCCAATGTACTCTTATATTGTGTGAGGGAGATTCAGCAAAGGCAGGAATTATTTCTGGATTATCAAAGGAAGACCGAAATATTTATGGTGTATACCCAATGAAGGGTAAGCTCTTCAATGTGCGTGGTGAAACACTAAAACGTATTTCGGAAAATAAAGAAATCGTAGAAATCAAGCAGATTCTTGGATTGGAAACAAAGAAAGAATATGCCTCGCTGGAAGAAGTTGGAAAAAGTCTACGATACAGTCGAATTCTATTTATGACGGACCAGGATTTGGATGGCTCACATATTAAGGGACTTGGTATCAATATGTTTGAATCTCAGTGGCGCTCACTCTTGAAGCTTAATTTGGTGGGTTTTATGAATACACCAATTATCAAGGCTCGAAAGGGAAAGGAAGAAAAGCTCTTCTATAACGATGCTGAATATGAAGAATGGAAACAGACATCACCATCAGGATGGGCGATTAAATATTACAAAGGATTAGGAACGAGTACTGCAAAGGAATTCAAGGAATATTTTCAGCATAAGAAGTTTGTGATGTTTTCATATGATGAAGCAGCTCGTGATGCTATTGATATGGTTTTCAACAAGAAACGTGCTGATGACCGTAAGACTTGGCTTCAAGCATATCATCGCACTGATTGTCTTGATACTAATCAAAGTGAAGTATCATATGGTGATTTTATTAATAAGGAAATGAAACACTTCTCAAAATATGATTGTGATCGCTCTATTCCTAATCTGATGGATGGGTTAAAAATCAGTCAGCGTAAAATTATGTATGCCGCTTTTAAGAAGAACTTGACAAAAGAGATTAAGGTAGCACAATTCAGTGGATATGTCTCTGAGCACTCGGGATATCATCATGGTGAAGCCAGTTTGAATGGAGCAATCGTAGGAATGGCACAAGATTATGTGGGTTCTAATAACATCAACTTGCTACTTCCTAATGGCCAGTTTGGTACGCGATTGGCCGGTGGTAAAGACAGTGCCAGTGAAAGATACATTTTCACACAAATGAATCCCACCACAAAATACGTATTTAATCCGACCGACAACAATATCTTGACATATTTGGATGATGATGGTACACCCATTGAGCCAGTATTTTACGCACCCATCATTCCAATGGTACTTGTGAATGGATGTAAGGGTATTGGTACTGGATTTAGTACTGATATTATGTGTCATAATCCAAAAGATATTATTCAGTATTTGCGGGCATTGTTGCGTGGCGAAGCTAATCCTTCACAAAAGCTGATGCCATTCTATCGCGGTTTCGAGGGAACTATTATTCAAATTGCGCCTAAAAAGTACTTGATTAAGGGTGTTTATGAACGCTCGGCTAAGGATAAAAACACTATTACCATTTCTGAATTGCCTATTGGAACTTGGACGGATGATTACAAGACGATGTTAGAGAAGGAACTCGAATCGCCGAAAAAGGTAGTTAAGGAATATACTGATATGAGTACTGACAAGAAAGTTTCCATTACAGTTAAGTTTTATCCAGGTCAGCTCGACAAGTTGGTTGCTAACCAAATCGACGAACATACAAATGGTCTGGAAAAACATATGAAGTTGGTTAGCAGTAACACGAGCACAAATATGTATTTGTTCGATGCTGATGAACGACTCCGCAAATACGAATGCGTTGAAGATATTGTCAAGGATTACTACCGCACGCGCATTGGAATGTACCGTGAGCGAATTGCTTACATTGTTGATGTTTTGGAGCGCGAATTGTGTCTTCTTAGTAACAAGGCAAAATACATTAATGAGAATTTGGAGGGAACCATTGATCTGCGTCGTAAGAAAAAGAAGGAGATTATTGACTTGCTTATTGGTAAGGGGTATGACATGCTTGATGATGATACAGAATTCAAGTATTTGGTGAAGATGCCCATGGACAGTGTTTCTGAGGAGAATGTGGAAAAGATTATGAAACAGAAGGGTGAGAAGGAAGTAGAGCTGGCAAAATATCAGGATATGAAACCGGGTGCATTGTGGGAGAGTGAACTCGATGAATTGGAAAAGTTGTTATAAATATATAAAAATTGATTTAATAAATATTCTATAAAATTTTTTTATAGAGTATGACTGAGAGTGAAGTACGAACGCGTTATCTTATTGAACCTGAATATAAAAAATCTGCTTGTGAAGAACAGATTTGGAATAATACACTTAAAAATGGAAAACCAGTTTCAGTAAAAGTTGGCAATGTATATCGATGGGGTTCATTTTATATAGAACTCACCGAGAGAGAAAAAGAGGAATTGATTAAAAAAGACCAAGTATTATTGAATGATTATGAAGATTTTGAACTCATTGAAATGTGGGATGGTGGTTGCGATTTTTGGGTTAATATTGTTGATGAAGATGATTTTACCAAAGAAGAATTAGAGGAAATTAATGCTCTTTTATATAGTACAGAAGATGATGCTGATGAGGATGAAAACCAGCAAGAGTATGGGGGTTTGGGGGCTTGCCCCCAGTATGACGAGGAAAAAATGGAGATTAATGGTTGGTACGAAACAGATTGCGAATATACACTTTCATCACCTTATAAATTAGATAAGGTGGTGGAAAATTCTTAATAATATAATTTAATTTAATTTAACTTAATATCTACTGTAACTTACGTCTGAGCGTAATTTTTTTAATTCGCGTTGAATATTTCTATATCTACGGTCACTGCGAGTGCGAGGTGTTTCTGGTGTTTTCTCCTTTTTGGCCGAAAGGCAGTGATTGTGTCTTTTACGGCAAAAGCTGCGTTCCTTACCAGCAGCGACTTTACACCCAGTCATTTTTTTACAGCGGTTTGGGTTCTTGACACTCTTGCCACGGCATAAACTTTTTCCTTTTGTGACTTTTCTGGTTTTGGTACGGCATACATTGTGTCTCTTACGACAATAAGTGCGCTCTTTACCCGCTGCAACCTTGCAACCAGTAACTTTTTTACAGCGGTTTGGGTTCTTAACACTTTTTCCGCGACATAAACTTTTTCCTTTGGGACTCATTATACTATTATATTAGATTTTTATTTTTTTCAACTGAGAAATTATTCCATCATAAAAAAATTGTCTATAACGCAATCCATTATTTTTTAATTTATCTTGACGAACCCACTTAATTTCGCTTTTTTCTAACAAACCATTACTTTCTTTCACTAAATTAGGAGTCATCTTCTTCATAAAACGAAAATTATTATTAAAATATTTAGGTAAATTTGGGTCATATTGTGTTAAAAAAACAAATGTAGTGTAGGTTTTATTAGGTGCCTCTAATTTACTTATTAAATTTTTTTTTACTACATCTTCAATATGTTTTTGCGAACCTAAAAATCCGCTTAATTCTTCTGTTCCTTCTCTCACTGCTGTTTGAAAAGATGTTTCTCCTTTTTCTCTTCCACCACCAAAATCACTCCATTCCTTGGAATAATTTTCTTTTCCTAATAAGAAATAAGCATTTCCATTATGAATTGCAAGTGGTAAAATTCCTCCTCCCATTAACTTATATTAATATTTATTTTTACACCTTCGCACATAAAATGTGCGTGGTTACTGTTATCTTTGTAACTGATAAATGCCGACAGGGTCGGCGTTTAAATTGTTAAAAAGTGTAAATTAAAACCATCGTTTCCATTCCAAAACCTTATCCTGAGTTGTAGAGAGAACTGGGCGTTCGATAGGAACAACTAATGTACTTGCATCATATAAGTATTGCATATATCCTTGGACTTCACCATAAACTTGCTTAATAGCATAATCAGTAACAACTTTATTTAACGCCTTTATTTGCTCAGTAATACTATGAGGTTTATTTGCTGAATATTGTAAAAAGGTGCTTCTCATAATAACTTTCAACACATCTTCTGATTGTTGTCCAATCATATATTGTTGTTTGGATCTTTCATATACACCACGACGAATAGCATTTTGTAAAATCTGAATATTTTGTGCTGAAAAAAAAGCTAATGAGAGAGGAGTATCAGTTTGATTCCCTTGAAGAGCATCTCTATATGCTGATGGTTGTTTGGCTGGAATTTTATCATAGAGTGCAAATTGGTTATTAGTATTAGGTTGAAGAATATCTACTCGACCATTACTTTTTAGGTATTTATCCATATTATTTATTATATTACTTTTAGAAAAAAAAATAATATATAACTATATAGTCAAATGTCATTTCAAAAAATTACTTTAATTATAGCTGGAATATTTCTTATTATTACTCTTGTCATGTTCGCCTTAGCTCTTCATAATAAAAAAGAAGACGACCAATATCCACCAGTTCAATCACAATGCCCTGATTACTGGGATGTAGAAAAAAATGATGATAAGGATACTGTATGTGTGAATAGCAAACACTTGGGAAACAAGAATTGTCAAAAGACAATGGATTTTATGAAATCGCCTTTTATTGGACCAAGAGGAGCTTGCAATAAAAAGAAATGGGCAAGAACTTGCGGAATTACTTGGGATGGAATAACAAATGCTGCCGATTTATGTTAAATAAGTTAAAAACAATTCCTCATTAATATAGATGAAACCAATCGATTATATCGATTTATTTGATCGAGAAGAAGAGAAAAAAGAATTAGAAGCCTTTATACAGAATTTTGATGCTAAAAATAAAAATCAAACAAAGGGTATGTATATTTTAGGACCTGTTGGGTGCGGAAAAACAGAATTTGTAAAAACAGTAATTAAGAATTTAGACGAAGATTATATAATTTATGATGCTGGTAAATCGCGAACAAAAAATATTATTATTGATATTATGGGATTAAAAATTTCTAATACAAATGTTATGAATTTATTTCATCGAAAAAAAGATAAGAAAAAAATTATTATCATGGATGAAATGGATTATATGAATATTGGGGATAAAGGTGGAATTAAAGAAATGATAAAATATACACGAGCAAAGAAAACAAAAAAACAAATTAGTGAACCACAAACAATGTCTCCAATAGTTTATATTGGTAGTGGTAATAATGATAAAAAAATTAAGGAGTTAATTAATGTGTGTAAAGTTATTGAATTTAATAGAATTTCTAATGAAAATATTTATAATTATCTTTCTTCAAATATTCCAGAATTAAGAAACACTAATTATCATGAATTTAAAAGTTTATCTGATAAAATAATTTTTTATGCTAATGGTAATTTACACAAAATAAATTTATTTGTTGATTTTTATAATAAAACAAAATCTTTGGATGAGTTGAAATTAATGGTTAACTCAATCACAATGAAATTCAATCAAAATATGTATACAAAATCAATTGTTAAGGAGTTATATACACGCTATATTCCTATAAGTGAATATAGTGAAATAGTTAAAGAAACAGACCGTACTACATTAGGTCTTTTATGGCATGAAAATTTGGATTCTATTCTTTCTTTAAATGATAAAAAAAATAATTTTGATAATGCTAATAAAAACCTCGAACTTTATGATACCATATTAAAAAATCTTTGTATTTCTGATTATAATGACCGAATTATTTTTCAAAATCAAATTTGGCAATTAAGTGAACAGAATTCATTCATAAAAACTTTATATAATAATTTTCTTCTTCATAAAAATATTGAAAAAATAAATATTCCAAATGAAATTATTTTTACAAAAGTTTTAACAAAATATTCAACAGAATATAATAATTTTATTTTTCTTCAACATCTTGAACAAAAAACTTTTATGAATAAAAAACGAATACTTCATTTATTTCTCACAAATGAAGAATTTAAAGAAGATTTTTACTTATTGCAATTAGATATTGATAGAATGGTTCGGTTTTTAAAAAGTGGAGAATTTACTTGCGATAACTGCGTGATTTAGAGCGCTTAGATTTTTTATGTTTTTTTGTTTGACGACGCATACTCTTACCTTTGCGTGCGCCGCCTGTTCCACAAGTTCCACACATTCCTCCACGTCTACTGTGTTTACGGCGTTTTTGTGTCTTTCTTTTACCACCTAGTAATCCGTTTTGTTGAACTCCGTTTGTACCGTTGCGAAGAGGCATAGTAGCAGGTCTAGCAGCTGGCATAGCACTTGATTTAGAAACTGTCATGGAAGCTGGCTTCGCAGATGGTCCTGGTGTTGGCCTGGCTGCTGGCATAGTAGCAGGTCTTGGAGCAGGTCTAGCAGCTGGCCCAGGAGCAACTGGTTTAGGAGAACCAAAACTACTCATTCTGTTGGTTAAGCTTTTAGAAGCGGTATTAATACGCTGAGAAGCGGCATCAGAAACAGATTTACTAGCATTATTTAAATGTGTGCTTGCTACCTGTTTAGCTTGCGATGTCATATCAGATGCAGCATTTTTAGCCGTTTCCTGAACGTTTTTCATTGTCTTACTAGCTAATTCGGCTCCATGTTTTCTTAATGTGTTAAAATGGCTAGTGAGAGTATCGAAAATAGAGGGCTTTTTTGCCTTAACTGGTGATGAGTTCATAATATATTATCAGGAGAGAAAATATATTTTAATGAAGTATAAGTGATTAACGAAGCCTAAGTGATTAACGAAGTCGCAAAACTAAATGAAGGGTAGATTCTTTCTGAATATTATAATCAGAAAGCGTTCGACCATCCTCCAATTGCTTACCGGCAAAAATTAAACGCTGTTGATCCGGTGGAATTCCTTCCTTATCTTGAATTTTTGCCTTAACATTCTCAATACTATCAGATGGCTCTACGTCCAATGTAATAGTTTTACCAGTCAATGTCTTTACAAAAACCTGCATTATTATATGTAATCCTATTAAAAAATTTTTAAATCGTTTGGGATTATTCTAAATCAAGAGCTTCCTAAATATTTATCTTTGCTAATAAATAATTAATGTATATATTTAAAAGGTATAATTTATAAAAATATAATTATCAACAATTAAAATACGTAATAATGTCATCACATTTTTTAATGGGTGCTATCAATAAAAAAACTAATACTTATGAATATCCATTTATTGCTGAAAAAAAAAATAATTATAAATGTCCTGATTGTAATAGAGATGTTATATTTAAAAAAGGTAAAATAAAGAGACCTCATTTTTCGCATTACAAATCAGAAAATCCGTGTAAATATTATGATAGACCAAATGAGTCACAAATACATAAAGATGCTAAGCTAAAATTTAAGAAAATATTAGATAATAAGAATGAAATAATATTTAGAAGAAGATGTCTTGAATGTATGTTTGACCCAATTACTATATTTGAATTTAAAATATTTAATGCAGATTATAATAATTGTTTTAGTTGTGAAGAGAAAAGATTTACTTATAATAATTCAAAGAAAAGTGCAGACGTAGCATTAGTTAATAATAATAATGAAATTAAATATATATTTGAAATTTGTCATACAAATAAAACAAAAGAGGAAAATAGACCCGAACCTTGGTTCGAAATAAAAGCAGAATCATTACTTAATAGTAATGATGATTACAATTTTGAATGTATTAGAAATTATAAATGTGAAATGTGCTTACTTTATAACAAATATCAGGAAAAAACAAAAAAAATACAAGATATTAAAAGAAGAAAAGAACATGAACTTTTTCTTAAAAAAAGAGAAGCTGAAAAAATTAAACAAGAAAAAGAATATAATGAATTTTTGAAAAAAAGAGAAGCGGAACGTTTAAAGAAAGAGTTTGAAGAAAAAAGGTTACAAAAAATTTACGATGATGCATTTAGTAAAGATATTATCTGTAAATCTTGTAAAATAAATTATTGTAAATGTAGAACGTCAGCTTTTATTAAAAATAAATTTAATCAAATAGAATGTACTAATTGTAAAAAATTAAAATGTAAATGTACAAAAATTACTAATTTTTATAATCACAATCATAATTCTAAACCAAGTGTTTCCTAAATGTAAATGAAATTCGTTCTTCTTTTACCTTTTTTTCAATAGGAATTTCGTGTGTATATTCCTTTTGAAAATTACCTGCCATTTGTAGTAGACTTCCTGTTGTGAGTGGAAAATCCCCAACTATTTTTTTCGTTATTTTATTTCGGATCCTAAATTTTCGTGTGGCTCCCCATGAAATAGCAACAACTCCGCTATCATCTAAATTGGCTTCATCGTCGCTGTGTGCCGAAATGTAATCTTCGCCACTTTTATATTTATTTACTAAAATACCATTATAGTCTGTGCCAAAAATAGAATTTATAAGTTTAAGCATTGTCATCAATGAAGGTGTCATTGGCTTTGATTTTGAAAGTTGTCCTGAGTATTTATATCCTATACTTTCATCGCTGAAAAATCCTACACACCTTCTTTGGTGACAAATTTTTCCAAATATTTTTATAGGCGGATATTCATCTAAATTTTCTCTTGTATCTGCCACACATTTTTCAAGAAGTTCTTTATCTGGAAATTCTTGAAATTTCAATTCTGATGTATCGGTTTTAAATCCAGGCATTTTGATTGTTCTATTAAAAAACTTAGGGGTTTAGTATTACTATTCAATTTTTATTTGAAATCAACATAAAAAAAAAACATTGATAACAAATATTACTTGGGATGTTTTTCATCTCTCCTCCATTTGGTAATTGGTTTATTTTTAAAAATAGTAAGCCTATTGTGGGTAGTTTTACACTAGAACCGCGTCCAGGTCTTCTAGGACAAATTTTTAGAACATTGCGTTATTCAGAAAAACATGATGGCTGGGTGAATAAAATTGGTTTGCGGAATGATGGAATTGATGCAGGTATACAAAAATATAAAAATTGTCCTGGTTCAGTACTAAGCATAGCAATTTTAAATGAAGATGAAATTCCAAAATTAGTCAAAAAAATACCGCCCCACTTTGATTTGGAAATAAATATTAGCTGTCCTAATCTAGATAAAAAAATGGTTTCTAATGGAATATCGAAGTTTTTAAATCCTGAGCGTGAGTGGTGTATTGTAAAAATGTCTCCTGAATCAACGAAAGAAGATGTAGATGTTCTCTATGACTCGGGTTTTCGTCAGTTTCACTGCTCCAACACTATTCCATTGGGAGAGAAAGGTGGGTTAAGCGGTTCATCATTAATACCTTATACATCTAGTTTGGTAAAAATAATAAAAGAGGAATATGAAGATGTTACGGTTATAGCGGGTGGCGGTGTATCCAATAAAGAAGTGGCTGATAAGTATTTAAAATTGGGAGCAGACCATGTATCGGTTTCTAGCGCGTATTTTAATCCGCTTAATTTATTATTTCTTCGTTTTTAATTCTAATTATTTTTACTTTTATTTTTTGGGTTCACAATTGCCCGTTTTCTTATTGCGTCGTGTACCATTAGGACAACGCTTGCGTTTAGTCTGACTTTTAGGTTTGGATTTTGCATTTGGCTTTGGCTTTGGCGATGGTGTTTTTTTCTTGGGTTCCTTTTTTTCTACTTTTTCTTCGTGTTTCAAATAACCAGTATTTTTTTCTTCTCTCTCTAAGGTTTTTTGTAATAAATCATCACCAAAAATATTATCAACCATTTTACGCCCTTTAAAGATTTCATATAAACCGATGAAATGAGCTTTTTGAAATTTCCCTTTCATTCTTAATTTTTTATTATTGGTTAAATAATGTCTTAATAATTCTAAACGAATCTGAAATCTAGATTTATCTGGATGAGCAGCAACATGTTCTGCTAAATCCGCTTTTAATTGCATAGCAATTTCGGGATGTTTTTTTAATTTTTCTTCAAGTTCTTTAAGTAATTCTAATTGCTTTGGTAAGTTTTCAGCACGAGGTCCATAAATGCGTTTTTCTTCCTCAGTGCGTCGTGTTGGAATAGTCCAACCTTCCAAGATATCTTCGCTTTCTTTCCATTGGCGTGATGTTAAAGGCATATTATTAAATATATATTTAAGATAGATAAAATATATATTTTATAATTTATTTACTTTTTACGGTGTTTTTTAGACTTTCTGTTCTTTTTTGTCTTTCTTTTTTTTTTAGTTGATTTAGACTTTTTATTTGACTTATTCTTCTTTGGCTTTCTAGTTCGTTTTCTTTTCTTTTTGCCGCCAATTATATTGTTAGGGTCTTGGTCTCTGCGTTGAAATTCAGGTGGAGATCTGTGATTATATTGTCTTGCTAAATTACGAACTCTTTGAAGATAATCCAACCTATCTTGTTGTCCAAGAGCTCCTGAATCCATTTCATCCTGATAAATTGTATCGAAAAAATTGGATCTTCCGTCAGCTACTAAATTTGGGTCGGCTCCATTTCTTAAAAGCACTTCTAATATAGGTAAAATATTATCATCATTTGGATTTGTTAATGCGGTTGTTAATGTAGTTTCTCCCCAAGCATCATCGCCAGGATAATAATTAGCAGCATCTGCTCTTTGCTCTCTTGTATTTCCGACTGAGTTTATTAATTCTTCTACTAAATCTGCATTCCCTACTGAAACTGCATAGGATAAATAATGTCTTGGATCTTCATGATTCTCTCTGATAATTCTAGGAACATTACCTAAGTTTTCCTGTGTTTGATCGCCCATATAAGTATCAATTGCTTGAATTACCGGATTAACGGGACGATTAGGAACAGGAGCAGGACCAGCAGCAGGAGCTGGATCTGGTCCCCGAATATTATCATCAATTATTTGAATTCTGTCAGCCATAATTATTACTCTATATAATAATCATAGAAAAAACTTATTTACGATGTTTGCGTGTTCGTCTTGACTTACGCTTTTTATTTTTACTTGACTTACGCTTTTTATTTTTATTTTTCTTCTTCTGTGTGCGTTTTCTTTTTCGTTTTTTACCACCAATTCTGTCTCTTCTTTGATGAATCATATCTTTAATATTTTCTAATATCCGAATATCGGCTTCTTTATTATTTTTTGCTCTTAATGTATTAATTTCAGAGTCAATTACATCATCAACACTTTTTCCATCAACAACCTCAGATGGGTTAGCACCTCTATTCAAAAGAGTCTCAATTATATCTCTTACTTTATCCCAATGACTATCTGGATCTATTATAGCAGCCATCATTGGTGTTTGTCCTTCTATAACCGAATTTACATCACCACCATTATCAATAATTGTATCAACGAGCTCTGGTTCTCCAACTTTAACGGCATAATGTAAAGTATTATTTTTTACATCTGGTGTAGCTTGACTTAAAAGTGATTCAATTGAATCGAGTGAATCTTGTGCAGAAAATCCTTCTTGATAATTAACCAAATATTCATCTATTTCATTCCTTAATTCATCTATTTCATCCCTTATATTCTGATTTATATCCATTTATATAATCATTAGAAAAAATATAATAAAAATTATTAATTTTTATTTAAACTGCTAACATACATGCCATATGACATAAAATCACTAAATGTTTTTGGTGGATGTGCTTTGAGTAATTTTTCCATCTGCTGTTTAGCTTTTCTCTCTTTATCGGCTTTTTTCAGAAATTTTAAATAATTATCTACGACTTCTTGTGGAAGACCTGATAAATAAAACATATTATATAATAGGAAACATTTTTAATTTATAATGTGATTTATTGATTTTAATTCAATTCTGCAAGTTTTTTCTTAATTTGTTTTAACTTATCACTAATAGTTAATTTCACAGATTTGCTTCCAGCTATCTGTTTTGTTTTCATATTGGGATGTTTTTCAATTCTAAAAAATTCACGATAAAGCTGTTTTTCTTTATTGTAGCACTCTTTACAGTAATAAACATACTTTGGTATCATTTCCTGTGTTATTCCATTTGGTAGCTCCCGTGCATTTGTCTTACGAGCTCTTTTTGTACCTTCTTTGATACCTTTACTGTTTTCCTGTTGTTCTTTTTGTGAGGCTATTCGTAAATTTTCAAATGTATTATTTAATGGATCTTGGTCTATATGGTCAACACTAATATTTTTTGTTCCTTTTCCATTGCCATAACATCCTGTTATAATCTGATGAATAAAAAGGCCTGATGATTTAAAATGGGTTGTAATATATCCATTTGTGTCTTTATAGAAAGTCAATTTATTTCCATTATTATTTTTAATTTCAAAATTTAAGATTTCACTGTAAGATTTTTCACATAATTTAATTAACGTATCACTTTCAACATACATCAAAATAATTTTTTTATCATCTTCATTAACATACCAAATTGGATTTTTCATAATATATGCACTTTTACCATTTCTATTAAAATGTCCATTTTTATAGGATTGAACATTAAAATTATTATTGACAAAATTATTAAATTTATGATAAATTTCTATATTATCCCTTCGTAAATCGAATTTATCTCCATTTTTAAACATAAAATTTATATCACACGCATTGAAATGATAAATAAACTCCTTATATGTAATTTTTTGTAAGTTTCTCTTGTAATACGGTAATCCTGTATCTAAACATATCTGTGTAAACGATTTATTATGATTTATAATACTAAATAGATCTTTTAAATCAACCTTAATTTTTATTTTATTTACCTTTATTATACCATAAATAATATTGGTTCTCTTATCCTTTTCGTAGTTGTAATTCATATTATTATTATTAATAGTATGAAGTATTTAAATATTTTGTTATTCAAACTAATAATATATTTAATTAGTTAAATTTAATTGCTATAAGCTAAACCACCCATACCCGACATGACGCGGAGGACGTTGTAGTTAGTGGCGTAGACGCGGACCTTGGCAGTGTTGGTACCGGCAACAGTGGCGTTCGAGAGGACAAGCTGGAGAGTGGCGTTGTCGATGCGCGAGAAGTTGCACGATCCAGATGGCTGGTGCTCCTCTGGCTTGAGGGCGAACGAGTAGACGTTGATACCAGTGTCTGGTGTGCGTGTGTGGTGCTGGTATGGCTGGACGAGGTCGAAGTATGTACCTTCACGCTCAGAGAAGCGGTCCTGGCCGTTAAGCTGGAGCTTGGCAACAACGACTGGGTTCTGTCCCCAACAGTGAAGGTCGAGGGCAGTCTCAGCAAGGACGAATGTACCGGCATCGGAGACAGTAGAGTTTTCATCAGAGCTGAAGTTTGGCTGCGAGTAAGAAACGCCAGGCCATTCTCCTGGGGCAACTTGGCCGCCGGTGCCAATATCGGTCGCACCAGCATCGTCGAAGATACCATTAGCAGTCACAAAGAAACCAGAGGTTGTGGCATTACTTCCTCCAAAGGCGTGGATTGCGTTAGGAAGCGAGTCGAGGGCATCAGTGTAGTTAAATGGCTGAGCACCTAAGAGACCGAAGAGCGAGTTACCGCAGACGAGCGAGGCGCAGTAGTCAACGTTGGCATCTGGCTGAACAACCCAGACAAGCTCTTTGCAAGGGTGGTTGAAGTTGAGCTTGATCTTGTTGGAAGATGAACCGACGGATTCATCACCAGTGAATTGAAGCTGCTCGATGAGGTACTCGTGTGGGTTTTGGGCCATGCGGCGACGCTCGTCAGTGTCAAGGAAGACATAGTCGACGTAGAGCGAGGCAGCAACAAGTGACTGACTGTAAGCAGCAGTGACCTTGTGGGAAACTGCGGCAGCACCACCAAGTCCTTCAACAGCCCACAAGCACTCATCAATTGGGCGAAGGTCAAGGTTGATCTTGACTTCGTGGTATTGAAGAGCAATGAGTGGAAGGGCGAGACCTGGGTTGCGGCAGTACCAGAACTGGAATGGTACATAGAGAGTGGTTTCTGGTAAAGCATTGCGTGGTTCGCAAACTTGCTGAACTGCATCATTGTTACATGGCGAATCAACAGGTGAGAATATTGGGTCAGTGATGTAGGTCAACTGAGTAGTTTGACCAACCATGGCTTTGTATCCCTTTTCCTGGGCGGCTGGGAGCGAAAGCTGGTTCCAGATGTGCATCCAGTCACCATATTGGCGATCGATGCGCTGACCTCCGATTTCGACTTCAACCTGAGCAATGAGCTGCTCTCCTGGGAAATCTAACCAACGAGCGAAGACACCATTGTTTCTTTCTGGATTTTGACCAGCTGGATTTCTCATACCCTGGTTGATTTCAGGAAGAGTTACCTGAAGGTATGTGCGGTAGGCAAGGTCACCATTGCGCGAGATTGTGCAGGTGACACGGCGACCGAAGTCGGCCTGACCGTTGAATGTCTGTTCGATCGATTCAACAGCGAAGTTAGTGTGGCGGCGGTAAGTAACCTTCCAGAAAGTGATCTGGGGGTTGCCGGTGAGATAGACGTCTTGGGCGCCATAGGCGACAAGCTGCATTAATCCTCCTCCCATAGTATTATACAATCCCTAAAGAAAAAAATTTGGTAGATTTACGCGAAATTATATTTTTACAAACAAAAAATATTTGGAAAAATATACTAATTATTTACCTTCATTTTCTAAGTTATTTATATCCAAATTAGAAGTGACGAATTTTTTTAAATAGGAATCTAATAATACCTCTTTTTTTCCCTCATGGTTCTTGGAGAAGACATAATAATCATTATTTTTTTTCACTTTCCAACCGTTTTCCAATGCGTTATAAATGAATGCCATTTTATGCAATTTTATCATATCAACATTTTCTCCTTCTTTTTCCATTTTAATAAAAATAGTATAAGAAATTTTTGAGAATATATCGTATAAAAATCACTCTAAATAATGGCTTTTAAACCGAAACCAGATAAAAAAATTACTTCTGCTCCAATAATTACTCTCGATAAAACCCACGAGCAGAAACTAGAACTGTTTCATCACAATGAAACAATAAAAATTCCTGAATTGGAAAAACAATGTGCTGAATTAGAGGAAAAGGGGGAGTCCACATTACAACTGCGTAAACAGATACAAAAACTTAAAAATGAAAAGAAAAAATACTTATTGGAAAATTCCAAATACGTATTTGACTATTTCGAAAATAAGAAAGATATTTCGGAAGATAATACAAAACCCAAAATTTTGGATAATTTTTTCAATACAAATAAGGAGAAGAATAAGAAGATACTACAAACACACAATGAGACCGTAGAAACTTATTTTAAAAGCGTCGACCCAAAATATCTGAATATGGATTCTTATTATTATGATAATGATGTTTGTTCTCATTGTGAAAAAGGAGAATTAATTCCAATTGAATATGAAGGTATAATGGTTTGTAATCAATGTTATCGTAATACGCCTTATATTTTTCAAAAGGAAAAACCTTCTTATAAAGAACCTCCTCAGGAAATGTGTTTTTATGCATACAAGCGTATCAATCACTTCCGCGAAATCTTGGCGCAATTTCAAGCAAAAGAAACCACGCAAATTTCGGATGAACTTATTGATAAAATTAAAGCACAAATTACGAAAGAGAGAATACCATTAAGTGAATTAACAAGTGCTAAAACGAAAAATATATTGAAAAAATTGGGCTATAATAAATACTATGAACATATACCATTTATTAAAGATCGACTGGGTATAAAACCCCCCGTAATGACACCTGATTTGGAAGATAAATTATGTTCGTTATTTTTGGAAATTCAACGACCTTATTCACGGGTTTGTCCAGATAATCGTGTTAATTTCTTAAATTATTATTATACAATTTATAAATTATGTGAAATGTTAGGGCAAAACCAGTTTCTTCCTTACTTTCCGATGTTGAAGGATAGAGAGAAAAGAATAGAACAGGACGAAATATGGAAAAAAATTTGTAAAGAACTAAATTGGAGATTTATAGCGACTATCTAAGATAGTGACCTTTGGGTAGTTTAACCCTTGGTAGTTTTTTTACAATTCCATCAACATTGCTCTCTGTTTTTTCTTACCAACAATACATTCAAAATCTTTTACAAGTGGCATCAGCGATTTTTTTACAATAAATGACTCCTCACATTGCTTTCTAAGCATTTCAATATATCTTTCTCTGATATGAATAGATTCATTTTTACTAACGTGATATTGACCATATTCGAATCTTTTTGAAATAATTTTTTCTCTTTTAGCTGTTCCTATATTTTTATCTGATGATGGTACATTAATAATATGATATAGTTCAATATATATATCTTGTGACTGATCTATTTTTCCAATACCTAGCCAATATTTTTTATCTTCATTTTGAACTTCCACGTATTCAGTTACTCGAATCATTTCTTCTTTGGAGGGTACGTTTGACATTCTTGTAATTGTATATTTTAACTAATTATTAGTTTTAGCTAAGTATAGTTCAATTTTTATAAATAAAAATGTATTTTTATAGTATATCTTATATATGGAAAAAGTTTCTGTTATAATACCAACTTTTAATAGATTTAATTATCTATTAAAAACAATTGAATCAGTTAAAAAACAAACTTACAGTAATATTGAAATTATTGTAGTAAATGATAGATCAAGTCAAAAAGAATATTATGATTACGATTGGGAAGGTAATAATATTGTAATTATACATTTAGATCTAAATTCAAAACAAAAATTTGGTTTTGCGTGTGCTGGTTTTGTTAGAAATAAAGGAATTGAGATATCTTCTGGTAAATATATCGCTTTTTGTGATGATGATGATATTTGGTTTCCAAATAAAATAGAAATACAATTAAAAGCTATGCTAGAAACCGGTTGTAAAATGTCTTCAACTGATGGTTTAATTGGAAATGGTATATTTAATCCTACAAAATCATATAAAAAATATAATGCTGAACATTATTATTACACATTACAAAATATTTACAAAAAAAGAAATAGTAATTTACTAGAAAATGAATTTCCTAAAATATGGACACTTGATTTTTTAAAAATTCATAACTGTATAATATGTAGTTCAGTTTTAATAGAAAAAAGTATATTAAATAAAATTAATAATATGAAATGTGTACAAAATGGTAGAGAAGATTATGATTGTTGGCTAAGAGCATTAGAACATACAGACAGTGTATATGTAGACGATGTATGTTTTTATTACGATTCAGGTCATGGGGATGGACAAAACTACTAATTAGTTATTATAAAAGATTAGATGTCCAGATAGTGGCTCCCTTTGGTAATAATGTTTCCTTACCATAATCAGATTCTCTTTTTTTATTTAAATCACGCAAAAGAACACCATCTTTTGGAGTTCGCACTACGAAACGTCCGTCTTCACGTTTTCTTACAATCCATCTATATCTTGCTCTTTTATTGTTAGGCAATTCTACTAATATAACTTTTCCAATATAATGACCGAAATTTGTTTTCCCCATTTATTATTTTTAAGTTAGAAATAAAAATAATAAATTTATACTATTTATGCTAGTGTGTTCCAGGCAGCATTTACTGCTTCATTAGCATTATTAGCTCTTCCATCATTTAAAAATTGGAGTGATGTATCAATTAAATGTGTTAATGCTTGTATGTGACCCTCATCTTGTAGATCTATTGCTGTTCCTTTACTTTGTGCGACTTGTCCAATGGCATGCGCGAGATCTATAACAGCAACGGGTGAATTACCACCATAGCGGTCTAATGCGGCTTGAACTAATCTTATAAGAGGAGCTGGCAATCCATTTCTTTCAACCATTCTTACAGCGATATCATTTCGCGTTCTCATAGATGAAGGATTTTGTGATTCAGCTATTATTTCTAACTGGTCATTGAGTCGTGCTTGCTGCATCCAAGGTCCTCCGTCAGGAATAGCATAGCCTGCTATACTGTGAATTGCAGGAACAGTCCCCGTAACTCTAAATTGTGTATTATGTCTAGCTATTGCATGTGCTGCCTGACCATTATGAGGACTAATTATTTCTCCTCGTCTCACTTGTGGAATTGCCAATTGAACTTCTTGACTTGGAACTTCTTCGGCATCCAATTGTGCCTGTAATCGTCTAGCCATTTCCTCATCACCTGCTGTATCTTCGCTTGCACCTGCTCCTCCTGTATCTTCGCTTGCACCTGCTCCTCCTGTATCTTCGCTTGCACCTGCTCCTGCACCTAAGGCAGCTGCGTCCTCAGCATTAAGTTGTTGTTGAAGTAAAAGAGCAGCTTGATAGTTTTCTTCTTCTTCTCTTTGGCGTTGTATTCTTTCTACTTGTTCTCTTTCTGCTTCGGCTTGTGCTCGGTCTCTTGAAGCTTGATCTCCCGTAGCTTGCTCTCTGGCTGCTTGTTCTCTGGCTGCTTCCGCTTGTGCTTGCTCTCTGGCTGCTTGTTCTCTGGCTGCTTGCTCTCTGGCTGCTTCTCGGTCTCTTGCAGCTTGCTGTCTGGCTGCTTCCGCTTGTGCTTGCTCTCTTGCAGCTTGCTGTCTCTCTGCTTCCGCTTGTGCTTGCTGTCTCTCTGCTTCCGCTTGTGCTTGCTGTCTCTCTGCTTCCGCTTGTGCTTGCTGTCTCTCTGCTTCCGCTTGTGCTTGCTCTCTTGCAGCTTGCTCTCTTTGCTCTCTTTGCAGTCTTTCTGCTCTCTCTCTTATAGCTCGCTGTGTTTCTGCTTGTGCTTGCTCTCTTTGCGCTGTTGTAGATTGCTGACTGGCTGCTCGCTCTCTTAGAACTCTTGCAGCTTGTTCTCTTGCTTGTGAGCTTACTAATGGACTAGCTGCTCTTGTTCCTGGTAAAACCGCTGGTCTTGGTGTTTCTCTTCTTGCTTGTGGAGCTTGTGCAACATCCGAGGGAGCTGGTGCTGGGGCAGATTGCTCTTGCATTCTAGCTTGTGCTCGTGCTTCTTCTCTTTCTGTTGCTTCGCGTTCAGCTTTTTTTTGAGCAGCCAATTTTTTCAAAGCAGCTTCTCGCTCATTGGCTCTTTTTCTTGCTTCCATTTTTGCTTTTAATTCTTTTTGCTCTTTTTGCTCCTTTAACCATTTTGCTGCTTCTTCATTTCTTTTCTTTTCTGCTTGCTGTTTTGCTTCTCTGGCTGCTCTTCTTGCTTCTCTTCTTTTTTGTTTTTCAACTGCTTCTTCTGCTTGCTGTTTTGCTGCGGCTTCTTCTCGCTCGCTTGCTGTTGTTGCTTCTCGCTCGCTTGGTGAGGCTACTCTTCTTGCTACTGCTGCTGCTGGTGCTGTTTGTTCTTGCTGCTCTGTTGATGGTGCTGTTCGTTCTCTGTTTGCTTTTCTTGCTTGTTCTTCTGCTGCTGCATTAGCTTTTAATCTTTCAGCTCTTTCAGCTCTTTGTTTTTCTCTTTCTCTTTCTCTTGCTGCTCTGCGTTCATCTTGTATGCGTCTATCTTCTTCTTCTCTTTCTTTTCTTTTAGCTTCTGCTGCCGCTTCGGCTTCTGCCTTAGCAGCTTTTTCAGCAGCCTTAGCAGCCTCTCTTTGTGCAAATATTTTTCTTGCTCTGTCCTTTGATCTATCTATACGAGAAGTCTCAGCATATTCTATATCTTGTACGGCTTTTAATAGTGAAAATGTATCCTTCCCTTCATTGCTAGCTTGTTCCAAAGCAGCTTGTGCTTCTGCAAGACGTCTTCTGTAATTTCGTTCGGCTTCCTCTTCTTCTCTTAAACGTCTTTCGGCATCATCATCTTTGGCTCCGCCACCAGCACCACCAGCACCACCAGCACCACCAGCACCATTAACTCCTCCTCTTTTATTTCTTTTACGTGAATACTGATTTCGCTTTTTTAAATGCTTTTTAGTGCCCCTTTTTTTCCCAACATGTTTTTTACTTAAATGTTTTTTCCCTAAATGTTTTTTGATAGAGATATTTTTAGTTCTCTTTGTTAATTTACCTTTCATAACCTATATATTAGCTTATGAAAAAAATACATTTATACGATTATAAATTTAAAAAATTTAACTGCCGCGTAATTCCGTAAATGCAGTTTGAGCTGCTTGTTCTGGTGTGTGAGCTATACCTAAATTCAAGTGATTAATCATTGTTTGAACGAAAATTGTATAATCTCGAATAAATCCCTCTTCGTCTTCAATGTTAACTACGTCAACCCCTGTATTTTCAATAGCTATAAGAGCGTCTACTGTTATTTCAATAGCAGCATAAGGAGTATCTGCATCATAATGTTGAAGTGCTGTTTCAGTAATATGTAATAGTTGATGTCTTATATTTTCTGGAATTCCTCTGAGACTTCTCTCTTCAATGCCTCTCATTATTTCCATTCTTCTCGCATATGCTGGTGGGTTTTGTACCTCAGCACCACGTTCTAATTGTCTCTGAATAAAAGCTTGGCGAATATACCCACCACCAGCTAAATGTGGATTAGCAGTTACACCAGTTAAGCCTGCTAAATGGCGTGGTCCTCCAAGGGCATTATGTTGGTGAACCACTGCACCTGCTACACCTATATCAAATAAACCTCTTTGATGTGGCTGACTTAATGCTGCTTGTAATTGTAATGGATTTTGAGTAACTTCATCTCCAATAACAGGTACTAAATGGCCTGAGGCAAAAGAGCTTGGTGATGTTCCGGTTTCATAATCCATAGGAAGTCCTTCGTTACTATCACCTGCTCCGCTTGCACCTGCTCCGCTTGCACCTGCTCTCCTTGCACGTAATGCAGCTGCGGCTTCGTCTAAAAGTTGTTGTTGAAGCAAAAGAGCCTCCTGAGAGATTTCATCTCTTTGGTGTCGAATTCTTTCTCCGCTTGACTCTGATGCTCCACTTGCACCTGCTCCACTTGACCCTGATGCTCCACTTGCACCTGCTCCGCTTGGAGATGCAGTAGTACCTCCTCCATCACCACCATCTGGACCTTGACCTGCATCAGGTTGTTCGCCTGGTCGATATAATGCAGATACTGGAACTTCTTGTAATGGTCGTGTAATAGGAGTTCTACATTTAGGACAATTTCTATGACCGCTTTCCATTGCCTCACGTAAACAATCCTCATGAAAAACGTGACTTGCTTGATCAAACTGATTAGGGGGTAAATTATCAGGACTTGGATGGGCACGAACTAACCGTTCTTGTTCTTCTCCTGCTTCTGTAATCAAACCTCCAAGACAAAGTGGACACTCATCGCCCTTCTCCGCTCCCCCACGCATTTTTCTGTTTTTACGTAAAGTCTTCTTTTTAGAATTAACATTTCTGCGACGAGATTTTTTCCCTAAATGTTTTTTACTTAAATGTTTTTTTCCTAAATGTTTTTTTCCTAAATGTTTTTTCCCTAAATGTTTTTTGATAGAGATATTTTTAGTTCTCTTTGTTAATTTACCTTTCATAACCTATATATTAGCTTATGAAAAAAATACATTTATACGATTATAAATTTAAAAAATTAACGTCCGTATAATTCTGTTAATGCAGTTTGAGCTGCTTGTTCTGGTGTGTGAGCTATACCTAAATTCAAGTGATTAATCATTGTTTGAACGAAATTTGTATAATCTTGAATAAATCTTGCTTCATCTTGGATGTTAGTTAAGTCAAGTCCTGCATTATGAAGAGCTGTAAGAGCGTTTACTGTTATATCAATAGCAGCATAAGGAGTATCTGCATTATAATGTTGAAGTGCTGTTTCTGTAATATGTAATAGTTGATGTCTTATATTTTCTGGAATTGCTCCAAGTCTTCTGTCTTCGGAATATCTCATTATTTCCATTCTTCTCGCATATGCTGGTGGGTTTTGTACCTCAGCACCACGTTCTAATTGTCTCTGAATAAAAGCTTGGCGAACGTATCCACCACCAGCTAAATGTGGATTAGCATCAACACCAGTTAAGCCTGCTAAATGGTGTGGTCCTCCCAAAGCATTGTGTTGTTCAACAACAGCTCCTGCTACACTTATATCAAATAAACCTCTTTGATCTGGATGACTCAATGCTGCTTGTAGTTGAACTGGATATTGAGCAACTTCATTTCCAATAACAGGTACTAAATGGGCTGGTCGTGCTTCTGAAACATCCCAATCCATAGGAACTACTTCGTCCCTAGCAGAATCACCTGGTACAGCTAAGGCAGCTGTTGCTGTTCCGGCACTAGGCACAGCTACTGCACCTGCACCACCATCTGGACCTTGACCAGCATCTGGTGCAGGTTGTTCGCCTGGTCGATATAATGCAGATACTGGAACTTCTTGTAATGGTCGTGTATTAGGAGTTCTACATGTAGGACAACCTCTATGACCGCTTCTTATTGCCTGTCGTAAACAATCCTCATGAAAAACGTGACTTGCTTCATCAAACTGATCAGGAGGTAAATTAGCAGGACTTGGGTGTGCACGAACTAACCGTTCTTGTTGTTCTCCAGCTTCTGCAATCAAACCCTCTTGGCAAATAGGGCAGTTATCGCCTTGCTCTGCTCCTCCACGCAATTTTCTCTTTTTACGTAAGGTCTTCTTTTTAGAATTAACATTTCTGCGTCGTGATTTTTTTCCTAAATGTTTTTTACTTAAATGTTTTTTTTTCCCTAAGTTTTTGTGTGTAACACGTTTAGTAAATCGTTTAGATTTTGGCATTTATAATATTATGGTAGAAAAAAAAATAAAACTACCTGATTATGATATAATTTTTAATTTAAAAATAAAAATTATATATTATAATCTTTTTCTAAAATTAACCTTTTAAAAAAGCTTAACCAAAAATTTTTACAAGTTTACATTTACATACGTGGGAATCCAACAAGGTTGGCGCCAACACCGAAACCGGCGCCAGAGCGGGCTTGTGTGGCCATTGATGGGACGTATGTATCAAGGATGGAGAATGTGGCAGCAGCGGTAAGTGCAATAAGAGCAATCTCATCAAGGTTAAGCGATCGCTTAGGGATCGAGTAAGCAACTAATGCAACCATAAGACCTTCAACGAGGTATTTGATAGCGCGTTTAAGCAATTCTTTAAGATCAACCATATCAGTAAGCATTGTTTATAATAAAGAATAAGAAAAAAAATCTACTTAAAATCATTAATTTAAAAAAGGATATAAATTATGACAAGCCAGGATTCATATCAACCAAGATTTACCCCGGATGGCAAAGAAAACCCTAAATTTGTGGATTTATTAGAGGAGGACAAGCCCATCGCCAACCAAAAATTTGTTTGTGTTTCATTCGTTTCACCAGAAAATATTTTAAAAGATAAGCATGCCTTTTATTTTGAGAAATTCCTAAAAGAGTGGGAATTCACCAAGGTTTTGGAGAAGTATCGTCAATTTATGCATTTCCTCTCATATAAATATAATCTGTCATTCGATGCCTTAAATTCAGATCTTGATGAATTTGCTTTGGAAGAAAAAGATAATTTAAAACAAACAGCTATTGATGATGATTTTAAGACCTTTGTTGATAACAGTGAGGAGGCTCTAAATGCCGCCTTTGCCAAGGAACACGAATTTCAGACATCGGTTCGTTCTGTGAAAATTCGCGGTGTTTTCCCTACACAGGAGGAAGCAGAATTGCGTTGTAAAATGTTGCGTGAATTAGACCCTAATCATAATATCTATGTTGGTCCTGTTGGAATGTGGATGCCTTGGGAACCAGAGGCATACAAGACTGGTCGCGTTGAATATCTGGAAGATGAGCTTAACCAGCTTATGCATGAAAAGACTAAAAATGAAAAGCGCGATAAGGAAGCCTTTGAAAAACGTGTTAAGGATGCCAAACAGAAAGCTATTCAGGAAAATATTAAGGTGGCGCAGGAATCTGGAAACAAACTTACTCAGAACATTGATAAGAATGGTAACCTCTATGATATTCGGACTGAGACAGGTGAAGAAGGAAATATGGATACAACATCTGTTGCTGATATCAAGAGTGAACTTTTCGATAATCCAAACATTGTTCCAGACACAGAAAAGGGCGAGCAACCAGTTAGAATGCATCAACAGACTATGGATAGTTTGACTGCAAATGCAAATACTAATGAAATTGTAAATGAAGTTATTGAAGAAGAGTAAAAAGAGTAAAAAGAGTAATAAATTACTGATTAAATAATTGATATAAATTTATTGTACTATTATTTTTATTAATAGTATAATATGATACATAAAGTGAAAAATCGTTGCTTTCATTGTGAAAAGAAAATTATACCAAGTATGCGAGGTATGCCTTGTAAATGCGGACACGAATTTTGTAGTAAACATCGACTCCCAGAAATGCACAAGTGTACGTTTGATCCCAAAGCAGAGCATTTTAAAAAATCAGAGGAACGCGTTGCTGCAATGAAATGTGTTGCCAGAAAAGTTCAAGAAATTTAAAACTAAACCCAAATTTATGTAAATTATATTTTATATTACACTATTCCAATCATTACCAATACAGGTGTTGGGTAAATCGATTTATCATCAGTAGCATTATAAAGACTAACATTTCCTCCTAATACGGGAACCTCATATTCCTTACACTTTTTTGTTAAATTTTCTAAAAATGCTGCCATATTACCGAGTGAATCTTTTGGATGTCCGTAATTCAAACAATTTACTAATCCTAATGGAGAAGCATGATTTTCTTTTTGTCTTTGGTAACATTCGTCAAATGATTCTCCCCACGAAATTACCAATTTTTTATTCACCTCATCAATATTTAACATACTATAATTTGTTTTCCCTCGCCCTGTAAAAAGTGTTCGACATCCAATACTTCTATCATAATTATTCCATAGTTCTTCTCTATGTGTTTTTGAATCGAGACAAACACGATTACGCTTATGAAGCAATGGGTCTTCTCCAACATTTAAGTCCCACATTTCGGTAGGGTCATCGAAATCCGTCATTTTTTCACTAAATAAAATATCAGCATTATTATTAACGACTTCGTATTTTCCTGATGTATTCACTTCTCCTACTACTTCATATTCCAATTCCCATTTTTTAAAGATATTAAATACTTTTTCTATATTTTCTGGTTTAACTACTAACAACATTCGTTCTTGGGATTCTGATATTAATTTGTCACACTCATCTATTGATGAGCCATTTTTTTGCGGAACTTTATCCACATTCATTACGCAGCCCAAGTCTTCACTTGTTTTATTTCTACCGCGTAAAACCACTTCCACAGATGAGCAGAGAAGACCACCTGCCCCCATATCTTGCATACCTTGTAATAAATCAGCATCCACGATTTCCAAACACGCCTCCATTAATAATTTCTCTAAAAAGGCATCACCCTTTTGAATATTACTTTTAAGCGCTTCCATATCGCTATCGCTAGTAAACTCCGCTGATGCCATAGCAGCACCATTTATACCGTCATTTCCTGTACGGCTTCCAACATATACCAATAAATCCCCAGATTCTTTGGCATTTCCATATACAATTTTATCTGTTTTAACCAAACCTAAACAGGCCACATTCACCAACGGATTTTTATTATAAATGGCTTCCCGATAACAAGAACCTCCAATATTGGCTATACCTATACAGTTTCCATATTCTGCTATACCTCGAACAGCCTCACGCAAGAGTCGAGATGAATTATCATCATTTTCCTCCCCAAATCGTAAAAAATCTAAAAGGGCAATGGGACGTGCTCCCATAGTAAAAATATCACGGATAATTCCACCAACGCCTGTTGCCGCTCCATTATATGGGTCAATAAATGTAGGATGATTATGGCTTTCTATACGTATAGCTATACCGTACCCATCACCAATATCCACAATGCCAGCATTTTCACCTGGACCTTGAATGACATGTTCTCCTGATGTGTGTAATTTTCTTAAAAATCTGCGCGTACTTTTATAAGAAATATGTTCACTATTCATCAAGTTTTTTACTTCGTATTCAAATTTACTTCGTAATTCTGCTAAGCGTTTTTCTCTCCTATCATTGGCAATAAAAAGTAGCATTTCTTTTATTTCTTCACAATGAGTGCGTTCTGGATGAGGCATCATCCCATAAACTAAACCATTTTTATCACAAACACCTGCAATATTATCCATTGAACCATTCTCTGATTGATATTCATTATCATTATATGTAGCAAAAATTTGTGAGGGTGGAAGGGGATAATGTGCTACATCGTATACATATCTTCCATAAGAGTTAGCAACTTCAAGAGATACATTTTTCCCTGATGGGTGTAAAACACAATTAACATGTTTACACGTAAATCGCTTATTCAAGTTTAAGTTAAGATTTCCAGGAAGAAGTCCCATCTGTGTTAATATTTGAAACCCATTACAAACACCAAATATAGGTATTCCCATTCTATGAGCTTTATAAATAATCTCACTCACTGGCGATTCTAGTGCCTTTTTTCCTGGGTTCATAATAAAATCGTGCGTAGCATATTTGTAATCACGGTCGCCAAAAGCAAAACCACCTGGAATAATAAGCAGGTCTAATGGACGCCACTTTGTTTCGGTATGCCATATGAAAAAACTTTCCGGAAAATATCTTTTCATATCCTCGGCACAATTAGAACCCGGATATACAATAATTCCAATATTTAGAGTCATATAGAGAATATTGGAATTATTCATTTAAATTCTATTTTTACAAATCAAACATACGTCGACAGGCCAGTGCTACATTATTTGGCTCCAAAATTGTCATAGATGGTACAGCACTTGGCATTTGGGTACTCGAATGCAGATTCACATACATATCCATCTTGTCTTTAAATGGAGGACAAGCAATAACGGGTGCCTTTGTATTACATGCCACCACTCCTGAAAGCGCATTACTGCGACCAGCTACTGTAATATAAATAATTCTATTAATTGATGCTTCCAAGCGGTCTAAAATTTCTAGAAGTTGTCGCGTTTTCTTGTGAGCCGAACAAATATGCGACTCGAACCTAATTCCCTGGGTTGTGAGTTCGTGCTGAATTTTTTCTACGTGTGTAGCATCACTTGGTGAACCACTCAGAATGACTGCTAGACAATCGCGTTTTTTCCCAACTAATCTATTGTAAAGTTCTTGATAGCAGCGTAAAACGTGGTCTTTGCAATGCTGAGGAATTTCGGGAATAGCTTCATTGTAAGGGTCACATCTAGATTTCACATAGTCGCGTACTGAATCCTTATCAAGTTTCTCTGGCTCCTCTCCATTGGAAAATCGCGCTGAGTATGAAGAAGCGCGCCAGAAACGGCTGCTATCACAAGTGTGTACTTCATCAATTAATACAATATTACCTTGTTTATCATAACCGAATTCATATTTTGTGTCTACAAGAATGAGACCTCGTGATGCCGCTTCGCTTTGTCCGAAAGCAAAAAGTTCCTGAACTACTTTCTTAATATGGTTAAGTTCATCCGCATTGAGGATTCCACGATCCAATATATCTTGACAACTAAGTGGTTCGTCATGTTCATCCTTCGTTGTAGGGGTTAAAACTGGCGATTCCAAACGCTGATTTTTCACCAAACCATCAGGAAAATCAATGCCACAGTAAGTACGCGCTCCATTCTTATAATGCGTCCAAAGTGATGTACTTGTTGAACCAGTAATATATCCACGTACCACAAATTCGAGTGGAATAACTCTACATTTTTTCACAAGCATGTCTTTTCCATTCTTTGCTACCAAATGATTAGGAGTAATATGCTGGGTTTTACCAAACCACCAAGACGCTGTCTTACATAGAAGTTCTCCCTTTCCTTCAACATCGCAAATGTGTCGGTCAAATGAGCTCAATCTATCAGAATGATGAATAATATAATGGTCCGTATCAAGTTCATATAAATCACGAACCTTACCGGTTTTTACTTTTGCGTAATTACTAATATTTAATGCCATTCTGAATAAACCATATTAAAATCACTTTAATATTTTTACATAGAATAATTAAATTACCTTTTAATTATGACACTTCCAATAGAAAATTCAAATAATATTTTAATCCTAGGAAACGGAGCAAGAGAGAAAGCATTAGGCGAGGCATTAGAGAGAAATACTAATAATACTAAAATCTACTATGAAAATTCAACTAGCGTGCTAGATATAATAAAAAAAAGTAGTGAGCATCGCATTTGTATGGTCATTCCTTCGAATGAGGAATTTCTCTGTGGTGGCATTGTAGACAATTTTAGGTCATTAATAATAACACAAGAAATTAAGGAGACAGTTATCTTTGGACCAACACAAAAACAGTCGCAAATTGAAGGCTCTAAAAGATTTTCCAAATCATTAATGGAAAAACTTAATATACCAACTGCCGATTACGAATTTTTTCCGCAACATTTATCGGAATTAGTACAAGCTTTTGAAACAATGAATATTAAATGCGAAGATGTAGTTATTAAATATTCTGGCTTAGCCAAAGGAAAAGGTGTTTATCTACCAAAAACTATTAATGAGATGATGGAAAATTTATCTACACTTTATGATGAACATCATTCAAATTGGGAAGGTGTTCTTGTTGAAAAACGACTTACTGGTGTAGAAGTATCTGTATTAGGTTTTTGTAATGGAAGCGAATGTTTTTTAATGCCCCAAGCACAGGATTACAAGAAAATATATGATATGGAATGCGGACCAAATACGGGAGGAATGGGTGCTATTGCGCCTGCCAATATACTAACACAAAATGAATTGTCAGAAGTTCAAAATCATATGAATAAGGTAGTTCAACATTTGGGTTATAAAGGAATTTTATATGCTGGGTTAATGAAGACAAAGGATGGTGTCTTTTTCTTAGAATTTAATTGCCGATTTGGTGACCCAGAAACACAAGTATTATTAAATTTGCTTGATGCTCCCTTGCTCGACATATTCTACGATTGTTTGGAGGGTAAAACCCCCACTATTTGCTGGAAACAAAATACTTATGCAGCCAATGTAGTTTTATCCCATAAATATTATCCATCACGAAAATTAAATCATTTAGTACCTATTTATTATTCTGAACCAATAAACACACAACAAATTAAAATATATGAAGCAAATGTGAAATATATGAAAAACCATCAAAATAAAGTTATACCGATGACTAATGGAGGTCGTGTTCTTTCCGTTGTTTCCGTAGCTAATTCTATGAAGCAAGCCTTACAAAATGTTTATAATAATATTCATAAAATCCGCTTTGATGGTGCTTATTACCGCCGTGATATTGGATTTTCATCAAGACAATTACCAAATCTAATACTAGATCAATCATTTGCATCACCATTAGCATCTCCATTAGCATCTCCATTATCTTCACTAAAAGTTGCTATATTAGCATCGGGTAATGGTTCGTCGGCACAATACCTTCTAGAAAGAACAAAATTTGTAAAACTTATTATGACGAATAATAAGGATGCTGGTGTAATAGAAAAAGCCAAAACTTACAATTTGCCTTACTTTTATATTCAAAAGGATTATGATAAAATGATTAATATACTGAGCCTTTATGAAATAGATATTGTTCTGCTTCTTGGTTTTAATCGAATAGTACCTGCTTCTCTCTTCACCAAATTTTACACCATTAATATTCACCCTAGTTTATTACCCAACTATAAAGGTATGATGGATATGAATATTCATCGCGCGGTTGTAGAAAATAAGGACTTATTTACGGGATGCACATTACATGAAGTTACTGGTGAGGTAGATGGTGGATGGATACTTCAACAAAATCAATTTTGTGTTAATACAGATGATCCAAATACTCTTAAAAAACAAGTCCAGCAATTGGAGAAACTCACTATTTATGATTTTCTAATAACGTACGAAAAACGCATAAAATATGATGTAGACATAGAAGAAGGAAATGCTTTCGTAGAACTTTTAAAGAGAGAAAACCCAAATATTGGCGGATTTTGCGCGGAATACGAGATTCCTATTTCCAATATACAATCCATAGTTTTGGGAGCTGCTGCTGATGGTGTTGGTACTAAATTAGATTTAGCTATCCAGTATAATACTCTTGATAAAATAGGAATAGATTTAGTTGCTATGAATGTGAATGATTTAATAGCAGGCGGATGTAAACCCTTGTTTTTTATGGATTATATTGCTCTTGATAAGATGGATAAGGTGAAATGTCGCGCTATTATTAAAGGCATTTTGAAAGGTTGTGAGTTAGCAGGTTGTAAACTTATTGGCGGCGAAACCGCTGAAATGAAGGGGATTTATCTCAATAATAAGCTGGATTTAGCTGGTTTTTCAATCGGCCAAAAATTAATGACATTGCCTGTTCTCTCTAAAATAAAAGAAGGATGTTCTATCTATGGATTAGAATCCTCGGGTATTCATTCCAACGGATATACACTGGTTAGGAAGCTCTGGAATAATTATCAAGAGAGAAAAAAGAGAGTGCGCGGGGCTGAAATCGAAGAAGATGTACCAAGTATTGAAAGTATTTTAAAACCAACCCGCATATACAGCGAATTATTGGATTATTTTAAGGTATACCGTCCATTTATTTTAGGTATAGCTCACATAACTGGTGGAGGATATCACGATAATATTATACGGATTTTGCCAAGAGATAAGTATTTCGAATTAATTAAATGGGAATTTCCTCCAATTTTTAAATGGATTCAGAGAGAAAGTGGCTTTTCTCGTAGAGAAATGCTTGATACATTTAATTGTGGATATGGTATGATTATTATTACTAAGCCAGATAATGAAATTCCTAATGGGTTTTTACCATTACCGTTTGGAAAAAAACTAGGACAAGTTATCAATAAATAAAAATATAACCATTTTATAGATGGAATTTATATTTTTAAATTGTAAGGATTTTTCAACATTAGATGATAGAATTAAAAAAATATTTGATAAAAAGACTATCCTCGAAGTAACAGCAGAAGGATACAGTGGTAAAGGTGCTAACTATAAGAATTTTAATGTAGATCCAACAAAAGTACAATCAACACCAACCATATACAATAATACCTTATATGAATTTATAGACCCGAATGAAGAGGCACCTTTAACAGAAGACGCCTGGACGCAATACAAAAGACTAAGAGGAATGTCTCCCGATCTACCACAGTCACGAGCAAAATTAGAAGAATTAGGTATATTACCATTTAGATTCATAGATAGAAAGGAATATCCAAGAGTGGTATTATGGGATGATGCTCCTCCTGGTGAACCTCAACCTGTGTGCGGTGGGGAATATAGTGATTATTTTTATGCTTTAATTTTAGATACAACAAATAATGTGGTTGTTGGTCGAGCAATAGCGAATCCTATTACACCAACTGAATTAGACAGTTACACACGTAAAAAATCTGAGTTCAAAGGATTACCAAAAGACATCAAATATATGTATATTTCACGAGTAGATATTAATCCAGAGTATAGAGGTCAAAAAATGTGTGATAAATTAGTAAGTTTTTTAATAAGTAAAATAAGTGAAGAAAAACCTGATTGTAATCATTTTGTTATTTTCAATGCTTCTGGTACAGCCGATGGAATTCCAGCTTGCCGTTGTTATGTTAAAAGTGGAACTGCAGCTGGGTTTACCGTTCACGAAGAACAATGGGGTGAAAGATTAAATGAAATGACATTAGATAAATGTGTTGGAACACAGGAAGGCATGCCTGATATTTATTTTTATGTTAAAACAACAAAGGGTGGTAAAAAGAAAGAGAAAAATAAAAAGAAAAATCGTAATAAAACGCGTAAGATAAAAAGGAAATCCAAAAAAAAATCTCGTAAAACTAAAACAACCAAAAATAGGAAGCACTAATATTCAAAATTTATGTACTTTTTTAAATATTAGAGTGATGTAAGTAAAATGTCAACAGAAAACGACCTCTGGAATATGAATTGGCGATTCGTACAGTCTATAAACGAATTGACCGAGGAAATTATTATTCTCAAAAAGAGAGAAAACAAGCATAAAGAAGAACATTCACAGCTTTTAGAAAATATAGAAGACCTTAAAAGTAAATATTATGTAGCCTTAGCAAATTTAAATTTAGAAAAGCAAAAAAATAAAAGTAAGAAAAGGAAATGGCGTTTGTTTTAATTGATTAGTTCCTTTTTTTCTTACCACATATGGCACCTGTTTTACCTAAATTATATTTTTCATCTATATATTTCATATCTCGCGTAATCTTTTCACAATCTTTGGGATTTTGATAACGACGATAAATACGCAAGATATTTAATCGACCCTTTTTAGCAATAGCAGCTTGGCGCTTTGTTTTTCCCATTCTCTGTATTTCTGTTTGTATCCCTTCATCCAATGCTAATCGGCGTGTGCGTGCTGGATCTTTTAATTTATAATGATATTTCTTACCTTCATAATTAACTGGTTTTAATTTAGGTAATAATTTACGTGTAGTTGATTTACTACTGTTTACTTTTGTGCTTTTTTTTTTTTGCGTTTTATTTTTCTTGGGAGCCATACTCTATATACTAGAAAAATAAAAAATAAAAATAGTATAATTTAGCATGATCTAGGATTGTATCCAATATAATGCTTTTATAAAACAAGTCTTCAATCTTTCTTCATCCATTGTTCTATGGGTCAACCTTATATTAACTTTGTCACCATAAGAAGTAACAGAATAAAGTTGATTACAATTACACGGGGTTACCATTGCATTTATATTAGAAACATCTAATCCATTGCATAAGGTTTTATCCTTATATTGAAAAACATAATTACTAATTATAAAATCCACATTCTCATTCATATATGATATTAAATTTAATGCACTTTCTTTATTTATCATATACAACAATTCCAATGATGATGTAATTATTGGTATTGCTGGTGTCTCTTTGTAAAACTGCATAAAATCATGAACATCACATACAACATTTTCCGGACTATTTGCATTACCATTTGCATTTGCATTACCATTCGCATTTGCATCACTATATGCCGTTTTATTTAGTAAAAACATATATCCCAATTTATTATTATCACCAAAATCACCCTTATTTGACCGTCTATTAAACATTGCTGCTGAGCTTATACAATCTTTCTCGTAATATAAGGAATTGGTTTTCACCAATAATGTATGAATTATTGTGTTAATTGTTATTTTTGTTCCATCGCTACACGAAAATCTTTCGCGGATTTTTTTTAGAAAGGCTAGAGAAATTTCGTCCAAAATCATAAATTTTGCCGGTTTTTTATCCGAAATATTTTTTTGATTTTTCAGAGAAAATCGCAAATAAATTAAATAAATTATTTTAAAAAATAAATAAATTTTCGCGAAAATAGATAAATTCTTTCTCTTAGATGACGATGAATTCGGCGAAAAATTTGGCAATGGCTCATCGAATAGTCCGCCCATAGCCTTTGATACCAAAGCGCCATCACCATATGTATGGTCGCATATAAATAAAATAAAACGCTCTTCAATAATTACACATTCCCATAATGGACGGTGCCCAGGAAATTCTACATTCATCATTTTTTCAATATATTCTTGTTTTTTCAAGGTTTTTTCTTCATATACTTGTGTTTCCCAGCAAATAGGTACATCAACCCATTCACCACTATTATTCAGTGTTTTTTTAAAATGAGGATAACAATAATTATTACCATTACTGTTATCCTCACCAAATATATATTTTAGCCTACTCCTTAACCATTCTATATTTAGTTGTTTTTCATCACTAACATCTATTACCATTTCACTTACAATTCGATGACCTATTTTATCAGTTAAAAATAATTCATAAAATAGTGTCGTTGTTAAATCCCCGCTTATTTTTCTTTTTTCCATTACTAAAAAAATAAGTTAATAATTTTCGAATCAGAACTAATTACATTTTGGAAGTTTTTCACAAATTCGAAATAACAATCCTCTAATGTAATTGTCGGATAATTTATATCTTTCTCTCTCTTTTCTCTCTGAAATATAATTTTCTTTTGCGAAAACTTCGCCAAATTTTTATTAAATTTATAAGTGAAAAGCAAATTTTTATAGAGAATTCTGAAAAAATCTTTCCAGGAATTCGACCATTTCCACCAATGATATATCATAAATAGGAGATGAACTATGGAACTTACTAACATATGCCACCAATTTCGTCTGAATTCTACTTTATGAGGAATAATTTCCGCTGATTGAGAATAAGTGGATTTACTACAAAATATTTGTATGCTCTTTCGCGTAAAACAGTTATGCTCTCCTTTGATAACCAATTTTTAACATTACCAGTTAAACAACAATGCCGAATTTCAATAGGACTGGTGCCTTTTTTTCAGTAATCGTAAGCAGACAATCTTCCGCTACAATATCAACGGGTACTGTATTTTGAAATGTTTCCTTATTATATTTCAACATGGAGAGTAATCCAGAACCAATCCCTAAAATAATAAAACTCGTGGTTTGAATTTTTCCCCACCCAGGGAAGGGTGCCTCCATGGCAGGAATAATAATGGATGGGCGGATAATAACTAGCCGTTCATCTTTTCTCTCTTCATTCAATAAAACTTCGGCCAATTGTTTTGTGTAGACGTAGGAATTTTCGTAATTACCCATTGTTGTTTGTTTATTTTCCAAAATATTTTCCAGGGTTTTATGATTCATATTTTTTTCGAGAATTTTTTCAGGAATTTTACCGCTTTGAAGTCGGTGAAAATTAACAAAAGCCGTTGAAATATAAAGATATGTTTCACGCTTTTCGCATTGTTGAAATTTTCGTAACCATTGAAGGGCAGTTACAGTGTTATTTAGTGCAGCTTTTCTCAATTCGCGATTGAAATGAACGTCCGCCAGAGCATTCACCAATATGGTGACATTTTTTTTAATATATTCATCGTCCTCTGCTGAAATAGCTATATTTCGCCGGTCATCGTAAGAGACCTGAATAAGTTTTAAACGATTTTTATAGTCATCATAAGACAATTTTATAGAATCAAACATCTCCAAAACACGCTGATGGATAGTTTTATTATCTTTTGTCCGGATAACCAATACCAAATTCTTATCTGTTTCTCTCAATAGTTTGTAAAATAATGCTTCTCCCAAAAATCCCGTACATCCTACTAATAATACAGCCATTCAATGCTGTATTGGTAGTATATTTTAATTACCAGAGAGAAACCGCAATTAAAAATTGAAACTAATAATGACCACCAATCTATCAGTAATTACTTTCACTGCGAAAAAAGACAATTACTATGTTCAACACACAAATTGGAGTCACACCACTTTCCAAAGCAGGTGGTATTAATGAGAAAGGATTACGGAGTATGTTTAATTATACTGGAATAACTCCTCGAAGAGCGATTATGGAGCTTGTGGATAATGGAATTGATGCCAATGCTACCGAGATTCGATTCAACGCTAATAGAAATGATAAATCTATAAGTATTGTAGATAATGGAAATGGAATGAATTTAGAGGAATTTGAAAAGTCATTTGAACTGTACAAGGAAAAAGATGATTCTGAAAAAAACAAGAGGGGTAAGTGTGGATACGGTATGAAAGCCTCTTTGGATATACTTTCTCAAAATAGTAAATGTAAAATGTTGACTAGAAAAAAAGGAGGTCAGTATCTTTCATCAATTATAGACTGTTCACCAGGTAATACTATAACAGGACAATATCATATTTATGAAATGAGTGAGGAAGAAAAAGAGCAATTTCAAAAAGATTTACCTGAGGATCACGGAACAGGAATTTATTTTGAAGAAAATGATAGATTATATGAAACTATTCGGGAGCAGTTTGATGTTGATGAACATACTGATAGTGATACACTACCTATTTCAGAAAGATTTAGTTATAAATATGGAGAAGTTACTAATTTTAAAATGAATTTTAGTGATCTTGATTCTGCTTCACCGAATGAGTTGCTAATGTATGATCCTTATTCTCTTTCCCAAAGTGAATATCTTGTAGCAAGTGAAAAAAATACTATTCATTTAGCTATTAGTGCAAAAGGTGATCGTATGGTTGCTTATACACATGGTGATAATGGCGAATATTTGTCTTTTACGTTGAACCGAAAAGAAACTAATGGTAATGGTAATGGTAATGGTAGATGTAATAAAATAGTTAAGGTAAGTAAAGATAGTCCAGTAAAAAATACACGGACGTTTCCTGAATCTGATATCATGTCATTTGGATTTGATTTGGCATTTCAAGAACCACATCAAGAGTATTTTGACAAGACTAAATTACCAACAAGTGTTCAATTACAACCGGTGGGTAATTATGATAGAATAATTTTTGGTAATAAAATTATTCCTGAGCGAAATAATAAGATGTCTCTTAAACGTGCTGATGTGAAAATTGGTGAAATTCCTTTTGGAAAGAGAGAACAAGCTTGTGGAGGAGACTCACAAAAAAATAAGTTGAAAAAAATTCATATTAATTCTCAACTATCATATGAACCCACAACTAGCCATAGTGACAAACAAGATATTATTATGGGAGTTCAATCAAATAAACACCAATATATATGTGACGATAAGAAAATTCAACCACTGATTCGTTTGTGTGAACACCTACGAAATGAATATGGCGAAAAATGTTGGAAAAAAATGACTGAAATTGTAGATGAACACCAAAAGCAATCATCTCAAAATGAAAATTCGGATTCAGAGTCAGAGTCAACTGTTTCCGATGAAGAGCTGACAACCCAACACGCTATTGTCAATACTTTATCTGAATCTCAGTCAGAATCAGAAGATGAAGTTCAGTCAGTCCCAGTGCAAGAGACAGTGACAGAACCAGAGCCAGTGCCAAAGTCAGTGCCAAGGCCAGTGCTAGTGCAAGAGCTAGTGCCAGAATCAGAACCAGTCCCAGTGCAAGTCCAAGAGCCAGAACCAGTGACAGAACAAAATCAAGCAACCGTCCTAATAGATGATGAAACAGTAGGGAAAATTGTCGATGAATATTGCAAGAAAGACCCAAATACGATTAAGTGTTTGGTTGAAAAACTACAAAAGTATATTGTGGAATAAAAATAAGAAAAATTTTATTTACACCTTCACACATAATATGTGCCTGGTTACAAAACATATCAATATAAAATTTTTTTTCATTTACCATCGTGATGTCTTCTTGACATTTATGCGCTGTGTATTTTTCTTACGACCTGCATCTGGATTATATGGTTCATCATCTTCATCATCAGACGCTAAATTCTTGGAAAGCTCCCAAAACTCACGCGAACCCAATTTGAAATCACCATGTTTTTGTGCTTTATACCAAAATACTTGATCTTGAAGCTTATTAGATTTAGAGTTATTATCGATGACTAAACATTCATAATTTTCCGTACATTGATCCATAACCTGGGCGAATGATTCGAAATTTGGAAACATACCAGCATAATTTTCCCAAATGCGCTTCCGATTATTTATGTAGGGTTCACGCAAAATAAAGACATAATCAATATTTGTACGTAAATTAGGTGGAATACCAAGTGGATACTGCATAGTAATAATCAGCATAATCTTCCAGTGACGACCATTCATAAAAAGCATGCGCATCATTTTATCTTTTGTCCAAGTGGCATCGAATAGACAGTCATCAAGAATAACAAAAGCACGTGGGTCAATATTAGATCGCTTATATGCTTCTATTTCCTTTTTCATTTGCTTTAAAACAGTTTTTTGGCGCTTTAAAATATTTTCTATAATGGCAGTATTATATTCATCATGAATAAATAATTTGGGTACATGAGCTGAATAAAAACCATTACCTGCTTCTGTACCAGAAATTACTGTTCCAATAGGAATGTTCTGGTGATAATAAAGTAAATCACGGACTAAAAAAGATTTACCAGTATCACGACGCCCAATTAAAACTATAACAGGACCAGCATTTTTATTAGGGTCAAAGCGAATATTCTTCATATCAAACTTCTTCAATTCCAATGTCATTTTATGTAAGTGTTAATGCTATATCCTTATTTAGAAATTAAGTAGGTGATAAAAACGAATGTTAGTATTATTATAATTCTAACAAAAATAAGTTTAAAGTGAAAAAACTTTGTATTCTAAATAACTAATGTCCTTTACTCTAAATTACCAGCCTGCTAATTTCAGGATTGATGAAAGTTTAAAAGATGAATTCGAAAAAATTCAAAATTATATACCGATTTATAGACGGTTTTTTAAATTAGATGAACAGTCGTGGAATAAAATTTCATTAAATTATGAAAAAAGTGTTGTTTTAATGAATGAAATGGTGAATTATAATACATACACGTCCACAATGAGCGATGGCACGACAAAAGATTGTTTCATCAAGTTTTGCCCCTTGTTTGATCCAATAAAAATTATGGTAGGAAAGATGAATGATGAATCGATTCAAATTCCTTCATTTAGTGATGAAAAAGATATTCATTTTAATGATCCCAATAATTCAGCTTATGTAGATAGTTTTTTCACATATTTAACATCTAAATTACTTCATAAACATGGATTCAAGCATGGATTGGATTGTTATGGCTCTTATTTAGCCATTAAAAATAATTTTAGAGTGGATATTCAAGATGATTTAGAATATTTATTTGATTCAGAGTATTTTTTAGAACATAAAGATGAATTTAACATTGATGAACAAATATATGAAATTTTTCAGCCAACACAATCTTGTAAATACAAGCGTAAATTAGAAATAGTAGATAGAGAATCAAGGATAAGTGACACAAATATTGATCTTGGGGTGGAAGAATTACAACCGGATATTATATCTCCGATTAAAATTCCTGATAGTACATTTGATTTTGCAGATTGTTACAAAGATAATAGTGATTTAGTTTATATTAAAGAAGGAGAGCCTACATCTCCTCATAATACCAATTCGAATGAAAGTAGTTCTTGTTCTTCTCGCACATCCAATACAACTAATGAAGATGATGAATACGAAGACGACGATGAAGATGAAGACCAAGAGTCAAACAGTGAATTTGATGATGATGATGAAGACGAAGACGAAGATGAAGACCATGATGAGGATAAACCAGTATATGTAAATATTCCTAGATTTCCTGTGAATTTGGTGTTTCTAGAATCTTGTAAAGAAACATTAGATGATTATATGCTATATAAAACAAAAACATCAGATATTATTACCAAATCAGAATGGTCGGCTATTTTAATGCAGATAGTTATGACACTTATTGTTTATCAAGAAAAATTCTACTGTATTCATAATGACTTACATAATGCTAATGTTATGTATGTTGAAACGGATAAACCATTTTTATATTACAAATATAATGATAAACATTATAAAGTTCCTACATTTGGAAAAATCTGGAAAATCATAGATTTTGGACGGGCGATTTATAAATTTAAAGGAAACGTAATTTTTAGTGATAGTTTTAGTCCAAGTGGAGATGCTTCTTCTCAATATAATTGCGAACCTTATTTTGATGCAAATAAAAAAGTGGTAGCACCTAATTTCAACTTTGATTTATGTCGATTAGCCTGTTCTCTGTATGATTATTTAGAGGAAGAGGAAGAATTAGAGCCAATTTTTGATTTGATTAACGACTGGTTAAAAGACTATAAAGGTAGAAATGTCCTTTATAAAAAAAATGGTGATGAGCGCTATCCAGAGTTTAAATTATACAAAATGATTAGTCGTACTGTGACTAATAATCTTCCAAAAAATCAATTAGAACGACCTATTTTCTCTCAATATTGTGTTTCTAAGAAAAATATCAAGAAAAAACAATTGATTATGAATATCGATGAAATACCTGAATATTTTTAAGTCTAAAATTCAGGGCGTGATGTAAAAGCGGGAGTTGAACCGCCTTTTTGGACTTGTGAAATTGTAGCAAAACCCAAACTACTAAGTAAGTAGTAGGAAGTTAATGTTGCTGAACCAGCTAAAAGTGATTCGGTCATAATTTCTTTGGGTGTTTTTGGTTCATTAGGTGATAATCGATTTCTCACCACAGAAAGAATAGCATATAAAAGAGTAACTGAGAATACATATGTAAAAATAGAATCCATCTTATTTATTATGTATATTCAATAAATAAGATAGTACTAAACGAAATACTTTGCGTGTTTATAAAGTTTCTATATCAAGACTAATATTAGCGTCATCCATTATTTTAATTTTATCTTCATCATCTTCTTCGTCTTCCTCCATCATACGTTTTAAGTGATTCTCATCACTGATTCGCTCCAATGTTGGAATATCTTTTGGCGCCAGTACATTGGTTACTGTTTTATCTTCTTGACTTTGAGCTTGGTCGATATTAGAAAAGGTTAACTGCTTAGTAGGTGATGCTGGTGATGCTTGTGATGCTGGTTCTACCTTAAATCCAAAAGCCGATGTATTTGGTTGAGTTGTTGGAACGGTGATGCTTTTTCCTTGTGTGTCTACTATTGTATTTGCAGGGATTTCAGGTTGTGTTTCAAATAATGTATTATTTTTAGCTTGTGTAACTGCTTCGCCTTGTGTAACTGCTTCGCCTTGTGCCTGCTCTACTTTCGTTTGCGCTTGTGTAACTGCTTCCGCTTGTGCCTGCTCTACTTTCGTTTGCGCTTGTGTAACTGCTTCTGCTTGTGTTTCTTCTTGTGTACCTACATGTGTATGTGGAACAACTGCTTCGGATTCAACTTCCTTCTTTTCCTCCTTAACTGTCGTTACCATTGTTTCAACATTCTCTTCTACTGTTTCATCCAAATAAGCTTTCAAAATAGATTCAACTGGAATGCTCTCACGAACTGCTTCTAAAATACATTCCTTAGTCATTATTTCTAATTCACGATTGTTTCTCTGAACTTGAAGTGGTGGAATTTGCTCTTCAAAAAGATAAACATTCGTATATAACTTTCGCGCTAATTGAATGTAAACTTTGTGAATAAATTGCGCTAATTTAGGTATGTCAATATCAATCGTCTTGTGTTTCATTCCAACACGAATACAAGTAAGCGCCTTCAACTGAATAACATGGACACAAGTAATTAAGTCTTCTAAATAATCACATCCACTGGCTTCCCTTATTCTCTCAACTTCCTTTTCCACAATATCATTATTCCATTTTGGAATTCGTGTAAGATAATTCTGGAATGTCATCAAGTATTTATCCTCTTCATCATTATCTAAACATAATTTTAATGCTTCCTGATAAACAGTTTTACAACCGTCAATAATACAAGGTGTCAAAATACTGATAAGTCTGTTGACCCACTCATTATTCGACTCTTGTAGACTAGTTATATTGTAATCGTCCATTATGATGTAATTATGGATGATATTTCTAAATTGTCTTTACTACGAAAAATAATCATTAATAAATAATACATTAATAATTTCTCATTTTTAAAATGATTTTTAATAGAAAAATATACCATTTTTAAATCATTAGTAGATTTGTAATAATTTATAATATCGTAGCAAGAATAACCTTTTTGGTAAATATCATCTACAATATCAAACATATCAGTTTCTTCATTTTTACATATAGAGAGACGCTTATTCAATTGAGTAGCACGATTTTTACAATACTTATTATATTCTTTATTTTCGTTTTCAAATAAGTATTTTATGTAATGATATAAATTTGTTGGTTTATCATTATTAAATCCCTTAATTATTGGATAATATACATATATTTCACAAAAACGCGAAATAATAGGACATAATAGGTGTTGTTTTTTTTCTACAATCATAAAAAAGCGCGTCGTATTAGAGAATAATTCAATACATCGTCGGAGTGCCGATTGCGCATCAATAGTTAGTTTATCAGAATTATATAACAAAATTGTTTTGAATTTATTTTTAGAATAAATATGGCTTTTTGCAAATTGTTTTATTTCCTCCCGAATAAACTGTATTCCTTTTCCTAGGACACAATCTACATTCATAACATTTTGTCGATATTCTTCATTATTTCTATATATCGAACGTATATAATCATTTACTAAGGTTTTTTTTCCGGCACCAGAAGGCCCATAAAAAAGCAAATGGGGTACATTATTATTTTCTAGAAAATGATTTAACTTTTCTTTTATTGAAGTATGTATTTCAATTCGCATATATTTTTAGAACTAAGAATAAATAATGTTTTATTTTTATATATGAAAACTATTCGTTTTATTATTGTTCTTTTTCTTGTTTCCTTTTTATCGGACATTGTGTTAAATGATTTAGCCCATATGAAATCAGGACAAGGAGAAATCATAAAATCATTACGCCCATATTTTGCCAATAAAACAATAACAAAATCGGGAGTTTATGCTGGGTTAACTATTCTCTCTGCCTTTATTCCAACATCTATTATTTTTAATTTAGTTGTAGGAGAGAAAAAATGGATACCAACTACATTGAAAGAGCTTGTAATAATGTTAGCTATTGCCTTTCCAATTGGTTATTTATACGATTATCTTATATACAAATGGCATATTTTTGGTGATGCTTTGAATGATTACTATAAAATAGCCGGAGCTGGAATGTGGGGTGCTCTTTCGTTTGAGTTCGCAATAATTATAACCTATATTACTATAAATGCCGTCGGATGCTGATACTGATAAAACAGAAAACGAATTGAAAGAAATCCGCGAAGAACTGAGAGAAATCCGTGCGCAAATGGATCGTATTGAAGAACTCTTATTGAATAATGTAGAAAAAAATTGTAAAAAAATGGGAGAACATATTGAATTTGTAGAATCAGTATATGAAAAAGTGAAAAATCCCCTTTCATATATTTGCAATAAAATTACTGGTAGTGGTGAATCAAATAATGCTCTACCCGAACCAGAGCATAATGCATAGAGTATAGTGCATAAAGTATCAAGTATAGAGATTAAACTTCTGTGGTATTCATCAAAAAATAGGGATGTTGAAGAGCCTTTTCCGCCGAAATACGATTTTCGCATTCCCACCTTAGGCAATTTTCTATAATAAATCTTCGCAATTCATCATCTTTTTTATCAATAAGATCCCAAGAAAATGTTCCTGGTATCAATTTTTCTTTCTTACAAGTGACATAAGAAATTAAATCAAGATTTCTAAGATTCATATATTTATCATCGTCATAAATCCATTCATGTTGTGGATTAGGATAATCTAAAATATGAAAATAATATATTGCTAAGTCGCTTGTACGACGAGCAGGAATAAGCGGCCGTTGTGTATATAATTCGTACAAAATACATCCAAAACTCCAAATATCACTTTTTGTATTAAAAGGTGCTCTAAAAAGCATTTCTGGTGCGCGGTAATATCGCGATTGTACATATTCCTTATAATGCTTTTTTTCAGTATTCAGTAAAAAACTTGAACCGAAATCTATAATTTTCAGTCTTTTATTTTTTATAAGAATATTTTCAGGTTTTAAATCCAGATGGACTATATCAAATGAATGAATAAATGCTAATCCATTTGCAATTTGTCTACCAAAATATTTAACATCATTCTTTGTATCATTCTTTTTATAGTAATGATACAAATCTTTTCCGTAACTTTCAAATGATATGAATAAATCATCGCGAAATCTAAAAACTTTAAGAAGTTTTATTACATTATCATTTTTTTTACCTGATTTTTGAAATAAGTCATAAATTTCATATTCTATTAACGAATATCTTTGATAACGTCTGTTATTTTTTATTACTTTCATAGCAACTATTTCATCATATTTATGATCTACACATCTATATACATTAGAAAAAGCCCCTTTACCCAGTTCTTCAAGTACCTGATATCGATAATCGATTTGGTCATCATGATTTAATTTTAAACGATTATCCTCAGTATATTCCGCCCATTGTTTAAAACTCGTATTTAAATAGTATATAATTTCCCTCTCTTTTAGTTCATCTTTTTCTGTTGGTGTTAACCAATTTTTATAGGTTTCCAATATATTTTTTGTATCCATATCAACTTGTGTTGTGTATATAGTATTAACATTAATATTTAGATGAATTAGAGAGAAGCATTATACAATAAAAATCCCCCAATTAGAGCTAAATTACGCATAAAAGGCATTTGATGTTCCTTTTTGGTTGGAGGAAAATGATAAAGCAATGTTGCTAAAATTGTAAATCCAATGAGAATATTACTTCCTGTAAATCCATATATTTCGTGCGAAGGAGAGAACGCGGTGTATACCATCGCAATAGGAGCTAAAATTTCGATAGCAATAACTAATGCAATAATTAGTCCAGAGAATAATGAAGTAATAGGGAATTTCTTGGCGAAACTTTTAGTACTTGATTTAAAATGTCTTAATTTATTTATACCAGCAATAAAATAAAACATTGTTAAAAATATTGTACCAATAACAAGTTCATCTAATTCCAACATTATATATATTAATTTTACATTTTAAAAAATTATTAATCAGTAGTTTAATAATTTTTAAGCCCAACTATTTAAACTTTTCGTGTATGGGTTACTTTTAAAAGCATTTAATAAATCAGGATTGATACGGTCAGTGCCGATTTTTTCCTGGTTATAGACTTGACCCCCGTGCATTGCACCATGGTGTTGCATAGATGGTGTAGCATTAACCTGAGCGGATGGAACCCACATTCGTGGATTATCACACGATTTCAAATTATTATTACGCTGATTTATATCACCGTTATACATTGACATATTACCGTGTATACTGGCTGCAGCCTGTTGTTTATTATTATTATTTCGCTGTCTAGCATATTGGTCAACAACAGCTAAACCGGAAGCATTTCCCCCAGCACTGTAATCGCCATAATTTGTGGTGTCACGCTGATTAAATGTAGGCTGTTGTTCTGATACCTGATACGCATCGGCTTTTTGGTTTTGCACGTTCATATGAAATTTAGAGCATTCAGTAGTTTGTTTCATTGTCATCTTAGCAACATCATTTGGATCATAGACATATTCACCTCCACCACCACTCTTCTCAACATTAAGATGGAAAGGCGATGACTCAGTCATTTCTTTAATTGTTGTTTTGGCAATATCATTTGGATCATAAACATATTCGCCACCCCCACCGCTTTTCTGCACGTTTCCAGAAAGACGAATATTACCAACAACATTTTCTTTGCGTGAAGGGCGTAAAACATCCATTACAGGTGCTATAACAGCACCCATTAATCCTCCAACGCCACCGTATTGTTGTTTTTGGGGAACAGTGCTTCTATTGTTTGGCAATGACTTATGTCCTAAGCGTCCATAATCACCATCACTGGCTGGTTGGACTCCTGCACCTGCATGAGCCTTACCTCGCAATTCACCGTAAGTGTGAGGTTGTCGAGAAGGCGAATAATTTTCAGGAGCCTTAGCAGCAAGTTTATCTCCACGACCAGCTACACCACCGTATTCAACAGTGGAATCAAGACGATTCTGGTATTTAAGTTCCTCAATACCGCGTGCTGTTTGCGCTTTCTCAATACCAGTTGTGGTTAAATAGCGCTCTGGACTATTTACATAATAAGTATCTGGTAAGTTTTTGTTTACAGTGCCTAAATGTCCTCGCTCCTTAATAACAGCATCAGCAGGACCTTGATGTTCATCTAAACTATAAGTAACTTTTGGATTTGTAAGCGTTCGCAATTCATTTACATTTTTAGGCAACCAATCATTTCTTGCTTCCATGCCAGAATTAAAACCACCACTACCATCTACTGTATATCCTTGACCTAATCCAGGTCCAACACGTTCTTCCTCCCATGGTTTGGTATTATTCATAGCCATTGAGGGATTTACACGACTTTGATAAAAATCACTATTATTAGGCATACCATTTCCCCATTGAATATTATCTTCTGGTCTAAATAATGGAGCTTGTTCTTTTTTGGTAATAATTTGTGAACCAGTACCAGCCATATTATCTAAAATAAATTCCGCTTGGTTTTTGTCAGCACCACGACCACGGATTTTACCACCAAAGAATGGTACCATATTATTATGTGTAAAATCCTTTTTAGGTGGACCAGGAATATCAAATTCCACATTTTTTTTAAACTGAGTTTGAGCTTCATATTTACCTGTTGCAGCTTGTGCACTCATATAAGTGTTATCTCCACTTTCAATAGCTGTTGTATCTATACTTGATGGTTTTGGTAAGGCACCCATCAATATTTTTTCTTCTCTTCGGCGCTTAGTTTCCTTTTCTTGATTATTAATGGCATATAGGCCTCCAAGACCTACTAATCCTAATATAGCGGCATCCATTGTTATTATACTAAAAAGAGATTATTTATTACTTAATTCCTTAAATAAGAACAATGGATGTTATATTCATTTTTATTATGAATTCGTGAACTGCGTCCACCATAATCACTTCCCACATTTTGTATGGGTTCCTGTGGATCTTGGTGTAAATATTGCCATCTTTCAATGCGAGCATCTTTTGTAGTCCAAGGAGGCAATATTGCTCTTGTTTCTTCTGTATTTGGTGCTATTGTGCCATAGGAAAGTCGCTCATTTGAAACTTTCATTTTATCATACTGATTTATATCTTCACAATCCTTTGTTAATGGTCGTGTTAAACCAAGTAAATCACTTTCTGTATTTATAGTGTTTGTGCGCAAGTTTGCACCCCACCCCTGTAAGCGAATGTGAGGATCTTCGGCAAATCCCACATTGGCACCCGGACCTGGTGTTGTAATCATATATTTTCCTATATCTGTCATCTGTTGTAATTCTTTCTTAATACGACAAGGTTCATCATGAATTCTTGTAAATGCCATTTTTATCTAATATATTAAACTAATATTTTTATTTTCTTGGAACGGGATAGGCACGCTCATTCCAATTGACATTAACTGGTTCAGGCATAATAACTTCTTTTGGTCGCTCATAAAAAGAAAGCATTGGTAAGTATTTAAATTTAGGGCAAAATTTAGCACGCTTATCAGGACAGTCACCTAATTTTTGGTCTAAATTCATAAGCCAACTTTCTGTATCTATGGGATTACTAGAAAGCTGGTCTCGCCAAATTCGACTTGGTGGAACTGTTCCAGCTTCTGTGAAGGCAGGAGTGCAAGCCATACCACCAGAGCCATTAGGATTTAATCGCCATTCTAATGTATCTTTATTCTTCATCTGTTCTAAACAATAATCAGATGGTGTATTAATATTTTGTGTTGAAATAGGTCCAAATTTCATATATGGTAAATAAGGTTTATCACTCATTATTATATTACCAAGATAATTTAATTTTATGTTCATCTAAAAGATTCAAAAACTCAGGAAAATGGTCGTAAGAAAACAAAACTGATAGACCAACTTCAAGATCATTAGAAAGGAAACACGCAGCAGCATTAATCATTTTCTCTCTAAAAATGGGAATATCTTTGATTTTTTGGTATAATTCGTTCATATGTTTCGCTAAAACATCTTCATCATAGTCATCGCGTTTGAAAAATTTCAAAATTTCTTCACGATATTCTTCGTCAGTTGAATATGAAATCATATAAAATTTATTGTCTTATTTTTAAAGACTTAGTTCATTTTATATGATTTTTTAACTATAATATTTTTACATTTTCATAGCCTCTTCGTTTTTAGCCATTTCGCGCGATGGTAAACCTCCGCGGACCCAGCCTTCCATAGCAACGCCCTCAACATGATGAACTGGATTAGTTACTGTTCTAGCAAGTGATGGCACTAATGGTGTAGCCGAATAAGGAATATGCGACTGCTCTGTGGTTTGGAGAACACTCTTTTTAGCGGACTGACGGTCGCCCTGTTGGAGCTGTGATTCTAAATCAGGATGGCAAGCACCGCGTCCTAAATAAGGAACTGTGGCAAAAGGTCGCTGATAAAGACTGATGCGGCATTTGGGGCGGTTCCATCCCTGGTCAATCAAAAGCTTAGAATTGTGGTCGACATTGCATCCACCAACTCCAACTTGATGAGAGCCAGTGAAATTAATAGCTGGTTGAGAAAGAGCAAGAGAGAGACCATTGCGCATAGCACAATCCGCTGAAAAATAATTTTGTAACATATAAGAACCAGATTCAACATTTTGAATATTTCTTTGACTCATAGCACAATTGTCATCACCAATGCGTGACATATTATGAAATTTATAATCACTAGACGAAGACATTCTTTCTATACCATTAGATTATTTTTTCCCTAATTTGGTTGTAAATAAGCACCATTAGCTTGTAAGCAAGCTATATCATCGCCAGCTTTACAAGATGGCATATCTCCATAACAGAATTTAGCAAAAGCATTCTGGTCGTTTGGTACTTGTGTATTTGGACAACTGTTAAATGGAATCATAGAATTTTGGAATTCGAAACTATCGCCTAAATCCTTGAATAATCGTTTATCCATATCAGGAAAATCAGGATGTTGTTCTTGAACCATTTTTTGAGTATTCTCATTAATTTCTCTATGTGTTGGAGTAGAAAAAGCAGGAGGTGCCTCAGGGCGTTTTGGATCATCTTGAATTTCTGGTAATAAAACATTTCCTAATGGGTTTTTGGAACTAGAATTATAATATTGATTAGGTACTAAATCTTGTAATGTAAATCCTTCTCTTTTTTCATTATCCATTAACTGTTTTCTTTGCTGGTGTAAAAAGATGATTACACCAAGTGTTGTTAAACCGGCAATAAGTATTCTAGTATTTTTAGTATAAGCGAAACCGAGAACACTTAATAGGATGACAAGTCTAGAAATAGCATTGAGTTTATTATTAAAACTCATATGCGCTAATGGCCATAAATCAAAATTTTTTACTAATACTTCTGGATGTTGAAACCAAAACATACTTTATTTACTATATATACTTATTTTTTTTTCCCTTTTTTCTTATGATTTTTCTTTCCTACTTTACTTCTTTGCGGAGCTGAGCCATCCGTAAATGTTTTTCCATCGAAATTGGCCTGCTGTGCTGCTTGCGCTTGCTGTGCTGCTTGCGCTTGCTGTGCTGCTTGCGCTTGCTGTGCTGCTTGCGCTTGCTGTGCTGCTTGCGCTTGCTGTCTCTCCTCTAATTTTCGCTGTAATCGTGCCTTCATTCCTGATGTTCGCATATTTTGGTTCATCATCTGTTTTGCCATACCTTGTTTATTCTTTGGTACATTCATATTCTTCAATAACGACTCAATATCAGGCATACCAGGCATATTCTTCATTTTACTCATTAAATCACCGGCTTCCTTCATTAAATCATTTTCATTCAAATCACCTGTCTTTAATTTATTATCTAACTTCTTGCTAATATTATTCACCAATCCCATCAACTTACCAGGGTTTTTAAAGAGTTTCTGAAATACATCGCCTACATCCCCCTCAGCATTCATATCCATATTAAATTCTTGTGCTGTTTCCTCAGCAATTTCAGCCGCTAACTTCCCTAGCTTTCCACCCATTAAACCATTCAAATGCTCATGCATTGCTTCTGGATTAGGCAAATCGTCTAAATTAATATTTTCACCAGATTCATTTCCTTCACCAAAATTCATACCCATACCATTTTCACCAAACATGTTCTTCATCTGTTCTACTGTCTCCGATATTTTACTCTTTAACTCATCTTCATCAATAGCCTCAAAAAGTTTGGCAGTGTCACCAAAACTCTCATTACTTTGGAGCGTTTCTAAAACTGAAAACATAATTAATTGTAAATATTTCCAAATAGTTTCACGCGTCGTATCTGAAACATCGTCCATTGACCAAATCTCAGAAAATTCAATACCAGGTAAAAATTCGGTATTTTTCTCATTGTCAGTGAAAATGTCAGAATTTTTATAAAGAATATCGAAGAATCGTTCTGGATAAACATTTTTCACATGCGCATAAACAAATTCAACATCCACATTGATTAGTCGCTCATCTACTTTCTCTCTGTATTCAGGAAAGGTTGTCAACAAATCGTTTAAAAAATCGGAAACGATTTGTCGAAATTCACTAGGAATGGTTGTAGATTTTTCCTCACTCATTTTGCTTAAATAATCTTAATTTCTGTTTAAGTAATATAATTTAGTTAATTTTGTGAGATTCTGAATATATTTCATCGATTTGGCTTGATCTTCTTCAGGCATTGATTTAATAGGTTCACGAAGAGAATCAATCGATTCTAGTACATTATTTTTATTATCCATTGTCGCTAAATCAGAACCATACTCTTTTTCTAAAAAGAAGCTAATATTTCCCTCCTCTATTTCACTATTATATTTTGAAACAATATGTTCGTTCCAAATTGTTATAATGAGTTTTGGATTGGCTTTCCGCATTGCTCGCAAAGCATTAGCAGTAGTTTTTATATCCAACCGGTCATTGAAATAATTGGCAACATCATCTACAAATTCAATAAAATGATTATTAAATGCCTTTAAAATATCCATTTTTAGATTAATATATAATTCATTATTATTTTTTATTGTTTAAGTTGATTGCGCTGTTGTTCATATTGTTGAATTGACGATTCATTTACTTTATCTGGCGAATAATCATCAGGTGGTGTTTCAATTGACATATTTACATCGTCTTGAACGGTAACATAATTGAACATTTGGCGTGTACCTCCATTACCTTTGGCTGATAGCTCGTCAGCATCCATATCCAAAAAACTATATTGATCTGATGAAATTCCACTCGATGAAAAAGCGTTAAAGCTAAAAGCATCTGGTTCACCTTGATAATTCGTTGCTTTATTCTGTATACTTTTTTCTTTTGGTTGTAAATGTTGGTATATTTGATCTCCAAAAAGTATATGAAATCCATTATTAACAAGCATTAGAGCAGGAACTTTTGAAACAGTTGGTGGTAATAAAACATGAGAGCCATTTTTTAAAATAATATGTGTTGAACCATCAGGCATCTGTATACGCTTATCTATACAAATGAAATGAATATCATCTTTTATTCTACTTTGACTTAAAATTTGTAGCAGTTTCTTACTATTGTCACAATAATTACTGTAATATAAAATATTATTGCTCATTGATATTCTTTAATTATAATAAATGATTTCTTTTTAAACTTATAGTTAAAAATTGATTTATGAAAATAATATTCATATATAACAAAGTAGGCAACCATCATGATGCTTCCAGAAGTACCAACTAAGCGTGAAGAAGATGATATTCTTAAATTCACATTGAAAAATGTTAATGTTAGTGTAGCGAACGCTGTTCGTCGCACTATTCTTACAGATATTCCATCAGTAGTTTTCCATACTTTTCCATATGATGAAAATAAATGTGAGATACATAAAAATACTACACGATTTAATAATGAAATTATTAAGCATCGCCTTAGTCTTGTCCCTATTCATATTACTGATTTGTCTATTCCACTTGATAATTATTTGCTTGAAGTTAAGAAAAAGAACACCTCCGGAATTATTGAGTATGTAACAACTGAGGATTTCCAAATTAAGGATACACAAACAGATAAGTATTTGAGTAAGGGTGACCGTGATCGTATTTTCCCAAAAAATGGTGTTACTAATTATTACATTGAATTCCTCCGTTTGCGACCTGCTTTGGGTTCTAATTTGCAAGGTGAAGAGATTGACCTGACTTGTAAATTTAGTATTTCAAGTGCCAAGGAAAATGCAGCTTATAACCAAACATCTACATGTTTTTACAAGAACACGGTAGATGCGGTAGCGGCAAATGATGTTTGGAATCAGAAAGCAAAAGAGTTGAAATCACAGGGTTTGGACGCAACCCAACTCGCCCTTGAAAAAAAGAATTGGGAACTTTTGGACGGGCAGCGGGTTTATACTCCTGATAGTTACGATTTTATCTTGAAATCTGTGGGAATTTATCAGAATAAAGAATTGGTTCATAAGGCTTGCGACATTTTGAACGAGCATTTGGCAATTATTCAGCAAGCAGTTGATATTGATGATACTACTATTTTGGCTATTCAACCAACAACTTCAACTATTGCGAATTGCTATGATATTATCTTGAAAAACTATGATTATACAATTGGAAAAGTTCTAGAATTTTATATGTATGCCTTACATTATGAAGGTGATAAAATGCTGTCATTTTGTGGTTTTCACAAAGAACATCCACACGACGATTACAGTATGTTGCGCGTTGCATTTAAGAATGCCAGTGAACCTGTTGTTGTCAAGCAATATTTGAGGGATGCAGTGGATTCTGCACAAGCAGCATTTACCCACCTACGAACACTTTTGTAATTTATTTTAAAAATTGATTTTAAAATAAGACTATAACTTAGAGGTAGAATAATAAAATGATAATTCCAGTTAAGTGTTTTACTTGTGGTGAAGTACTCGCCGATAAATACCGATATTATTTAGAACAGGTGCGCAAATTAAAAATTCAGCGAGGCATTAAGGATGATAAAGTCTTATATTTAACCCAAGATTTCTCAGATAAGACTCCTGAGGGTGAAGTTATGGATCAATTAAAGCTGACTAAAATGTGCTGTCGTCGTCATATGTTGACCCACGTTGATATTGAGTAAGTTAATATAAAATTTTATCACTATTTTAATTTTTTATTTTATCTCGTCTAATAGTATATATATAATGGCTACTATTAGACCTGCATTAGCAAAAGTTGGTCCTGTTTGGACTGGAAACCCTGAAACATGGCCAGGTGTTGAAGGAAAAGCTGGTATTACAAACCATTTTGCCCAAAATGTAAACCCAATATTACCTGACCCTGATTCAAGTACACTTATTCACGGAGGTAAAAGAAAATCTAAATCTAAGCGTAGAGGTCGCAAGTCAAAGAGAACATTACGCAAGTCAAAGAGAACTACACGTAAATCCAAATCTAGAAAAACAAAACGCGGTGGAAGCCATCATGGTAATACCATCGTCCCACAACCTATTGTTAATTTAGGAAGAGAGATGTCATATCATGGTAAAAATTTCTGGAATGCTTTTGTTGGTAATCCAGCAGCAGTTAATCCAGACCCAATGGTCCAACCCATTGGAAGAAATTAAATTAATTTAACTACTCTTACATAATTTTTATATTATCCTATTGTATAAGCTATGTTAAAAGAATTACAAAAATTATGTACGCCAGCCCACGTTTACTTCGTGCTTTCGGCTCTTGCCCTTGTCGTAATGGGTGTTCAGAATTTAGGAAACACAAACAAATACTGTGTCGGTAACTATGTTTGCACTGTTTCTAATACTCTTGGTGTTTTCGCCGTTAAAATGCTCTATGTCATCTTTTGGACTTGGATATTGAATACAATCTGCAAAGCAGGTTACAAGAAACTCTCTTGGTTCATCCTCCTCCTTCCATTCATTGCGATGTTTGTTTTAATCGCCTTAATGTTTATTCATTAATTTAAGAAAAACTTATTATATACTTATATTAATGAATTCCGAAATTATTTGGAAGCTTATTGACACATATTTTGAAGATAATCCATATGCCTTAGTATCGCATCATCAGGACTCATATAACCAGTTTTTTAAAACTGGATTATCACAAATATTTAAGGAAAAAAATCCTATACAAATCTTGAAACAACAGGATGAAGCAACAAAAGAATTTAATTTAGATTGTAAATTATATCTTGGTGGCAAAGATGGAAGTAAAATTTATTATGGTAAACCAGTAATTTATGATGAAAATTACGAGCATTACATGTATCCAAATGAGGCGCGACTCCGCAATATGACTTATGGATTTTCCATTCACTTTGATGTAGATGTTGAATTTAAAATTAATGCAGATACTCTTATTGAGAGAAATATTACTTTGGAAAAGATTTATCTTGGTCGCTTTCCTATTATGGTCCAATCCAATATGTGTATTTTACAGAATTTAGATCCAAAGGTGCGTTTTGAATCAGGAGAGTGTGTTAATGACCCAGGAGGGTATTTTATTATTGATGGCAAGGAAAAGGTTATTGTTTGCCAAGAAAAATTCGGAGATAATATGTTGTATATTCGTGATAATTACAGTGATACTTACAAATATTCAGTTGAAGTTAAATCTGCATCGGAAGATTCAGCAAAGCCCAAGCGAACAACAGCTGTCCGAATGGTGGCTCCTTTGCCTACCCAATCTAATGGTAATATGGTAGTTACTATACCAAATGTTCGCAAACCTATTCCACTTTTTATTGTGATGCGTGCCCTTGGCATTGTTTCTGACAAAGCAATCATTGAGGCTTGTTTATTAGATATGGATAAAAATAGCAACTATGTGGATTTATTTATTCCTTGCATTCACGATGCCAGTATTGTTTTTACACAAGAAACGGCACTTAAATATATTGCCACATTTACCAAGGGTAAAACAGTACCACACGTATTGGAAATCTTATCCGATTATTTTTTACCACATATAGGAGAGATGAATTTTAAGGATAAAGCATATTTTATCGGTCATATGGCATTTACCTTATTGCGAACATCACAAAAAGAACAAGCCCCAACCGACCGTGATAACTTTAAATATAAGCGTGTCGAAGTATGCGGTTCTCTCTTAGCTGATTTGTTTAAAGAATATTATACCATTATGAAGCACAGAATTTATCAAGATTTCGATAAAAAATATTACTATCAGGAATCGCAATATCAAGGAGAAGCTTTCATCAATCTTATTGAGAATAATTACAAGGAAATATTTGAGAAGAGAGATGTGGAGGTTGGTGTACGAAAGGCCTTTAAAGGTAATTGGGGCGCTGAGGCACACACCAAAAAACCAGGTGTCGTCCAGGATTTGAACCGTCTTTCATTTAATTCAGCCCTAGCTCAACGCCGAAAAATTAATTTACCTTTGGATGCTAGTGCCAAAGTTATTGGTCCACGCTTGCTTCACAGTTCTCAGTGGGGTATTATTGATCCATTAGATACTCCTGATGGTGGAAATGTAGGACTTCATAAACATATGTCAATAGCTGCTAAAATTACTACTGGATATTCTCCAAAACCACTTGTCGAATTATTGCGTAGTGAGGGTCATTTGCGATTTTTAACTGAATGCAGTCCAAAATATATGGCATCTAATACGAAAGTTTTTGTTAATGGTGCTTGGTTGGGAGTTACACCAAATCCAATAGGTATGACTGACCGTTTCCGCTTTTTGCGTCGTTTGGCGGTTATACCTGTTTATACAAGTTGTGCTTGGAATAAGCAGACCAATGAAATAGAAATTTATACCGATGAAGGTAGATTATGTCGCCCTATTTTTTACATTAATCAAGATACCAAACAGTTGTCGCTCTTAGAAAAAACCGCTTTTGAATATGTAGAAAAGGGTGATATTAGCTGGGAAGGATTGACAAGTGGATTCGCAGATAAGCGTCCTGCTGACTTTTCTACTAGTGCTAATAAAGTATACTCATTAGAATCGCTTTATGGAGATCGAGGTCGTGGATTAAAAGATAAACAGGCTATTATTGAATATATGGATTCATCGGAAGCCAATGTTGCGTATATCAGTTCAACTTTACAACCCTCTTTCAAAAATACTGATTACACACATATGGATATCCACCCTTCTCTCTTACTCGGTGTAATGGGAAACCAAATTATTTTCCCAGAAAATAATCAGCTCCCTCGTAATCTTTTCTCTTGTGGTCAGAGTAAACAAGGTGCTTCTTGGTATCATACAAATTATCAGAATCGTATTGATAAAATGGGAGTTGTTTTGAATTACGGACAAAAGCCAGCAGTGAAAAGTCGTTATATGCATTATATTAATAAAGAAACGCAGCCTTATGGGGAAAACCCAATTGTAGCTATTATGTGTTATGGTGGTTACAATGTTGAAGACTCTATTTTATTTAATGAGGCTTCGGTGAAGCGTGGTATGTTCCGTACTACATATATTAATAGTTATGAGGCTCACGAAGAGGCAAAAGGTGTCGGAGCTGGTGCGGTAGATTCAACATTTACAGATATACAGAATGAGAATGTTATTGGAACTAAGCCAGGTTTTGACTACGGTTATTTGGATGAACATGGTCTTATTAGAGAGAACACAGAACTCAATGATAAGATAACAATTATTGGTAAAGCGACTACTGATTTGGAGAATCCCAGTGTAAAAATAGACGCATCGGTTTATCCAAAGAAGGGACAACTTGGATTTGTTGATAAATCTTTTATGACAGAAGGCGAAGAAGGGAAACGCATTGCAAAAGTTCGGATTCGCGAAGAGAGAATTCCTGCTGTTGGTGATAAATTTTGTTCTCGTTGTGGTCAGAAGGGTACAATCGGCCGTATTATTCCAGAGCGTGATATGCCTTTCACTGCCAATGGAATTCGTCCTGATATTATTGTTAATCCACACGCTTTCCCAAGTCGTATGACAATCGGTCAGCTTGTTGAAGTTATTGTTGCGAAAGCAGGTGTTAACTACGGTGCCTTTGGTGACTGCACAGCATTTTTGAACCTTGGTCCAAAAGAAGAAGTTTTTGGGCGACTTTTAACAGATGTTGGATATAATAAAACAGGTAATGAGATTTTATACAATGGATTAACAGGTGAGCAGTTAGAAGCTGATATTTTCATTGGTCCAACTTACTATATGCGTCTTAAACATATGGTTAAAGATAAGATAAATTATCGTGCACAGGGTCCTCGCACCATGTTGACACGTCAGACAGTTCAAGGTCGTGCTAATGATGGTGGTCTTCGTGTTGGAGAGATGGAACGTGATGGTGTTATAGCACATGGTGCCTCGAAATTTTTGGAAGAGTCTATGATGACTCGTGGTGATGAATACTTTATGGCTGTTTGCAATAATACAGGAACCATTGCTGTGTATAATGAGAGTAAGAATATCTTTTTGAGTCCAATGGCAGATGGTCCAATAAAATTTAATGGTGAGATTGATGAGAAATTGAGTGTTGTTAATATTTCGAAATATGGCCGTGATTTCAGTGTAGTTAGAGTGCCTTATTCTTTCAAGTTACTAATGCAAGAATTATTAACAATGAATATTCAAATGCGAGTGATTACAGAAGCAAACGTAGACCAGTTGACAAGTATGTCTTACTCTAATAATTTGACACTTTTATTAAAGGACGAAAAAATTACACCTAAAAACGTGCAAGAGATTAACGAAAAAATGCGCTCTATCAAGGCTGTTAAAGTGGCTCGTTCTCCTGATGAACCTGGTTACGGTTATCAACCAAGAAGTCCTGAGCCTGATTACAGCGAATATTATAAGCCAAGAAGTCCTGTTGAACCTGGTTATGGTTATCTACCATTTGAGCCACGGTCACCACCTTTTGAGCCACGGTCACCACCTTTTGAGCCACGGTCACCACCTTTTGAGCCACGGTCACCACCTTTTGAGCCACGGTCACCACCTTTTGAGCCACGGTCACCAGAAGGTTCGCCACCACGCGATTTAAGCTATTCACCACATTCACCAGAAGGTCTTCCACCACGCGATTTAAGCTATTCACCACACTCACCAGAAGGTCTTCCACCACGCGATTTAAGCTATTCACCACACTCACCAGAAGGTTCACCACCACCTGATGGAAGTCCAATGTTTGTGGGTGATATTACATATAAAATAGGTGATACTGTCAATTTATTCAAAGATGGATTTATTCCAAATCGAAAATGGGTAATTACTGCTATTGATGAACGTACAGGAAATTATACATTAGTAACAGATCATTTGGCTTATATACCTGATTTTGCCGTTTTATCTGATGATGGACGGACTGCTACTGTAATTGCTAATAAATTAGAATTAAAAAATATTGATATAGAATATATTCCAAATCCAGGCCCAAGAGAGCTAAGTTTTTCACCATTTTCTCCTGACTCCCCACCACCAAGTGATTTACCAGTTGACCCATATAACCTATATAATATACCAGTTTCTAGAAGAGAAATGATACCAGGACCAAGAACACCTAGTCCAACACCAACTAGTCCAACACCACCTCGTAAAGCAATGCCAAAATATGGTGCTGTTCCTCCTCCATCTTATACTACTACAACTGTGCAAGCACCTGCACCTGTTGCTGTTTCACCATCTCCTGAACCAGTGCCTGTTTCGCCTGACGAAGACCCATTCGCTCAGCCATATGATGTTAGGTCTCCATCTCCTATTGAAAAATATTTACCACCAGCTACAATGAATAGACCTATGGTGAAACCACCAAGTGGAGACGATTCACCTATTGATAAGTATTTACCCTCAGCAGGAAAGGAAATCAATATTTTAACAGACATTGCAGATGAAAAGAAAGAGGAGGAGAGTTCCCAAGAAGGTGAAAAAGATGAAAATAAAAAGGAAATTAAGATAAAATTGAATTGATTTAAATTAATATTATTATATCATATTAATTTAACTATGGCAGCCAAATATGGATATGGAATTGTTTCCAAACTTTTCAAATCAAGAACTATTTTGCTCGATCAGTTGAAAGAGCAAGGATACGACACATCGCAATATGAAAATTTCAGCATTAATGAGGTTAATATCATGGTAGAAAACGAACAGCAAGATATGCTAATGACAAATGAAAAAACTGGAACAAAAATTTATGTAAAATATTATATTGACAAGGCACTTAGACCACAAAACGTTCACGATTTCATTGATGATTTGTATCATTTAGAAAAAATGTTGACACCGCAAGATACGTTGACGATTATTGTAAAAGACAAACCCAATGATACTCTTGTTAACTTGGTGAAGAATTTGTATGCCAATGATGGTGTTTATATTACTTTGCTATATTTGGCACAGCTACAATTTAATATTATGGATCACGCTTATGTACCCGTTCATAAGCGCCTTACCAAAGAAGAATCTGATATGGTAAGAAAAACCTATAATATTCAACAGAATTCAAATATTCCTGAAATATCACGATTTGATCCAGTAGCACTTGTAATTGGACTTAAACCAGGCGATATGTGTCATATTATCCGACCAAGCCGTACTGCTGTCGAGGAGAATTATTATCGTATTTGTATTAATAAATAAATTAAATCTATACTTACTATAATATAACTAATAAGTATGGATTCTTTGGATGACGATTTTTCTTATTATTTAGATTTATATAAAGACAACTATATCGCATACGGGTTAGATGATAATGAAGAAAATAAAAAAATTTTGGATAAGGCAAAAAGAGGTTTAGAAACTACACACGATAAATTGTTTTTTAAAAAAACGAAATTGGACGAAGATAATAATTCTTTGCGAAAAAAAATAAATTCAATGAATAAAATAATTAAGCGAAATGAGAGAAAAAACAAAGAACTCACTGACATAACACAAGAATTTAAAAATAATGATGCAGGAGCAATTGAGCAGAATATAAATACGATGGAAGTTTATAAAAAAAGACGATTACAAACATTTCTCGAAGTGGGACTTATTTTACTAATTTTAATATTTGGATATATAAATGGAGACATCATTCAGGCAATTAGAAGCAAACTTCCAACGAAAACTAAATGAGTATCAAACAACTTATAAAGATTATATGGTGGCACTTAATCAAGAATTAGGAAATTATTGGAATGTTCAGGAGAATGTTACTGTTTCCAATAAAGATAAAAGTGCTATGATTCCTTATGTTCATATGCCAGATATTTCACAACAAGAATGTTTACACGCTTGTTCTAGTGACTCAAAATGTAATTATGTGCTTTTTTCTGATAGCGGAAATGGAGCTTGTGCAGCAAATCAATGTTTAAAATGGACCAAAGATGCAAAGGGATTAGTTAAGGATAGTGAAGAAGCGAAAACTTACAGTATTTATGTTGGAAGTTCAGCGACAAATCCTAAAATTGTAACACTTCCTAGTGATGGAATTAATGTGAGTCCAATACCTACAAATCCTCAGGACCCAAGTTGGAATAATAAATTTAGTACCAGTGTTTCTGGAAATCAACTTACTGTAACAAGACTCGACCGAGATATGGGATGGGGGCAGATTTTACAATTGAGTGGTACTCGCCCCGCATCAGAAGCCAATTTAATGCAGAACCCAGCATGCGCAAACGGACAAGGTCCAATGGAAACAAACTATACTTATGATGGATGGGAGAAACCAACATGGCAAGATTCTGCAAATACCACATTCATGGGAAATCCAGATACAGCTAATATGGATAACTGGAAATTATTGGGAAGTTCACAATCATTAACCGCTTGTAAAGAAATGTCGTATCAATCAGAAGATGGACCTTTCAATTCTGTTGTCTTTTATCCAAGTTCTGTTGAGGGTAAATGGAAAAATACTTGCTATGGAGGTGCGCCAAATACACAATTTGATAAATTTTCTATAAATGGAGTTTATAGTTCAATACCTCCATTAGGAAGCACAAATTTAGGAGGATTACCTCTTGCTAATTATGTTGTCAAACTCCGAAAATTAAATGATGATTTGAAAAATGATATTCAAGTTATGAAAGTAGAAATTAAAAAACTTAATAAAGAAGATATCAGAGACCAGAAGAAAATAGAACAAACACATAAAAACTTGATGAGCGATTATGCAAAATTGCAAAATGATAGCGTCGAGTTAGATGCTATAGAGGAGACACTTACAAGTCTTGATGCTAAATTAGGCATATTAGACCGCGTAACAACACGCGAGAAAATTATTTATATGGGTTCGGTTTTAGCCGTTCTCCTTGTTTTAGGTTTTATGATAAAAAGATATTCTTAATGTATATATAATAAGAATAATGGCGTTTGCTAATTTCTTTGTTTCAGAAGGTGAAATTACCAAACAATTTAAGGGGTGTTATAGAAATAGTGGAAAGGGTCCTGCTCCTGGTGACCGTGGCACAATTGGTGGCTCTTGGCAGCCTTCTCCTGTTTCAAATATTGTGCCATTTCCTCATCAAACAATTGAAGGGTTGTATATTTATCCCGCTCAAACGAGTGGTTGGATTAAAATGGTTGGAATGCAATATGGAGGTCCACAGGGGCCGGTGCGTGTCGATGGACGCGCTTATCAACCAGTTATTCCATTAAATGCGGAAAATGTGACAACTGCTTGGAATGGCGCACAAGATAAGGGAATAGAAAATGGTGAATATACATTAACAATTCAAAATGAAACTCCTAAAACGACAATTACTCAATGTATGAATAATGCCAGTAAAGACAATGTATCAGTTTTTAGTGTGAGTAATTTAGCTTCAAATAATATGGCTCAGTGTGTTACTGGAA